GGCGGCTATGAACGCTTGCAACGGACGTGAAGTTCCCCTTGACATCATCGAGAGAGGTCTGAAAGACGACGATTGGCGTGTAAGACAGGCGGCTATGAACGCTTGCAACGGACGTGAAGTTCCCCTTGACATCATCGAGAGAGGTCTGAAAGACGGCGATTGGCGTGTAAGACAGGCGGCTATGAACGCTTGCAACGGACGTGAAGTTCCCCTTGACATCATCGAGAGAGGTCTGAAAGACGACGATTGGCGTGTAAGACAGGCGGCTATGAAAATAGCTGGTGAAAGAGGATTACCAACAAGAATTATAGACCCACCTGAAAAGGTATACAAGAAGTGTCTAAATGGAGTGATAATAGTTGCTTCCATTCCTAAAGATGCTCATGTTAGAGGTTCATATAATAGCAAGTGCAGAGCTTCAAAGGCTATAATTACCGACATTATAGGCGATTTTTACGGACAGAAGATAGGTATATCTATATATGATTCAAACACTTGTTATGAAATCGGTGACGAAATCGAAATAGATAACTTTGATATGTCAGAAGATGAATGTGCTTCCGGCTTTCATTTCTTCTGTACCAAAGAACAGGCAGAAAAATATAATCTGTAATTTAACAGGCTTTAGCGGAGAGCCTTAAATCTCCGCTACTTATACACGATCTATCCGCATGAGGATTGAAAGTGTACTATTACATAAGAAGTAAACGGAACTGCAACTAATAGGAGGAATGAACTATGGAGAACATCAAGAACAAAGTATACAAAGTAAACATTGACAAGTCGGAAAAATGGCTTGACAAACAAAGAACTATGACAGACAATGACGGCTGGAAGCGGCAAATAGATTCGTTCATAGTAACGGGAATAACTGGATATTATGCTAATGTTCAGTTTAGAAAAGTTTGTGATGTGGTCTTTTCTGAAAAGGAAAACAGAAGAATATACAAAACTATCGGAATGTTTGAGAAAAGAAAAAAGGTCAAGTATGCAGATAATGGTGAAATGATAATCAACATTAGCGGATATGATTACACAATCGGAACTTATGAGAATGTGTAATAAGGAGTGACCCACAATGAGCATGGAACAGTTTATTAACGCTTTGATTGACCGTCTTGACGATGATGACGATGACGATTATGTATATGACGATGATGAGGAGGAAAACTCATAAACAAATACACAAAACTCTTTGCTGATTTTCTGCATACGATGGACTTTGGGCTTTGTAAGGAGCCTAATGGTTACGCTCTGATTGACTATCAGGGCGCATATTGGGGTGGTATAGCGGAAGATAGGTTTGATTCTGCGGAATCCATTGTGGATAGACTTGACATTTACATAGACGATTACTTCCTTGACGATTTAGAGGAAGAAGCCCCAAACTACGGAATTTCAGATGAAACGATAGTTGATATACTTGGCTTTACTGATTGGCTTGCATGGTTTGCAGAAAACAAAGACAAGGTAAAGTATCAAAAGTTTATCAACACTCATGGGTTTGAGTTTGAAGTCGCTGATCTTGTGGTTAATCATCTTGACGAGGTTTGTCTTGATGAAGTTGTGGATAAGGAGTGATTAACAATGACAGAACGTGAAAAGTATCTGATTAGACAGGGTATTATTCAGCTCTTGGATAATGCGTACACTGCATACAAGCTGGTTAATTGTAAGCCTGCGGAAAACGAGATCAACGTGTATATAAAAGAGTTACAAGAACTGCTGAATAAGATTTAAAAGGAGTGAATGAGAATGAAAATTAAAACATGGATAAAGTATTATGATAAAGTGAAAGTTAAAAGACATTATGAGTATATAGAACAAGAAGAATATGTTGCTTTCACCATATTTGAAACAACTCTTTCTGCTTTATCTATTGCTTTTGAGGATAATAGTTTTGAAGGACAAGGCAAAATTTACTATGATCCGACAACACGAACTCTTTGGAGAAAGGCAATAATAAGAGATATTTGTGTTGACGAAGGAGAGTTTGATACTCCGATTGCCGCTTTATCTTGGTGGAGAGAGCATGGAAGTTGGTTTTTTCCTCGTAAATGGCGTGATGGAGAATACCCGAATAAAGAAAAAATGATGGAAGCGATTCAAAAAGAAGAACAGATGTATTTATTAGTTGATGGCGAACTTTATATCAAGACTAAAACTCCGTTTTATTATATTACAACTTTTGGAACTGGAAATAATGATGGAACTGGTTTATTTGTTTCTTTTGCGAATCATCCAATAATCAATAACGAAACATCATTTAACGCTCTTAGTGGAGAAAAAGCTGTTGAAACGGCAAATCGAATTGCTAAAGAGCGTGGAGATACAAATGATATTGGAAGATTTAAGGCATATATAAAGGTTTATATGCCTGAGTTAATCGAATAAAACAGTTGTTTTAAGGATAATTGCATACAATATATAGTACAACCATGAATTTATAACACTATATATTGTATGCGATGAAAGGAGTTACATATGAAAAGAATTACAAAAAAGGAACGTGAACAGAACGCGAGAAATTTTTATCAGGTATTCAGCAATTATGAGACAAATAAGGCTTGTATAGTAGTGGAAAGAAATAATACTGGTCGTGTGCAATTTCTTGCTGTTATAAGTTCTATGTCAGACGATCCTGTTGTTATTGCGGAGGCAGTATGTCAGGGAATATCTGGATGCTGGAAAGAATTTATTGAAAGTGTTTGGGGTATACTAAAACAGACTTTGAATTATTATGATGATAACTTCAAAGATTGGATAATAGATCATTTGGGTTTTGCGATAACTTATTATGATGGATTTGTTTTTATTATTGAAAGGAGTGCTGATTTATGAAAGACATTATTAGGCGATTGCTTATTATGGCAAGTGAAGAACAGAATTTAGAACTTGCGGAAATAGCAAGTGATTTGATGGGAGAGCTTGCCAGCACATACAATGCTCCCTCAAATTGGCGTGATGTTCTTGACGAGCTGCATGAGGAATTTATAGATAATGAATGGCTCATGAACTCGGTGTATGAGTTTGAAATGTATTGAAAAGGAGTATTTGACATGAAAAGAGTAACTATTATGAGTGCGCCTACGCGAGAGGAACTTGAACAGATGATTAACGAATTCTATTACACTACTAACTGTATCATTTCCGATGACAACACAAGTGTTATCAATAAGAAAACTGGTAAGGTATGGAATAAGGATAACGGTTATGAAGTAAGACAGACAAAGCGCAGATGGGCTTTTGTCAAGTACGTGGATAGTGTTTGAAAGGAGTGTTGATTTATGAAATACTATAACAGTGACTTCGGACGTGAATGTCTGTATATGCCGCATACACCAATGAACGCAAAGGAATCCTATAATAAGCTCGTTTGTCTGCGTGAGCGTGATATGCGGAATGGTATGGAACGTTTCAATTGTAAGTTGAGTAAGCGGAGAGAACGCTTAATAAGAATGTATTGGGCTTTTAGAAAGGTGGAATCAGTATGAAAAATTATTACTTAGCGATCAATGTAGAAAAGAACGGTTTCAGGTCTGCGTATGTAGGTCAAGTTTCTGGAAGCGATAACTTAATACCTTACTGCGAAAAGCGGAAAAGGGAAGGTGCTAATGTTGTCATGATCTGTGAGTCAAGTAAACAGGCTAAACAGATTGTTAATGAATGGATAGAGACTTACAAAGAAGATGGTACATTTAAAATATTTCTGTGAGAATTGGAGCGTGATCTTATGACGGTTAAAGAGTTTCTTGAAATGTATGGTGGAGAGGAAATAAATCTCACGCTGTATGATGTGGGAAATAATGTGGAAATAGACACGACTTCTCACTACATGACACTTGATGATGGTCTGCACGAAGAATGGAAAACGGCAAAAGTTGAACGGTTTTACATAGATGACATAGATGCTATGACAATCAATGTTAAGAAAAAGAACTAACCTTGAACGTTCATACAATAGCGGAATACCACAACACATAAACCCTTACTGTCGGGGCTTTACAATACGGCAGACAACACCTACGCAAGTGCATGAGCTTGTATTGGTGTCCATTACATAATAAATACTCAATGAAAGGGGAGTGATTGAATGCTTTGGATAGTTGGTTTAGGGCTGTATTATTTGCTTGCCCTTCTCGAAGATGCGATCAGAAAAAACAGATAATGAATGAAAGGAATGATTATTTATGAGAACAAAGGTAGTTGTGTTTGTCAAGGGCGGTATTGTCACTGACGTTTATTCCAGTGATGAAAGACTGGACGTTGAGGTCATCGACTGTGACATTGATCCTGAGACAGACAAGGAAGAATACGAACTTATGGAAGAAGCCGCAAGGGGAGCGAATTATCTCCTTGACGTTGGTGATTTGACCGCTGTGTACTAAAAAACAAAATGACTATTTAAAAAACGGAGGAATTACATAATGAAAACTTTAGCAATGGTAAATGGAAACGACTTTAGAACAATGGTAAAGGCTGCACTTTCGGTGACAGTCAAGAGGTCTGCTAGTGGTATAGGAGAAAGTATACTGATAAAGGCTTGCGATAACGTTCTGTATGTATGCGGAAACACTTTAGATCAGATGTACAGAGGTCAGTGCAAGTGTGACTGTGACGGAATTTTTGAGGTTACAATCAACGAAAACACTGCTAAGAAAATAGTAAACATCAAAGGCAATAACGTTATTGTTACATATGATTCTGACGATGACAAGAAAATAAAGATTGCTGACGGTAAGAAAACAATGGAACTAGCTTGCTTTACTCCTTCGGATAATGATTTTAACTATGATAGTTATACTTGTGAGCTTGAAAAAGATAGAACAACAGTGTTCACAGTCGATGCGGAGGAACTTCTTGACGGAATAAAGACTGTTGCTCCGTTTAGGTCATTCATTGAAGCAAGACCTATTCTTCAAGGCTTTAATTTTAATGGTACAACAGGACACATTGAAACGATTGACGGATATAGAGCTATCCGCAAGTCGTGGAGAACTCTTGAAAAGCAGTCTGACTATAATATGACTGTTCAGCAGCAGCTTGAAAACATTAAGAACGTTTTTGATAAGTCTGGAAAAATAACTGTTGCTGTAACTACAGATAATAAGCTGACAGTCTTTACTAAAACCGATTATGGTGTGACTGCGGAATACGGAGTACGCAACTATGAGGGAAGTTTTCATCCGATTAAAGATAACATTCCTAAATCGTTCGCAACTGTCATCAAGGTTGACAACGCTGAGTTGACAGAGGTTGTAAAGGAATACAAGGGTTACGTCAATGCAAAATCTCCTGTGCCTATGTACATAGGGAGTCATAATGGAGAGCTTTACACGGCGGTATTCGCCAGTGACATAAAGACTTCTGATAAACTCATGGCTAAAATTGACGGAAATGCTGAGATGATAGGTGCATATAAGATCAGTTTTATTCTTGATAGTCTGAAAGTTTTCGGGAAGAATGAGATCTCTATTAGCTATAACAGTGAATTGACACCAATACTGATGACTAATGGAGAGTATGAGTGTCTTAATCTTCCGATAATAATGAACCCCGAAGATAAAGAAAAATTCAGGAATATGATCGCATAACCAATAACATCAATAGCAATACTTCTTATGCCGAGCGGTAGCGGCAAGGTCTATCGCAGAAAGAAATGAGGAATCAATAATGAAATTATACTATGTGAAATATCAGGATGACAAGGGAAACATGAAACAGAGCCAAACGCATAGTGATTTCGCAAAGGTGTTTGACGAATACGTGAGAATACTTAGTGAGTATAGCAAAGCTGGTGAATATAGACGATTACACGGTCTATATAGAACCACTAAGATTTGTACTATTATAAAGTGAATGGAGGAATGAGCGATGACAAATACAATAACAAGAACTGTTGCAGAAGGAATGGAAACGCTGAGTGTGGAAACTATCGAAGATTTTGCTGAGATCGTGCTGAACACTTACGCTGTTGACGATGACAAAACTAAGAATGAGGATAGCGTTTACTTCACATTTGACGAAGATTTGGAGTCTGAGCCTACTGGTTGGTTTGGAATCCAGATAATAAAAATATTTGACGGTGAAGCTCTTGCTATCGGCTATATGGGCGGTGGTGGAATAAAAACCTATTCGCTTAGTAATGATACATTTACAAAAGGTTATATTGCAAGCTGCATAAGGTCTTATTTATGGCAGGAATGCAGATCGGAGCAGGATAAAGTTGTAGTAAGCGTTATAAGAAAGGTGGAGTAACAATGACAGTTTATGAATTTATTAAACGTGAAGGCTCGGATTTTGATATATATGACAATGAGTTTGACAAGTGTGTAACTGTGTGCGCTCCTTATTACGGAGAGTTCAGAGATAATTCGGATATATTCGAGGACGAAATTCTGAAAAGAGTTCGACTGATAAGAAAGAAGAACGACTACGAAGCTGTGGCTGATTGGTCGGGATTCATAAAGTTTTACATAGACGAGTTTCAGAATTTTGCGAAGAAACATTGGTACAACGTTCCAGAGGACGAGGATTCTTTGGTGAGCGAATGGATAAAGGAACTGCATTTGTACTTTGCAGGCTATGTCAGCGTAGCTTTTTACAAGGTTTTGCTTGATGAATTGATCGAAAGACTTAAATAACATACGGATTTGATGTTGACTTTTTGTGCAAAATGTGGTATAATAAATGTGAAAGTGGCAACAATGCCGTTATAACTGAAAGGAGAATTAACTTATGAAAAGATAGTACAACGAAGAATACAACGAGTAGCAGCTGACCGGGGGCTACGAAGTCGCCGTTGAAGAGATCGGAAACTAACAACCTGAAAGGATGAATGATTATGGGAAACAATAGAGTTACAGTTATCGAATTATCGCGTAGACCTATACATCCAGAGACAACATATGTTGTTTTTGAGGACAGCAACAAAGCAAAAGAGTTCCTTGATGATATATCAAAGAATCCCCATTTGTTTAGAGTAGAGAAAATTCGTGAAAATATTGATGAACCGAAGTTTGGTTATATTCATGAGGTTTTCTATGATGTAAGTTTTGAAAAGTTAAGAACTGCATATTATGGTACAGGACAGTTCGGCGCAAGGTGATTTGTAAGGAGGATTACTATGGATAAAATGACTAAAGGAGATTGTATAAAGTATTGCGAAAACGCACTAGAGAATATGTGGAGAACATCTGGGAAACCAACAGACTTTAATAAGAGACATGAAGTATATGTACATTGTAAAGATGTATGTGAGAAGAATGGATATACAGGTGAATGCTTTGTGTCAATATGGAACACGGCAAGCAAGACCATACACGGTGAATAAAAGTTAGTTTTAATCAAATAAATATTTTCAGACTCCCTCTTGGATAAACCGAGAGGGAGTTTTTACATAATTATAGTCAATTGTAAATAATGTGTTAAATCGTGAATAACTGTTGATAGCCTATTGACTTTGACGGCACTTTGATGTATAATAATAGTATAAAAGCGTGAACGACTGTTAAAAACGTGATGTAATATAAACCTTTGTTGAAAGCGTGGTGATAATATGTTTGATGCAACTTTGGATAATAAATTTTTCTGCATAACTTCGATTTTGAAATTGCAGGAAAATGAAGAAATCTCTTTCAGACTTAATGAGCAGACCTACTTGTTTGCGGAACGAGAAGGAGATATTTTGAAAGTCGATGTTGACAGTGAAGATACAATCATTGATGCGTATGACCTTGAACTAACTGACATCAGAACCACCAGCGATACACTGGAAGATATTTTCGATGCTAATGTAAAGGGTGATATTACATACTCAGACATTTTTCGTACCTTTGAGGGTATACTTTTCTTAGGTGTTATGGTAACAATGATGATCGTTTTGGCATTGTTGTAATTTTTGTAATTTTTAGGAGGAATGACAATGAACAGTACAGCAAAAAATATTGAATTGAGTTCTCTTATTGAGATGACACGAAGAGAAGATAAGCCAAAAAAAGATAGACTGTCTATCAATATAGTATCGGAAGAAGAGTATTCAAAGGAACTTCATTCGGCAGATGCTTTGAAAGATGAATCGGATATAAATGATATGGTTTTGGAACTGTATAACAATAATGACATTGATACTTTGGCTTTCTTTATAGTCGGAATCAATACAGGTTATCGTCCAGTGGATATACTTGCTTGGCGTTGGAAGTTGATAGAGAACGCTGACGGCAGTTTAATGTCAGTATTTGCTATGCCTGAACACAAGACGGGTAAAACGACAATGGTTAATCTAAACGAGACTGTCAAATCTACACTGTCTTGGTACAAGAAACGTAAGAAAACGGCGGGTACTTTATTTTCTGATGACGATTTTGTATTCGTCAATGGAAAAAACCGCAGGAACAGTTTTGTTTTTCTTGAAAAGGAAAATGATAGGCTGTGGCATCAGGATAACGCTCACAAGAAAAAAGGGCTTATGTTTGCTTACTCAGAAAAAGGTTCTATCGTTTGTGATAAAAATGTTATTTTAAATGACACGGATGGATTTATTAAACTCCGCAAACCTATTGACACGGATAGCATTAGCAGACACTTAAAGGCTTGCGCCGAAACTGCTAATATTAAAGGTCATTATTCATCTTATACTATAAGACAGACCTTTTCTTATTGGTTCAGACAGGTTTTAAAACATGACAAATCTCTTGCTGACGTTGCGGATGAATATTTTAGTTCTATGCTGTTATCCAGTTATTTTCAGCACAGCAGTCTTAAACTAACTCAAACGCATTACATGAGAGATCAACAGGAGATTTTCTCGAAAGTCATTTCTCAAATGAATCTCGGAAAAGATGCTGTTGAATTAGTTATTGAAGCTGACAAAGAACTAATTTACGAGACAGGAACGCAGACTAGATTTTTCTGAAAGAGGTTTACTATGACAGTAGAAAAGGCAGTTAAACTTATCGGAAGAAAAGTCAGGTTTGTAAGTCCCAGACTTTATGTTGATTCATGGTTTACACTTTCAGAAATAATTGTAGGTGAGCGGAATAATCAATTGTGTTATTCTGCTCGTCTGATCGACCCAGTGACAGGACAATCGACAATACAATGTAGACTGTCGGAAATCTTAGACAGTTCATAAACAGAAAGGGAGTATCGGTTATGTCTAATATTATTTACAAAAATAGAGAACGCATATTGCAGACAATCGCAAATGATAGCACTATCAGTTACAGCGCAAAAGGTGTAATGTTGGAACTGTTGTTCATGGAAATGAACGCAAGCGTTAAAAGCCTTACTGAGTTGGCAACAACGGGACAGTATAAGGTCAATAGTTCGCTGAAAGAACTGGAAAATAATAATTATCTTGTTCGTGAAAAGGTTCGCAAGGCGAACGGAGTTCTTTCTAATTGCGTTTATCGCATTGAAGTTGAACATGATGTTGAACAGCTTGATACTAATGAACCACGTTATGATGAGCGTGATATGGCTGAGTCAAATATGGATTCTCCGATAGTGCAGAATTGCGTTAGTGATTACCCATGTTATGATTATCCATGTGTTGATTATCATGATGTGGCTGAAACCCCTGAAATTACGGAAGATATAGAAGATATAACTGAAACTATAACCGATAATAGATTTAATAATAATAATAATATAACTGATATAGATAAGATAGATAAAGATAATAAAAATAATAGTTATATCTCTTATAATCTATCATCTAATCTATCAGAATCTAATCTTAATCTTACTCAGTATGAGAATGATTATGACGAAGATTTGATGAAAGAAATGAAAGCAATAATCGCAGAAGTTACTTCACAGAAGTACAAGTGGACGAGAGTTTCGGGGAAGAGTATGCTTACAAGTACTGTAGCTAAACAGTTTGAAAAATTAAAGGAGAGTGATTTGAAATATGTGTGTGAATGTATGAACAGTTCTGCAACAACGATAAGGTCGATGAAGTCTTATCTTATAACAAGTTTGTATAATGCAGCAATGACTCAGGATAGCAGAGCATTGGCAGATAGGTTTAATAAGCGTGACAAACGTGGAAAAACGGTGTCTTATAATAGCAATTCAACAAGAGAGCAGACAGAACATTCATATTCAGTAGATGCTTGGCAGGATATGGCAATGAGCCTTGACCCTGCTACGTTAATGAAAAATTATAGCTAATTGTTAATTGGAGGAATTTTATGGCAAAAAATAATAAAAGAGATAGTCTCGGCGACCGAATGAAAACTTACGAGAACGTGACTCGCACACATTTAACACGCAGGACTCCTGTAATCATCAGACTGGATGGCTGTCATTTCCACACCTTTACACGAGGAATGGATAAGCCGTATGATGAAATACTTTGTAAGAGTATGCAGAACACAATGAAGTATCTTTGCGAAAACATTCAGAACTGCGTACTTGGATATACTCAGTCCGACGAAATAACACTTGTGTTGTGTGATTACAAGAAGATAACTACATCAGCATGGTTCGATGACAATATTCAAAAAATGTGTAGTGTATCGGCAAGTCTTGCAACATTGGCATTCAATCGAATATTCGCTGGAATTACACAGGACGCCATGTTTGATTGTTGCTACGATCCTAAAGCTGACAATATTGGTGATGAAGTTTTGCCGGAACGTCAAGACGATTATGAAAGATATAAAAAGTATGTGTCTACAAAAATAAATCAAGCCACTTTCGATTCTCGTGTATTTAATATTCCTAAAGAAGAAGTATGCAATTGCTTAATATGGAGACAGCAAGATGCTATAAGAAATTCTGTTCAAGGATTGGGTCAGAAACATTTTTCCCAGAGACAGCTTGAAGGAAAGAATTGTAGTCAGATTCAGGATATGCTCATGCTTGAAAAGGGAATAAATTGGAATGACGTACCGCCCAAATTTAAGCGTGGATCATGTTGTGTTAAAACTGATGACGGTTGGATAATTGACAACGAGATTCCTATTTTTACACAGGATAGGAGTTATATTGAAAGTAGGATAAAATTTGAGGAGGAATAACAAATGAGCAATATAATTCTGCTATTGTCAATGATATTCTTGCATATAGTAGACGATTATTATTTGCAAGGTATACTGGCACAGATGAAGCAAAAGCAGTGGTGGGCAGATAATGCGCCTAAAGAATTGTACAAGCATGATTACATCATGGCTCTGATCGAACACGCATTTTCGTGGACATTTATGATTCATGTTCCTTTGTTTTGGGCGCATCATTCCGACATGAACATATACTTATTCGCAATTCTGTTTGTGTCGAATTGGATTATTCACGCAGTAGTTGATAATGCTAAAGCAAATAAACTAATCATAAACTTGTGCCAAGATCAGATAGTACACATCATACAAATAATTGTATTGTGGATTTGCTATGTAAGATAAAGGAGAAATAAATATGTATCACAAGAAATTTATGGATATTGAAAGAATAAAGGAAAACAATTCGTCTTGTTTTCAGAAGGGAGACTTAATCTATATCGAAGAAAAAATTGATGGTGCAAATGCAGCCATTCGTTATGACGGGGAGACTGATTCCATTGTTGCACAAAGCAGAAAACAGATTCTAACCCCAACGAATACTCTCAGAGGATTCTTCGAGTTTACACAAGGGCTTGATATAAATAAGGTCAGAGACATTCTCGGAGACAATCTTTGCCTGTTCGGAGAATGGTTAGTATCTCATGCTGTTCCATATCCCGATGATAAATACGGTAACTTCTACGCTTACGATCTTTATGATTTAGACAGGGGTGAATATTTGCCGCAGGAAAAAGCCATTGAGATAGCAACAAAACTTGATTTAACTTATGTTCCGATCTTCTATACGGGGGAGTTTCAGTCGTGGGAACATTGCATAAGTTTTGTTGGAAAGACTGAACTCGGCGGCGAATATGGGGAAGGAATCGTTGTCAAGAATCAAACTCGTCTTAACGATTCTAATGGTCGTCAGCCGTTTTATCTGAAAATAGTTGGCGAGCAGTTTGTAGAAACGAAGGCACACAAGCATAATAAAATTAAGCAGACTGACGCAGACGTTCTCGCTAAACTCGAAGCAGACAAAGCACTTGCTGAAACTATTGTAACTGAGGCTCGTGTAAACAAGATACTTTTAAAATTGGTTGATGAGGGAATATTACCCGAAAACTGGGGCGCAAAAGAAATGGGTATTGTTGCAAAGAATCTTCCTCGTGAGGTTTATGCTGACTGTATAAAAGAAGAACCCGAAATAGTAAAGCAGATTGACAACTTTGGGAAGATAGCTAATTCGATAGCTATGGGAATAGCAAGGACTAAGATATAAAGGAGAATAAAAATGAACGATATTAAGCAGCTCGAAGAAAGAATCTCCCAGCTTACAGAACTTGTAAAGACTGGTAGCGAAGCAATCAAGAGTATGGAAGCTGCATTAAAAACAGCGGAAGAAGAACGAGACAGGCTTGCGGATCAGCGGAGAGAAAGTGAACCGAAGTTTGAGAGAGGGAGTAGATTTGAACCGTATTGGTCAATACAATTTGATAATGCGTTTATTGGTGGAGCCTCTGTTTGTAAAAGGATGGAACACGGAGAGAATTACTATGATGATATGACCAATTTTAGATATAATAATTACTTTAAAACTGTGCAACGTGCCGAAGAAATAGCCGATAAAATTAACTTTTTATTGAAGCTCGAACGACTTCATGATATATATTGTCCTGAGTATGTGCCTGACTGGAATAATGAAAGTACATGGAAACATTCTGTATACTTTAATTCAAAGAGCAAGCAATATTGTTATAACGGCACGTTATGTGGCGATCGTATTTGTGAAGTATATTTTCCTACGGGAGAAATAGCACAGAAAGTTTGCGATATTCTTAATGAAGAATTGGAGGAAAAGATATGATTTGGTGTATTATAGGAGTAACACTTTTTATTCTGGCTGTTGTATTTTATAACATAGCCAAAATATGTTATAACAACGAGTTGAATGATAAGAAAAGAATTGTAACGAGTGATTTTTTTGAGACTTTATCTATTATTTCTGGGATAATATCCTTTATAATAATCGCTACTTGTTCGGTGTTAATTCTACACGCAAATGCTGGCGGTAAATTTGAAGTTGAAGAAGCAAGAGACTGTCGTAATGTCTATATTATGTTACTTAAAGAAAACAAGGATATTACAGTGCAAAATCAGCTATATAAAGATATAGTAACATACAATGCAACCATAAGAAAAAAGAAACACTATAGTAAGTCTCTTTGGACTAACTGGTTTTATGCTAAGGGCTGGGATGAATTGGAGTATATAGAAATAAATAATTATAATATACAGGAGGAAAATGATGAATAGGCTAACACCCGAACGTCAACTAACTATTTTAGATCATATGGAAGAAATGTCGAAGAAACTGAACACCTTTCATCAGTGTACAGTTTATGATGACTTCTTAGAAGATTTGAAGTATGTAAAAGAGTTGGCTAAAAGGGATATAGGGTTGCCGATGTTAGCAGATATTGATAATCACGCTCAGATAATTAGGAGTTGTCCTAAGTGCCATGTAGGACTCTGGGACGTAATAAATACAAACTATTGCCATCATTGCGGACAGGCGTTGTATGATTTGGAGGAAATAAGTAATGGATAATACATTTATCAAAGTGTTTAATAGAATAGGTGACTCCATAAGTAAATTTGGAACTGTTCATTTGTCTGTGATTAGACGGGGTGAGATGAATAGATGGAATCACGACTTGGTTGCTGAGAGTGATGTTAAACCGGGAGAATCTTGGGACGTTCTTTATGTAAGGCTTCATGACAGTCTTAATAAACTTTCTTTTGATGATAAAGATTTGGTGAAGTGGATAACTATTAGTTTTGACGAAAAAGAATATAAGACCAATATAAGCGTATGTTTAAAGGCAAAAAATGAGTTGTGAGTTTGGTGATCGAAAAAACAACAAACAGGAGAGATAGTATATCAAAAATATAAAGGAGAGCATATATGAGCAAAAAAGCAAGGAAAATAAAAACAACTATACACAAAGTTTTGATAATCATAGCGATTTGTATACCGATCATTTCGTTTATTGGGCTTGGTATTTATAGCGTGTATGGCACAAAAGAAACAGTGACTATTACAGTAACAGATAAAGCGATCAAACGCTATAACAAATCCGACAAGTACATCATATACACTGACAATGAGACTTTTGAAATCACAGACGAATTTCTTCTTGGGCGATTTAATTCGTCGGATGATTACGGCAGTTTGAAAGTTGGCGAGACTTATACTGTGACAGTGAATGGTTGGCGAGTTCCTTTCCTGTCTTGGTATAGAAACATTATTGAGATAAATGAATGAAAGGAGATGTGTTTCATGAGCCTTACTCCATTCCATGGAGAATATCGTTATTATTCTGACCGCAGTATGCTCGTGTACGATCAGCCAATGACACTTGATACAGTTGGTGCGGGTGAACGGATTTGTTGCGGCAGACTTTATGGGGTAGTAAAAGCTTATAAATACAAGGGGAATAAACGAGTTACACTACAATTGATAGACGATGATGATATGGATTATTGTTGCTCAGTCAAAGTTAATGACGAAGATACTCAGCGTAGATTATTCTGTGAGACAGTCAACGTTTTAAGGGACTATCGTTTTTATAAAATTGATTGGGTGTGGGGATTCTGGAGTGACTTTCTACTTAATTCTGTGGATAAGATACTTATTGAACAGGGAGAATTTATTTGAGTAGATGAGAGAATGAAACGAGATTTTCATTGTGAGGATTGTAAGGAGTGAAGAATAATGAAAATAATGATTGATATACCGAAGGACTTTGAGGAGCATTTCAATCAAGATAAGTTTAAAGATAGTATAGGGCGTATTACTGCCGATGTTATATCTCAGGTTTATTCAGAGGATTCCATAAGTGGTAACTATGAAATTGAACTACTTGAAATGTTATCAGAGGTTTTTGAAAAGACTGAAAGTTTTCATTCTACTTGTATTCTTAAAGGTACACCTGTCTACAATGATGCGCCTGCAAAGTTATGTGTTGTTCCTACTAAAGAAATCTACAAGCTGCGTGATACATTGCAAAAATTATCTAATGATAAATGGGAGAGTTTTGAACGTAGTGGTTGTAGTGATAGATATTTACAAGGCAAGGCTCATGCTTATAGTATTGTAGTTGATATGATTGATGATTTACTGGAAGATAACTTAGGAGATGATACTAATGCGTGATCCGAATAGAATAGACGTAATTTGCGATCTGCTTAGAGATGTATGGAAACAGGTTCCCGATTGGAGGCTTGGTCAGTTGATCTTTAATCTCACAGGTAAGTACGATTGCTTTTATATGGAAGATGATACGTTGGAAGAAGCGTTAAAGCTAAATATGCAGAAAGATAATGTACAGAAAGATTCAGAGAACTTGGAGTGATTAAATGGCAAACATGGTATACTATAATATAAAATCCTGTCCTTTTTGTGGTGGCAAAGGAAAATTAGAAACCGTAGGAGATAATAAAAATCTCTACATAATACGCTGTCAAAATTGTCAGCAAACAGTAGCTAAGAACAGTGAAGCAAGGTCTACAATACTCGGCGCTATTGCTGTTTGGAATGGAAATAGTGAGAGAAAAAATAAATTAGCAAATGTTGTGACACTGTAAGGGGAAGGCGTTTCCCTTACCAACCCTCGCCTTTCCGACTTACGCGGAAAGAGGGTGTCTGAATAATCAAAAAGGGATAGGGCGAAAATGTAAAAAATGCTGTAATTACGTAAGGTTTTAAAAAAGTTGAACAATTATAATCGTCAACCACCCCGACCTACGCTTCGCTTAGAGGTGGGGGACTTCTTGCTCACGGCTCGTTAAACTATAAAAAACATAAACTATAATAAAAAGCAGGAGCTTTGTGGTTCCTGCTTTTGGTTTACTTATTGGAAAATATTTTGCATTGACTATCATCTTTGAACATGATATATTTATAAACAGAGAAAGAGCATACCCGAAGATACACTCTTTCTCAAAAAAAGGTTTAGAATTTAGGAGATGTCGATAAGTTATTTAAAATAGGTTATGTAAACTTTGAAGATGTGCTTTGATTTTGTTCTACCGATACAGCAAGAGCGTATGGAGAAACATTATTATTGTTTGTCGAACTGCTTTTATCATTTATTTTATATGAGCTGTTTATATCAGGCTCAATTATGATTAAGTCAAAATAAGGCAGTGAAGATAAGCCATATAATCTCTGGTATTGTCTTTCATGTAGTACAGAAATTCCCTTTTTATGATTGATGTATTTCAATAAATACTCAACGGAATCATTAACAATGGTATTGATATTTAGAACCATTTCCTTATATTCATCGGTATCAACGATTGCACCTTTTTCAAGATACTTTGTATCTTTGATTATGACCATTTTTGAATAATCAATTCCTGATCTATGGTGTTTACTTCTTTTGGACTTCTTAAAACTATAACCATTCTGGTGTCTCATGTCAGAACGAAAAGGCAGACAAATAAAATAATCTGTGTTTATGTCTACTAAAATACAGTTGTATCTTCTTGTGGGCTTTTCCAATATTTCAGGGTATTGGTTGTGTGGATAATCATTGTAGAATTTTGCAGAGAGTTTGTAAACCTCATAGTCAAAATTGTAGTTCATAGAATCATTCCTAATAAAAGAGTGAGGTCAACAAACGTCAACCTCACTCAAAGTAATTCATCGCTCGGTCAATTTTTATTTTACCGATGTGTCAGAACCGTCACACATCATCTACGCTCGGTCAATTTTTATTTTACCGATGTGTCAGAACCGTCACACATCATCATCAGCGATATAGTAAAGGTATTTCCTTACATTTTTATTATACACCAAAGTATATGATTTGTCAACTATTTTTAGAAAATATTTACAATTTGTTCATATTTATATAGGTAATGTATTGAAATCTTTTTCTATTTCAAGCACATTTCCATAAATATAAACTGGATTTTTTCGATGAAGTGCAAGAATTTTCTTGGCGTTATTGATAATTCTGCGCTCGTCTTTTAAAGGTAGTCTGATCGGATTGTCTTGATCGTCTGTGTACTGTTCTTTTATGTATTCATATCTTATAGGAACCATGTTCTGAATTAGAATAGCTTTCTTATGCCCCAACACATAAGAAAAATCAATAGTGTCGCACTTTTTATATTTTATAATTTTATGATTACGAATGGTTTCAAACTTTTCGACCTTGGAAGTGATAGGTATAAACCAAAACAATCCATTCTGAACAAAAGCGAACATATAAGGACGTTTTGGGTTAATCATTATTTCTCCATTGCTGTATTTTTCAGCGTATGATTTATCAATAAAGTAAAATTCTCCAGCAAACATGACTATTCACCTAAAAGAAAAGCCCTGCGAACAGGGCTTCAAATTAGCACATAGTAATTTATTAGTCGCGTACTATGATGCGACAAAACATTTAGCGCACGACAATTTATTAGTCGCTTATCGTGGTGCGACAACAGATAGAGTTTCCTCTTTCTAATATTTATTATACATTATAATCTACCAGTTGTCAATACTTTTAAAAAATATTTACAATTTATTCACAAAATTCATTATATTAAATTATTGGAATTATCAGTTTCCGAAATAGCTGCAACAGAATTGGGTATTGTGTATTGAGCATTATTAAAAAGAGTTATGTTTAATTTTTTTATTGCGCTATCAATATCAACACAATATTTTTCTCGTAAACCTTGCTCATATAATTCTAAATAATGCTGCATACCATGTATTATTTCTGTTAGTTTTTAATTAGCTATTTTTCTAATAGTTTCATAATACTTACTATCATCAATGTTGCACTTAGTATAATATTCACTTGTTATGGGAAACGCTTTTATATAGTGTAATCCATGACGATATTTCGGTTTGGTACTTGGACGAGGTGGCATTGAAAAATAAAATAATTTGTTTGCATTTGGTGGAATATTCGATCTGAATGGTACAGCAAAGTTTATTTTTGTTTCTTTATACGTTAATTTTAATATGAGTACATGAGGTCTACGATTTTTATTATGTAATAATTCTTGGTCATTTAGTAAATCGAACAGATCATCTGTCACAGAAATAATTTTCATATACGTTTCCCCTTATTATAGAATGAAGCCCTATGAAAATCATAGAGCTTCAATAATGAATGATATTCTAAATTCAAGTCCCGTCATTCGCGGAGACTAAACATCTAACATGAGCAATATTCTAAATTCAAGTCCCGTTGCTCTCGGAGACCAAACATACACATGAACAATATTCTCGCCGTTGTTCTCGGAAGGTGTATTCTTCCTAATATTAGTATACACTAATAACAGCAATTTGTCAACACTTTTCAATAGTTTTTCAGAAAATTTACAAATTATTCACATTTGTATTAGAATCGAAAAAACTCTTTTGTCAAGAATTATCATTATTGGAACTATTATCAGAACTCTCCTGCTCAATCTTCTCTGGCAGTTTACCAAGTTTACGTTGCTGCTCAACGTGATCGGTGAGAACCATTTCCATATAATTATTAAGACTTCGATGATCTTGTTTTGCAAGATATTCTAATTCGGATTTTAAAATTTTGGTAAGTGTAATTCCTGTGCGAGTTTTATGAGATGAGATTTGACCATGCGGCATTTAATCACTTCCTTTTATATTATATTATATCTTATAATGCAGATTGTGTCAAGTTGCTAATTGGTTGATGCTTAAAATTTACAAATTATTCACAACAATCATGTTCAGGGTTGTTGACAACCATGAGCAGATGTGCTATAATTATATCAATGAAAAACCTAAATCCCGAAAGGAGATAATAAAAATGGAAGCGACTGTACTGGTGAGAAATTCAATCGAATCACTTTATAATATGCACAATGATGGTGAAATGAATGACGATTATGCTTTACAACGTGATGGTGGACAGTGGAATCGGGGGCAGAAGAACGCTCTTATTGATAGTATGCTTAGAAATTTTGTTATACCTTCAATCTGGGTGATAGTGAATGACACTCCCACAGACCGAACTTGGACAATCATTGATGGTAAGCAGAGAACAAGTACAATATTTTCATTCATTGATGATGAGTGGAAATTGGCTAAGACCTTTGAGCCTGTTTATTACAAAGGAGAATTTTACGATGTAGCAGGAAAAAAGTTTTCCGAACTTGATAAAAAAATACAAACTCTCATATTGCATTATACTCTTGAAGTAATTCAGATCACTAATTATGATGAAGAACAACTTGAAGAACAGTTCCTTCGTCTGAACAGTGGCACTTCATTCAAGCCCACGCAGAAAGCGAAAGTGGCACTCGGAACTCAGATTGCTCCGAAGTTTGATGAAAAGATTCTTAATCTGCCTTTCTGGGATAGGTGCGCTCCTTCAATTGCAAACAGTAAAACAGATGCTAAACTTGGTGTAGCTTTGGAGTGCTTAATGCTGTTGACTGACTATGAAACTAAGTCTTATGGTTCGCCTGATATAATAAAGTTTGCTGAGTATTATAAGGATAATTACAAGGATTCAGACCTTGATGAACTTGCTCTGTTACTTAACAAGCTCGATGAATACTATCCTGCTGATGAAGAATGTGTATCTTATCTGAAAAAACTCCACATTCCAGCGTTAGTAATGTGCATGAAAGTATTCCTTAATATTCAAAGTGGAAAGCTGTTGTTCCATAATGTAGCTAAGTGCAGATTTAGTGAGGAAGAATTTGAGGAATGGCTTTACAAGTGGGTTACTAAAACGTATCAGAAAGAGTACACTGAAAAAGGTTGTAAGGAAGGTACTACTAAGAAAACGAAAGTTGAAGCGAGAGTAAACATCATTTGTCAAACTCTTATAAATGTGGTTGGTGACAAAATGTGTGATCTTGTGGAAGAAATCAAGGGTGACGATTTTGATTGGGAGAATGGTGATTATTCTTTCCTGAATGAGATCGAGAACGAAAGCAAAGAAGAAGAAGTCGAAACTGAAATAATAAGTGACGTTGATGTGACAAATGTTACTGATGATATAACAGACAATGACAGTGTAGTAAGTGATAGTGACACAGTTGGAGATGATAATAATGTGCAAACTAACGGAGAGAATGGAGATGAGCGTCATGAAGTTGTCGATAGACGAGATACAGATACCCGATATTTATGAGCGTATCTACAATGAACGTGACATTTCGGAACTTATAAACGCTCTCACTGAGGATAAAAACGATTATACTCCAATAGTGGTTGACACTAATAATAATGTCATAGCTGGCATTGATACTGTAAGAGCGTTTGCACAGCTTCATAACAATGGTGCTAAGGGCTTTGGAAAAATCAAAGCTACAAAGTGCAATTGCTCAAATGACGATGAAGTTATAGTAGAGATAATCAAGAACTACGATCATAGAGACTGTTCAAAGGAAGAACTTTGCAAAGCTGTTTATGTGTATTATGAAAGCTACCGCAAAGCATACCCAAAAGGTCATGATATGTATTTGACAGGAAAGCAATTGTTACCTTATCTCCCAAATATATTTTCAATCAAGAAAGACGATAGTAACAATTTGCTGTGTGCGAAATGTTACGAAGATTATATCTTAGTGGGTAGAAAAATGTGGGAACTGGAAGAACAGGGCAGAATAGATGATTTGGAATGCTTATACATTCTGTTGGATAACATTTCGGTGTCTACGATAAGGCGCAACGGATTCGTAAATCAGATTGACTCATGGACTGATAAAGAACGTGAGGAAATACGTAAACAGTATTCCTGTAAGGGTGAGTTCTATCGCAGAATCCATAGGATAAGTCAAAGATGTGCAACAATAAATGAAAATGATAGTCCTACACAGGAAGCAAAAACACTTCAAGATTATATTGATGATTTGCATGACGAAGAACGAGACAGAAGTTTAAACGATATAGACTTAGCTCGTTTATCCATTGACAATATCAGGAGTGCTATACTTTCGGTAAGTAATACTATCGAAGAAGAAAGTAAGCCAAAAATCACCATACAAAGTAAACAAATAGCTTGTCAACTTCTTGACGAGATTAAACAATTTGCCAATTACATCACTGACTATTTCGAGTTGTGATGTGACATAAAAATTTTAAAATTTTAGGAGGATTTACAAATGAAATCAGTAATCAAAGGAACTAAGGTAAGTGCAAAGTTCGATCCCTCTGGGACAAGACCCATTAAGAACGACACCACATCTAATGTCAACAGTGGAACTGAGACAACAGAACTCAACTTCCCTAAGAGCGATGACATGGAGATAAGAAAACTGCCTGCAAAAATGCTTCTAAGCGCACCTTATCAGAGGAACACAAAGGATAGTCGTATTAAGTCAATCATTCGCAAGTTCGACAAGAATAAGGTCAAGCCTATTGTAGTATCTAAGCGCAACGGTAAGTATTATGTGGTTGATGGACAGCATACTCTTACAGTTTTAAGAATGTTATTTGGAGAAGATTATATCGTTACAGCAAGAGTTCTCACAGGTCTTACTTATGATGATGAAGCTGCCTATTACAACGAGCAGTATGAAAACTGTGCCAAACTTACACCCGAAGAACACATGACTTCTCGTAAAGAATATGATAGCAAGGCAAAAGACATGATTAACGTTTGTGCAGATGCAGGCTATATACTTGCAACAAGCAAGAACTATGATAAGACAACCAGTAAAAGAAGAATCTTGTGTGTCAGCACTTTTGAAAAGGTATACGACCTTATAGGCTCAGAGAACACAAACGTAATGCTTAAACTCATGAAAGAAACTTGGAAAGATGATAAGGATTCAATCAGCGCAACGTTCATTGGTGGTATGGGTGAGTTCTTCCATCTTTACGGAGATAAGTTTGACAGAAATAAATTTGTAAAAGTCTTTTCCAAAAAGCCTGTTGCTGAAATCGTAAAGGCTTCTTACAGTGATAGTGCCGCATTCACCAAAACAGATAGAGTAGTTAGGGCAATCTGTGATGTTTACAATTATCGCAACAAGAATAAACTGCCTGACATTTCTTCCATAAAGTAACTAAAACGGTAAAAAGTTTCATAAAATTTCTGCGTTTTGACTAAAAAAGTGAACATCATTTAGTACAGAACGCAGAAATGATGTGAACTTTGCTTGACAATGAGTTCGCACGGGTGTATAATATCATCATAAAAGATGAATTTCAAAACATACAGAAACGAAAGGATTGATAAATAATGAAACTTAAAACGATTCACAAGGCTTTTATCAGGGAGTTTGATAATTCATACAGCGCAATTTTTAAACTGCCTGATGGAACTATCGTAGAAACAAACGGTACAAATGGCACAATTGGGAATGATTATAATTCATCTTACAGTGCTGTTTCGATGGGTGGAATCGGACACATGGTTTTTTACAAAGGTGATTATTCATCGGTTTTTCTCCCTGATATAGTCGGAACAATAATATACTTTGGTGACTTCTCATATAAGGTTACAAGCAAAACAGATTCAAGCAAAACTCTTGAAATATATAACGATCAGGTACTTTTAGCAACGGTTTACATTACTTACCATAATGGAAAGTACAAAAAGATAGGAAAAGATATACCAAATGAACTGGTTGATTCTATAAATAAGGAATATACTTTTAGACTGCCAGATGGACGAGTAATCATCGGTGTTGACACTCACGAATATGAACATTACCCGATATTGAAGTATATAATACAGAATATGAAAGAATCTGGTTGGTATAGATCACCTCATGCAAAGGAAAGACTTGAAGATAAGAACGTTCATGATGTGTTGGCGTTCATTGTGAATGAAGATTTTACAGATGGACTTAGACATCCGTTTGTTGGAGGAATTGATATAGGGTTATTGGACAGCAGAACAGGGGAGTACATTCTCGGGTTTGGGGAAATTGATGAACTTAGCGAGGAAAACAAAAACGTTATACATAGATACAAGGACAAGTATTTAGAAACGTTGCAGGAAGCTGAAAAACTTATAGTTCACACTTTAGATAGATTAGACAACAAACAGACAACCATAGGGGATTGTAGTTAAGCGTTCAATTTTGCAATCTCCTAAACAGAAAGGAAAATTGTTATGACTAACACTACAATTTCAACAAACGCTATGAACAGAACGAGTTTATCCTTTGCGGATTGTGAACGAGTTAAGCGAGGACAGGTGTATATCGCTGACTTAGGTCAGGGGTGTGGTTCTGAGCAGCAGGGAATTAGACCTGTCCTCATTGTTCAAAATGATAAAGGAAATTATTACAGTAATACAGTGCTTGTAGTTCCTATAACCTCTGCACATAAGAAGTCAATACCTACACACGTTTCCTTAATGAAAGGAACTGGTGGATTAACCAAAGATTCCACCCTTGTGGTCGAACAGATGCGTACCGTTGACAAAAGCAGACTTCGTAATTGCATTGGTGCGTTGCCTACGGAAATAATGAATGTTGTCAATGAAAAAATATTAGTTCAGGTCGGAATTTGCTGAATTATAACACAATTAACAAGCATTTAAAACATACTTTTTCATTATATAAAAGTCTATCTATAAACTGTTACTTATTTTGGTATATAATTATAAACAAGACTATAAGTATATACTTATATAATTGTGTAAGAATTATTGCCGACATTTTAACATGAAAGGTAGGCTTTTAAAAATGAAAATAATTTATGATAAAGAGTTGAAAGAAGATTTTATCAATAACTATTTGACAAAGGATCATCGAAAAAAACGAGCAGAAGCATTATTCAACATCTTTGCAGGATACGAAAAAGATAAGAAACGTAGCTTGTTGGACTTCAACGAGCAAGAGATTAACGAGGTATTCATTCAAGAAAACCGTGTGAGTTATGAATGCTATAGTAAAGACCGAAAACTCATAAACGAATTTAGAGTTTTTTGTAAAAGACCTCAATACAATTTATTGAACGAAAACGATATAAAAAAGGCAGTCATTGATTCGGGTAAGAGTAATTACGTGTTTGATCCTAATGAATTATATAATGAATTTAAAAAAGCTATTGCCGCATATGGTAAGAAGAGAGATTTCGATTATTCCAGCTATTTTTTGATTGCCGAAGTATATGGCTATCTTCTCTACTACGGTTGCAGCGATGAGCAGGCAACGAATATTTTTGCGAAGAACATAACGAACACATTTATATTGCCGAATGGTGTAAAGATAGACAATCAACTGATAAAAGATAAAATAATGCTCTTGGCAACTGCAACAACTTATGTAAGGGCTAACAATCAGAAAAAAGGAACGGTCAAGTCTTATAATGACCAATATTACATTCTAAAAAAAATGAATGTTAAAACGATAAAAAGAATGCTTAACAAATTAGCAAATATAAAACTTAATTCTTCAAATATAATACAAGCTGGGGAATTTTTTAGAGTGTTTGCAACAGAGGATATAAACAATAGCAAAACAAACTCTACGATCAGTTACAAAGAGATAGTCACTGCAACCATAAGCCATTTTACAATTGTAAATGAAGAAAGGTATCAATTGTGGAAAGAGCAGAAGATTAACGCTATGAACGCTCAGAACGATCAGAACAATAATTAACGTTTTTCGCTTTGTTACAGGTTATATCTTGTCACAAGTTATATCTTCAATATTTGTATGATGTTCACAAAAAGCGCCTGCTAAAATAGGTGCTTTTTGTACAATCATATAAAATCGTCAGTGACTGTTGAAAAGTACTTGACATACAGAATGAGTTGTGATATAATAATATATGTAAAGAGGACAGGATAAATATTTGATAAAACCTTTATTTTTTGGCTACTTACAGCGTGAGTGACTGTTGAAACTTTACAAAAAACCGAATTTTGACCTATACGATGATACTCCTTTCAACATCGTGTGCTGAGTGCGATGTAAAACAATACTCAGCATTTGCTCCCGTACTCCAATAGGCAGAGAGAGCGCACTTAAAATGCGTAAAGTCCGAGTTCGAGTCTCGGTGGGAGTATTCAAAAGAACAACAGCTCTAAGATCGAGAGTGACTTCGGTTAATGCGTTCTGATGAGTGGTAGCCGCCACTAATATAGGTTAGTCTATGTGTGCAATAGACGTGAGTGATAAGTCAATATGATTTGACAGCACACCTAAGCCTGTGATTGGTTAATCAGGTTCACTCATTGGGAAGTGGTGAAGTGGTTTTAACACACAGAGCTTTGACCTCTGCATGATTTATCTGTCGTGGGTTCAAATCCCACCTTCCCAGCTTTTCTCCAATTTACGATGATCTGCTTTCTGTTCATCGTGTACCTCCTATAATTTTTGTCTCGGTAAGTCTTTTGCTGTTGCGAACAGTAGTAGGACAGTCAAAAGATACTGCTGAGACAAAAGAAAATAATTCACAATCATATAAAAGAAAGGTCGTGACTGTTTTGTTCACAAGTGGTTTTCTTCGATGATGTAGGGTTGTAGGACAACCCGCCCCGAAAACCTACGCTCAATCTCAGACTGGCGGTTTGTGATGTACACACAGATAAGGCAGAATAAAAATAGAAATAACTGATCTAAATTTATTCGTAAAGGTTTGAGATTGAGTTTTGTTCACCGAGAATGTAGTGTAACGGTAACACACAGCGTTTGGGATGCTGAATAGCGGTTCGACTCCGACATTTTCGATTTGATTATATACAATATATAGATATGTAAATTGAAGCATATACTATATATTGTGTATGATAGGCATATAAAACTTAAATTTTATTTGACAAGGAGAAATAATTTATGACAACTGAAACTATGACGATTCACGAAGCACTGTCTGAGCTGAAAGTTCTCGACAAGAGAATTAAGAAGGAAATCTCAGAAGCCAAGTTTGCTGATTTTAACCAGCGTTGTAACACCAAGATAAACGGTATTGCAATTAACGATTATAAGACCACTATTCAGGCTAAGTATGCGAAGATAACTGATCTAATTAAACGTAGAACAGCTATCAAGAAAGCTGTAACCAATTCAAATGCAACAACTGTTGTAACAATAGGCGATGTTTCAATGACCGTAGCAGAAGCTATTGAATACAAGCGTAGTGGCATAGAGTTCAAGGAAATGCTTCTCAATAAAGTATCTGCTGATTACAATATAGCTACCAGAAATATTCACGCTATAAATGACACCATCTCTGATAAGGCAATATCATATGTTGAAAGAGCTTACGCTAACAAGGAGTCAGTTAATAAGGATGTAATCGAGAGTGCAAAGGCGAAGTTCATAGAGGATAATTCCCTTGACCTCATTGACCCCATTGGTTGCGAAAAGATCATCGAATCCCTTTCTACTGAAACCGATACATTTATGAGCAAGGTTGATGCTACTCTTAGTATAAGTAATGCTCTGACAAAGATTACAGTAGAGTATTGATGAGATAATGAGCTAATTTCATATTTCTATTTACTAACTGCACAACGAAAACTATAAATTAAAACCACCTTATTATACAGGGTAAGTATAATGCTATAATAATAGTTCTTAATGAAAAGGAATTATTAAGATTACTTCCAATGTAGCCGAATTGTAACAGGCGCATATCTGATAAATATGAGTATGTGGGTTAAAGTCCCACCATTGGGTGCAAAATTATTTAGATTAGATTCTGTAAAGTTTAACACTTAACGATTAAGAATTAAAGCTACAAAGCTGAAAGTTTATAGGCTTTTATTATGATTATGTGTAATTCATATCCTGTAAGAGCTGCCGAAGTTAAAGTTGAAATGTTACAGTTTACAGATTACAGTTTAGGAAAATCTTTGAGATTGGTTTTGCGAGTTGGTTTTGTTATCGTTTAGTTGTCCACAAAGCTGTTGTGTGGTTAGTGATTATGCGCTTATAGCTTAGTTGGTAAAGCACTTGACTTTTAATCAAGGGAGCATGGGTTCGAGTCCCATTAGGCGCATTAAAATGTTGGTATAGCCAAATGTCATAGGCGCAGTGTAAACACTGTTCTCGAAGTACAAGAGATTTATAGGTTCAAATCCTATTGCCAACACCAGCCGACTTGTCAATGTCGTTAAACTTGATAAGTGATAGCATCAGCTTGAAAGCAAGTGGATCAACTGTTGGTTCGATTCCCTTTGACACAAATTGGTAGTGTGACAGTCCATTTGAACAATGAGATTCCTCCTACGGCTCCTTCCGCAACGGGAGTTTTGCGTAAAAATGTAGAAGATATTTTGCGGAATGTCATTATACAAAGCTATCGTTGAGGATTGCCGATAGCATTTGCTCCCTTATCCCAAACGGCAGAGGAAACAGATTCAAAATCTGTAAAGTATGAGTTCAAGTCTCATAGGGGGCATTTAACGTTCCCGATAATACGTTACTTCGCTACCTAAAAGGTAAATCGGCACAAGAAAGGCGATGCTTATGACACAGCGCAAAATATGTGAGCGTCCGAATGAGTGTGTGGAAGATTGACAAATCATATTGACAGCTCGGAAAGACGAGCGTTTATGGCTACACTGGCTAAAGTATTATGGTCTGTATCAAATGCTTTTAGCTAATAATATAGATATTTTATTTTGGGAGAGAGTTTAGGTGACGATAAATATGATTGTGGTATAATAAAGAATATGTAAGATGAATGATTATTTGTAAATTTGAATTTAAAGATGATTTAAAATGAAAATAATAAGAGTGAGGGATTTTGATTATATGAAGAAAATTGAAAATAATGTTTATATCGCAGGAGTTCTTGTTGCTAATAACCTTGAAGAAAAGACAAGAGATGATGGCTCTGAATACATAGGTGGATCGATTGTACTTAGAACAGATGATGAATCAGAGCATGAGATTAGATTTTTTGCGGACAAGTACAAGAAGGATGCAAATAAGAATTATACTTCTGAGGAAAACAAGCTATATAAATCCTATGCTGAATTTATTGAAACAGCTAAAACTATTGCTGATGTTGCAGACAGTGACGAAAGACCTACCGTTGTGAGAATAACAGATGGTTCGTTTACAGCTAATGATTATGTTCCCGAAGGAAAGACTGATGTGGTTACTTCTAATGCGATCTGGGCGAGATTTATCAATGTAGTTCCTGAAAAGGATATTGATTCTACTCTTATGAAAGCAGAATTTAATGTTGCAGGAATCATTGAGAGCATTAAAGATGAAACGAAGAATGATACTCCTACCGGAAACAAGATTATTACATTTAATAATATTAGACAGACTTCCGCAAATGGAAAGTGGAACAAAGATGCTGAATTAGAAGTAGACAGTCTTATTCCTATTAAACTGACACTTCCGAGCGATCTTGTGGAAGGCTTTGCTCAGATAGGATATTATGAAGGTTGCTATACTAAGTTTGTCGGAAGGTTAATAAACACAACTAAAACTGAAAAGGTAGTCGAGAAGATGGCTCTTGGTAAGGATCATGTCAAAGAGTTTACAACATATGATAGAAAGTATCTTATCGAAGCTGCCGATGAACCTAAGAGTATTTACGATGTAGACCTTACAGATGAAATTGTTGAAGCTCTTATCAAGAAGAGAAAGATTCATCTTGACGATGTGAAAAATAATCGTAAAAATGGTTCTTCTAATAACACTTCTGAAAAGCCGAAGGTTTCTGGTAATCCTTTTGCAAAGGCAAACAAGAATCCATTTGCTAAGTAAGAAAGGTTGGTGACAACGAATGATAAATATTCTTGATATTCAGCCTAATAAGGTTTCTCACGATTTTAGTAGTTATCCTGTTATCTTTCTTGGTGAAACAGGAGATGGAAAAACTGATAGTATAAATAGATTTCTTACAAGTGTAGCACCAGAGGGCAAAGTGCCATTCTTTATAGCTCTTGAAGATGCTACTATGATAGTTCCGAATATTATTGCCGCAAGGGTACATGATGTAGCAGAACTTAGACAGGTTTATAATCAGTTAAAGAATCCTGCCGCCAAGAAAAAGTTTAGTTGTGTTGTTATTGATACTGCCGATAAATTTGAAGCTATGAACAAGTCACTTATTCAGAGTAAAAAGGAAGTTGACATTATCGAGGACATTGGATTTGCAAGAGGTAAGAAGTATCTTCGATCTGCAAATGGAATCGTGAACGACATTCGCAATCTTGGTTATCCAGTACATTTTACAGCGCAGCTTTATAAGACTACCGATTTTAGTACAAATCAGGTGATTTATAAAACGAAACTTGATGAAGCAACGACTCAACAGATGTATCACGATGCGTTTCTCGTAGGTTGTGTAACACTTGATAATAAGGCTAAAGACCCAATCACAAGCGATAGATACATTACTTTCAAGAAGTCGAACACATACCCTGATCTCAAAGATAAGTTTGGATTGCCTGAAAAGATGTATGTGTCAGAATTGAAGTCCAATCTTGAAAAGTTCTTTGATAGTAGATACGGCAAAGAAGAAATAACAGAAACTGCGTTAATAGAGGAAATTGTTGAAGAAGATTCTTTTGATGATATAAAGAAAAAGGCTAACGATTATGCTTTTATTCTTACAGAAAATAATCATCTTGACGAAGTTCTTCATATTCTTAGAACTGAAATTGGTGTGAATAAAGATGATTCACCCATAATGATTGACGATCTTAATTCACAGCAGTGTGATGTAGCAAAGGTTGTTCTTGTAAGACTTGAAGAACTCATTCAGAAGTACAATCTATCCTAAAATATAAAATCATGTCCACACAAATAACCGTAAATGATAGGGGTGGGGTCAAACCCTACTCCTATTTTTATATCAATTTAGGAGAAACAAAATAAATAGGAGGAAAATCATAATGGGGAAATCACTTTGTAAATTGTGTGGTGAGAAATTCCCAACAGAAACGATGACATTGTTTCATGGTAAAAAGTATTGTTCTTCCTGTATAGAGACTGCGAAATCCGATTATGAAATCAAATTGCAGGAAGTAACTGAACGTAGACTGCAACGAGAAAAGGAACTTGAAAATGACTATCAAAAATTGATAGACTACATTTGTGAACAATATGAACTTGATGCTCCAACAGGATTGATTCTTGGTCAGATTGCCAACTATAAAAAGAACTTCGGGTACGAATATCGCTGGATGGGTAATGCTCTTTGGTATGCTCATGAAATAAAAGGTATGGCTTTTATAGAAAAATATGGTGTAGCTTTAATCAAAACGTTTTATGATGAAGCAAAGAACTATACTGAGAATCTTGAAAAACAACAAGAACGTTTGGAAAATAAGTTGAAAGAACAGCTTGAAAATAAACACGAATCAGAAATAATAAAAACAAAAGTTATCCATAAGCTATCATCTACATCTCAAAGGAAAAAGAAAAAGATAAATTTGATAGATATTGATTCGTTGATGGGTGGTGAAGAATCATAGAATTTCGTGAACAAGTAGATACAAAAGCTATATTCTTACTATTGGGTTGTTATTGTAGAAACCCTCGATTGGTTTTAGATAAAAACTGTGAAACATTTGAGTTTGATTATCCTGAAAAGTTTCATAGGATCATATGGGGTGCAATTCTCAATCTTGCTAAGAAAGGTAATATTGAAAGTATAGATAGCTTTGAGATAGAAACAGAATTATCGTATTCTGTTGAAGCGTTAGAATGTTGGAAACAAAACGATGGTTGGAATTACATTGAGCAAGCCATTGAAATGGTAGAAGATAAGGTGGATAATGCCGCTTCATATAGAGATGATGTGCGTAAGTATTCAATTATTCGTAACGCCAATGAGCAATTCAAGTTCGACACTAACTTCATCTATAATGAAAAAGACAACGAGAAAAGTGAAAAATTCCAGTCGATGACTTCAAAAGATGTAATCAATGCTTTTAAGGATAGATTTTTGGATTTTGAAAATAAATTCTCTGCGTTAAATCAAGATGGTTATGCTTTTAAAGCTGGTGATAGAGTCAAAGAACTTATAGAATTATATAGTTCAAAAGATGATTCTTTTGGTTATCCTTTTCAATCTGCTTATCTTACCACTATTTTTAGAGGTATGCGACCAAAAAAATTTATAATAAGATCATCTATCTCTGGTGGAGGCAAGTCGAGAAATTCTATGGCAGATGCTATAAATATCGCAGCTACTACAATTTATGATTGGTCTAAAAAGGAATGGATTAGTATGGGTGAAGCAAAACCTGTATTGTTCATTTCAACAGAGCTTGAAGAAGATGAAATAGAAAGTTGTTTGTTGGCTCATATTTCGGGAGTTGATGAGGATAAATTGTCCTCGTGGGACGTGACGGAAGAAGAAATACGAGTGATAAATAAGTCAGCGGAAATAATGCAAAATTGTAGGTTGTTTGTTGAGTATATGCCTGACTTTACTATTGATACTATATCCAATACAATAGAAAAGTATGTGATAAACGAGAACATTGAATACTGTTTTTATGATTACATAAACGATTCTCCGTCGCTGTACTCTTACTTTTATGAAAAATCAAAAACACGATTAAGAACAGACCAGATATTGTTTATGTTTTCACAAGAATTAAAACTTATAGCGAATAAGTTTGATATATTTTTAGGTTCGTCTACACAGCTCAACGATAGTTACAAAGATGATATGAATAAAGATGCTTCTGCTCTGAAAGGTTCTAAGGCTATCATTGAAAAAGCGGATGGTGGTATACTTGCTCTTCCGGTAACTAAGAAAGATTTGAAAAAACTCGAACCTATTATGCACAGTTATGGTAGTTTTGGTGTAACCGAACCTAACATGGCTTACTATATTTTTAAAAACCGTGGCGGTAAATGGTATTCTGTTATTGTATGGACTAAGTTAAATTTAGGTACAATGAGAGAAAAAGACTGTTTTGTTACCAATTATAATTTTGAGTTAATCACTGATATTGAAAAAACGGAAGCAATATTTGATGATGTTGGCGAAGTAGGTCTTATAGATAAAGAAAATGAGATAAACGCCACTGAGGTTGCAGATCTTGTTTCAGAACTTAGCAAGAAATCAAATTCATAATTTGTGAGGTGAATCTTTTGACTGCCGAAGAATTAAAAGAACGAATCACAGAAGATGAAATTAGACTGCTGCTTGAAATAATGGGTGCTACATGGTTCTCTGAAAATGATACTTATTGGATAACTGATACTGTTTGTCACGGCGGCAATAAGCCTAAGTTGTATTATTATAAACTGACTAAAACTTTTCATTGTTATACCGAATGCGGTTCAATGGACATAATCGGTTTGGTTATGCACTATAAAGATTTTACATTGGATGAATTTCCAAAAGCTATTCAATGGATAAAGGTCAATCTCAAATGGCAAGACTATGTTTACGGTCAGTTTGGTAAACTAAATAACCCTAAAAATGAGAAATGTAGTGATTGGTCTTTTATAAATCGTTGGAGTAAAAAACGCAAGAAACAAAGAACAACTGATGAATTGATTCCTGAGTATGATGAGCGAATACTAAGAATTTTTTCAGAGCAATATAGTAGTTCGTGGATCAATGAAGGAATTTCGATTCAATCTATGAAAAAGTATAGTATCAAATATTGTACTTGGCAGCAGAAAATAATTATTCCTCATAGGGATAGATATGATAGATTGATCGGAGTAAGAGGTCGAAATGTTATCCCTGAGAATGAAGAAAATTTTGGTAAGTATTCCCCATTTAGACTCGGAGATTATTATTTTAGTCATCCTTTGGGAAAGAATTTATACGGTTTGAATTTCAATCTTGAAGCTATACAAAGAAAACATAAAATCATGCTTGTGGAGGGAGAAAAATCTGTTCTTCAAACTGATACCATGTTTGGCGAAGATAATTTTACCGTAGCTGTTTGTGGTTCTAATTTAAGTGAATGGCAACGCAAAACAATACTCAAACTTGACATCAATGAAGTGATTGTAGCTTTAGATAAACAATATCAAAAGGTTGATACAGAAGAATATGACTTATGGATAGAACATATCTTTAAGCATTTTATAAAACCATTAGCTGCTTATGTTAAAGTCACAGTTCTTTTAGATTCGGATGAGTTACTTGGATATAAAGATTCTCCCACTGATCGAGGGAAAGATACGTTGTTAAAGTTGATGGATAATAAAATATATGTTCCTGCGATTGGAGATTAGGTTTGATGAAAGATAAGGTGATGAAGTGTTTGATTATAAAATTGATGAAAATATAAATTTTGATAATAGTGTAGAATCAATTCTTGTTTCTAAAGGTGTTGAAGATACTGATTTCTTTTTAAAGCCAACTATAAAGTATAATGAATCTGTAAAGTCATTTCGGCATATGCGAGAGGCTGTGGATTTGTTTATGATGAAATTAAAAGAGGATCGTCCAAGAGTAGGTGTTGTGGTTGACTGTGATTGTGATGGTTATACTTCCGCAGCATTCATGATGAGTTATCTTTTAAGAATACAAAAAGAGTTTAAATCTGATTTAACATTGAAATATTACATACATGATCGTAAAATTCATGGACTCGAAGATGTTGTGAATGAGATTATTGATGCTAAACTTGATTTGCTCATTGTTCCTGACGCTGGTACTGGTAATGCAAAAGAATGTAATTCTTTAATTGATACTGGTTGTCAAGTAATTATATTAGATCATCACCCAATTGACCCAAAAGATAATAAAGCGATTATTATAAACAATCAACTTGAAGAAAATATAAAAGACAAAGCTATGACTGGTGTAGGAATAGTCTATAAATTTTGTAGGGCTGTTGATAATGAAATCGGTTGTAATTGGAGTAATGATTATTATGATTTGATTGCTGTTGGAATGATAGGTGATAAGTGTAATCTGTTTCAAAATCAATCTCGTTATTATGTTTTCCGAGGACTTGAAGAAATTTCTAAAGGGATAAGCAAAAATCTTTTTATTAAAGAACTTATTCAATCTCAGTCTTATTCTATGAGTAACAAAATTACTGTTAATGGAATTGCCTTTTATATTTGTCCCATGATTAACTCTTTGATAAGACTTGGTACAAGAGAAGAAAAACTTTTAATGTTTGAAGCGTTCTGTAATTCTGATAAAAAACTTGTGAGAAAAGTTCGTGGTAAAGGCGAAGTTGAAATGAGTATACAAGAGTATGTCAGACGAGCGTGTGAATCTACAAACAGAAAACAGAAAAGCATCACAGAAGAAAGTTCAGAAAAACTCAGTGAAGAAATCGCTGAGTATGGTTTGAATCAATATCCTATCTTAGTAGTAAACGCTGGCGAAGATGTGGATAGTAATTCAACAGGACTGATTGCGGGACGATTAGCTTCTATGTACAAAAAGCCTTGCTTGCTTTTAAGAGAGAATAATGGCGTTTGTAAGGGAAGTGGACGAGGTTATTTGAAGTGTGAACTGACAGATTTTAAGGCTTGGTGTAAGTCAACTGGGTTATTTTTTGGACTTGATGGACATGAAAATGCCTTTGGAGCGCAAATTTTCACTGATAAAACTGAACTTTTATTCGACTTGCTTTCACAAACTCCAGCGTTTGGTGACAACGTGTATACGGTTTGTGCTGATTATGAAGCTGAAAACTTCTCCGGTGACATTGTAAAGCATATTGCCAAGTACAATTATGTGTGGGGTTGTTCAGTAGATGAACCTTTGTTCGTTATAAAAGGTATTCCAATCAAGAAGTCACTGATTCAAAACTTAGGTAAAACTAATAATAGAATAATGTTTAAGTATAAAAACGTATCGTTTGTAAAGTTTAGTCGTAGTTCGTTACTCAAAGAATATAAGGAAATGTTTGATATAAAATCGGATGTAGTTGAATTTGACGTTGTTGGAATATTTGATATTTACGATGGTTCTGCACAAGTAAGAATTGAGGATTGGAATTTTAGACCCAGTAGTAAAAAAGTAGGATTCTTAATATAAGGTTGTGTAAAAATGAGTGAACAAAATAACATAAAAACATGGTGTTATGACTTTGAGGTTTATTCTAAAGTTCCTAATGGTGGTTGGTGGTGTGTTACTTTTATTGAATATCAATCCTTTATTGACTGGTGGTTAAACAAAAGCGAGCAAAAACCAATTGTTGTCACTGTTGTTAATGATCCTGCTAAACTTAGAGATTTTTATAATCAGTACAAAGATAATGTATTTGCTGGATATAACAGTAGAGCATACGATCAATTCTTATACAAAGGCATCATGAACGGTGGCAAAGCACCTGAAATAAACGATAAACTTATTGATGGTGGCAGAGGATTTCAAATTATAGGCAAAGCAAATAGTATTCCTTTGCAGAATTATGATTGTATTCTTCAAGATAAATCCTTAAAGCAACTTGAAGGTTTTATGGGAGATATGATTAAGGAAACAGATGTTGATTTTGACATTGACAGAGAACTTACAGAAGAAGAAATACAACAAATCATTGACTATAACATTCATGATGTAGAGGAAACTTGTAAAGTTCTTTATTATACTCATGGAGATTTTGAAGCGATAGTCACAATGATCGAAATGTTTGACTTAGACAAAAAGATGTTTAATAAAACAAAGGCACAGCTCACATCTTATGTATTAGGTGCAGTTCATAATCATACCCTCGATGATGAATTTGAAATAACAATTCCCGCAAATCTGCGTATGCCGAAAGAGTATCAATACATAGTCGATTGGTTCACTAACCCTATGAACAAGGCATATAAACTTCCATTGAAAGATGATTCCCACCAAGATAACAGACAGTTGCATACAATTGTTGCTAATGTTCCTCATGACTATGGTTATGGTGGCATTCATGGTTGTGATAATAATATTGTTGTGGAAGGCATACTGCTCATAGCTGATGTTGGTTCAGAATATCCAAGTTTGATGATAAATGAAAACTATTATTCGAGAAAATTAAAAGAACCTAAGAAATTCAAGGTCATTCGAGACAGACGATTGGAGCTTAAAGCTAAGAAAGACAAAAGACAACAACCATTAAAGATTTGCATCAATGGTGCATATGGAGTGCTTAAAGACCCTCATTCAGATTGCTATGATCCTCTTATGTCAAATAATGTGTGTATCTCAGGGCAGTTGTATATGACAGAACTTATTGCTAAACTCGGAGCAGTTGTTGGAGTTTCAATTTTGCAGTCGAATACCGATGGTGTTTATATGAAGTTGGATTCTATGGATATACTGGATAAAGTAAAACCCATACTCGATGAATGGCAGCAGAGAACAAAACTTGAACTTGAAGTAGATGTTTTTGAACATGGCAAACTTATTCAAAAAGATGTAAATAATTATATTCTCATTGACATGAACGATAAATCACATTATAAATCTAAAGGGGCGTATGTCAAGAAACTTTCTCCGATAGATAATGACTTGCCTATTATCAATAAAGCTCTGATCGAATATTTTGTCAATGATGTTCCTGTTGAAACGACCATAAACGAATGTAATGATCTGATTCAATTTCAAAAAATAATTAAACTATCGTCAAGTTATAGAAAAGTTCTTTATGGTAATGGAGAAGTTGTAAAGATTACGAATGGTAAGAAAGTTAAAAATAAAATCGTAGTCAAGAATGGCATTCCTCTAAGAGAAAAGGTTCATAGGGTATTCGCTTCAACTCGCCCTACTGACAAAGGGTTATACAAAATGCGAATGGAAAAGGGAGAAGAAACATTTGAAAAGATTTCTTATACTCCTGATAGATGTTTTATAAACAATGATGATATTCATGATTCACCTATCCCAGAGTATCTTGACAGGCAATACTATATTGATATGGCAAAGGATAGGATAAAACAATTTCTTGTTCCTGAACCAGTAGTAGAAGATAAAGTACCCGACATACTGTTTGATTGTATGCAGAAAAGTGGAACGTTCTATGAGTTTATGAAGAATGTAAAAAACAATCCTATACAAAATATCACAGACAATATGTTGAAACCTTATATTGAAGCCAATTGTTGTGAGCAATATGGTAAATCTAAGAGATTGTTAGCATTTGTTGATTATTTCAAATTATTTTATCAGAAAGAAAAGTTCAATATTTCATGGCTTGAAAAGAATGTAACTAATCAAACACTTAAAGATAAGATAATATCATTATCTGAATTATCAAAAACTGGAAAAACGTATACATCATTTAATTATGAAGTGTTTCTAAAATGGTTGTTTGATAGGATTCCAAATGAACATATAGATATTCATAGAATACTTGAAGCACAAATTTTAAAATTTCAAGAGTGCAGATACGTTAATCAATCACTGTCTAAAGATTTATACTTTGTGTTAAATGTAAGAAATGTGATCGCTCCTAACATTATAATTTATTCTATTGCAACTGGCGAATATAAATATGTCAAGGTTGATAAAAGAATCTTTAACATACTGCCTTTATATGGTGGTGATTTAATACAAGTGAAATCGTGGGGTAAAAAGTTCGGTGAAAAGATTGTTGGTAAAGATGATAAGGGAATTAACATAATAGAGGAAAATAAGGAAAAAGTTTATGATGTGATAATGAGTTATGACATAAATTATAGAAATACTAAATACAAAAATATAGCAAGTGAGGAAAGTTATTTTAGTAGTGATTATTAAAAGGTGGGATATTTTTGAGCAATGAACCAATTGTATTAAAATGTGAGATATTATTGGATAGAATCTTCTTTCCAAAGAATAAAAGTGTTGTGGAAAGTAATTCGTTTGCCATTTTTCAAGCGTCTGTAATAAAAAACATTGAATCGTGTCCTTTGAAAAAGATAAAACTAAAAGGTAATGTTCCTCGGTTAGAGTATGGTGAAAAGTATAAAGTTGAATGTGTTTTGGCTGAACACCATGAGCAGTATGGAGATACATACCAAATTCAATATATGAATAAGGTTCTTGATTTGAGTGATCCGAAAAAGCAGAGGAAATTTCTCAAAGGTTTTCTTAGTGAAAGCGTTGTAGAAAGTATTTTCTCAGTGTATGATGACGTTATTCCTTTACTTGAAAATCATGATATTGAATCGCTTTGTAAAATAAAGGGTATAAAGGAAATCAAAGCACAAAGAATTATAGATGAATATGAGGATTCAAAAGATTACTCGACAATGTTTATGGAACTTTCTGAGTATGGCTTAACAGATACAATGCTTAGAAAATTAAGAGAACACTATAAATCTCCTGATATAATAGTCGATGTGATAAAAAACAATCCTTATGACTTAGTAAATGTTGAGGGGATAGGTTTTAAAACTGCCGATAGCATAGCTATTAAGGGCGGTATGAGTTATACTGATCCTCAAAGAGCAAAAGGTTTTATAGTGAATTTTCTTACTGATGAGGGCGAAATGGGTAGAAGTTATGTATCTTACTCAGATATATTGACAGCAATATATGATACCTTAGAAGGTATTACAGACGAAGCCATACAGAAAGCGGCGCAGTTGCTTATAGATCAAAAGTCTATTATAGTTACCGATGATGGTGAATATGTAGCACTAAGAAAATATTATATGTTAGAAAAGGGAATCAAAGAAGAACTCATACGCCTTCATGTTGGTAATGTTGAAATTGTAGAACAAGAAGATGTTGAACCTTTTTCTTTTGATGAAGATGATCCTTTTGGTAGTGATTTTAATAATTCGTTTGTTAAGAAAGATTATTCTGTCAAGAAGTTTTCATATGACGGTTGGCAAGAAAAAGTAAAAGAAATTGAAGAACAACAAGGATTTGATTTTACAGATGAACAAATGCAAGGTATTGAAAAATCGGTAAATAATAACGTTGTTTGTATTACAGGCTCTGCCGGAACGGGTAAGACAAGTGTTGCTTTAGCAATTAGTAAACTTTGTGTGGGAGTAACGATCATTCAATGTGCGTTATCAGGTAAAGCTGCACTTCGTATTTCAGAAGTGACAGGACTTCCTGCCGCAACTATTCACAAAACGTTAGGTTGGAATCCTGAAATTCACAGATTTATGCACAACGAGTATGAAAAGTTGGAAGCTGATATGGTTATAATAGATGAAGCCACTATGATAAATGGTAGCTTGTTCTTAGCCTTATTAAAAGCTATTCCGACAGGAGCAAAAGTTATAATCTTGGGTGATGTTCAGCAGCTTACACCAATCGGAAATTGTCAAGTGTTTGCGGATATTCTCAATAGCGATGTTCTTCCGATAGTGAAACTTACAAAACCTCATAGACAAGCTATGAGAAGCGGCATTATACCGACTTCAATGAGCATTGCTCATCAAGAACAGATTTTCAACAATGACTATGAGGGTAACAAAATTCTTGGTGAGTTACAGGATATGGAGCTTGACATAAGAAAAGACAAACTTTTTATAAAGGATTTAATAATCAATCATTTTAAGACTGAATTAGAAAAGAATGATAATGATATAACAGAGGTTCAGGTTTGTATAGCTAAGAGAGTTCAAGGTGATTTGTCTTGTTATAGTATAAATAACGCTATTCAAGAGATATACAATCCTAAGTTTGTTCAAGGTAATGAAATTGTTATATACATGGGTAAGACCTCAGAGGGTGAGAAATTAGAATATCATATTCGCAGAAACGATAAAGTAATAAACGTTAAAAATAATTATGATGTAAAATCTATTGATAATACAAGCGTTTCAGTGTTTAATGGTAATATTGGAATCGTTAAAGAAATAAAAGACGATGGCGAAACAATTATAGATTTTATCGGTCTTGGAGAGGTAGTATTTACACAGAATGATTGTAAGAATCTTGAATTAGCCTACGCTTGCACCACTCATAAATTACAAGGTTCGCAGTTTAAATCTGTAATAGTTGGAATAGACAACAGCTCGTACATAATGAATAATGCAGAATGGTTATATACAGCTATTACAAGAGCGCAGAAATATTGCGTTCTTGTAGGTCAGACTGGTGCCGTAAGAAAAGCTATTCATACTAAAGAAGTTAATAATAAGCAGACGTTTCTTACTGCTCTGCTTAATAATCAAATGTAATACAGAAAGGAAAATGAATTATGGCAAGTTTATATGAATTAACAGGAAAGTATCTCGAACTCATGTATATGTTAGAGGACATGGAGATCCCAGACGATGTGATTCAAGACACTCTCGAAAGTTCAGAAGAAAGTATGGACATTGATTATAAGGCAGATTGTTATGGTCGCATTATCAGAAATCTTGAAAATGAAATCATCGGTATTGAAAGTGAACTTGACAGATTGGAGAAGCGAAAGACTACTTTCCAGAATCGAATCAAGTCATTAAAGAACAATCTTAAAACTACAATGGAGATAACTGGTAAAAAAAGAATCACAACCGATTTATTTACATTTAACATTCAGAAAAATGGTGGTAAGAGAAAACTCGATTTGTCTGTTCCCATTACCGATCTTCCTGAGAAGTTTAGGATAAAGCAACCCGATAAAGTTGATGGCGATGCTCTGAGAGAGTTTATAAATTCTCATGGAGAGGTTAAAGAAGATGGCTCTATTGTGAGTGAGTATGGTGTTATTCAGCCACAAGGGGAGTCGCTTAGAATTAAGTGAAATAAAACGTGACTTTAAAAGAGGGAAGTGGTAGTAGTTATGAACTATAAACGCATTGTATTTGATACTGCTAAACAGCACACAATAAATACCAATCAGTATGCAGATGCCATTCGAGATATAAACAGATTAAAGGAGACTGCTGATCGACTTAATCAAGAAATTTGCTCATTAAAAAAGATACTTTCTGACGTTCTTCTAATGGTCGAAGAATATGAGTTAGAAAATCTTTGCATCACAAACTATTCTGATTTAATTAAGTCGCTGATTAAGGATAAGTAAAGGAGTTGAAAGATAATAATGTTTCCTGAAAAAATAAATAATATTACTTATGATGAATTTCAAAGGATCACAAAAGCTATTAAGGAATATATGGAATTTTGTGATATTGTGTATGGAGCGAGCAATGAGTCACTTGATTTGTTTGAAACCGAACCAATGTTGAAAATGTTTCGTTATCTTATAAATATGACTGAAAAAGTATTAAATGACGAATTAGATACTTTTGATTACTTCATTTATGAACTTGACTTCGGTGATGAGTATAATGAAAAATGCGAATACGATACTGGTGATGGCATTGTTGAAACTCCATTTAGAACAGTACGGGACTTATGGTTGTACTTTGCGCTCGATAACAAAATAATTGATAAAGAAACATATTTAAAATTATTAGAAAATGAGGAATAATATAAATGTTTGGAATACAGTTTTATCCTACACCTTTATCACTTGTTGAAAAGATGTACAATAAAGTAAAATGGCACAAGGTTAAATCAATTCTTGAACCTTCTGCTGGTAAGGGTGACATAATAAAAGGGTTGAAAAACACGTTTATTAAAGAAGAAAAAGAGAAGTGTTCAAAGTACGATCTTTATGACAGGACTTCCAAATGGAATGTTTCAATTGACTGTGTAGAAATCGATCCTAATCTTGTAGCTATTCTTAAAGACGAAAGAATAAGTGGAACAATTCTAAATGCTTATAATGTTACACAAGCTGACTTCTTAACATGGGACACCTTTTCGAGATATGATTTAATTGCTATGAACCCACCTTTTATCGAGGGAGATAAGCATTTGCTCAAAGCAATAGAGTTATGCAGAACTGGCGGTCAGATTGTTTGTATTCTCAACGCTGAAACTTTAAGGAATCCTTATAGCAACATAAGACAAGACCTTGTAAATAAGTTAAATGAATATCACGCTGATATTGAATATTTACAAGATGAGTTCATTGACAGCGAACGTAAAACTGATGTAGAAATAGCTCTTGTTTATATTGATATTCCTACAATAGAGTATGATTACGATATGTTCACCAAAATGAATCGAGCGCAAGAATACAAGCCTAAGTATGATAGTATGAGCAACGATTATCAGCTTGCGACTAACGATGTAATTGCTAACGTTCTTAAACAGTACAATGACGAGTGTATTTTAGGATTGAGTTTAATTGACACGTTTGATAGGTTTGAAAATATCATTCCAAAAGGAGAACGTGACAACGCTTTGATTGGTATACACATAAATTCTCGTGATAGTGATAATGAAAAGTATTCAAAACACAACGCATTTCTTAGAGAACTTAGAGCTAAATACTGGAACATATTGTTTTCAAGCGATGCTATTGCTCCTATGCTCACACAGGCAACAAGAGATTATTTTCGAGCAAACTTAGAACAATTCAGAGCATTTGATTTTACTTTAAGCAACATTAAAGAAATTCAACTTGAACTTTCAAAACGTATGTCAACTAATATGGAAGATGCTATCTTAAAACAGTTCGATAAACTCACTTATAAAAACAGCATGAGTAACAGCAGTAACGTTCATTATTATAATGGTTGGTGTACAAATGATGCTTACAAATTAAATAAGAAAATCATTATTCCTTGCTATGGTGTATTCGATGCTCGGTATTGTAATAGTTGGGATCTGTGGAAAGCAGAAGAAAAACTTGATGAAATAGAAAAGATACTCATATTTTTAAATGGTGGCTTTACAGCAGAGCATAGAGTTGATTGGATCATTCGCAGCTATCAGAGCAGTAAGAACTATAACGGAGAAAAAATACATTGTGCTTTCTTTGATATTGAGTTCAAGAAAAAGGGAACTATTCATTTGTGGTTCACCAATGAAGAACTGTTAAAGAAATGGAATATCTTTGCAGGAAAGAAAAAGAATTTTCTTCCTAATGACTATGGTACTAAAACCTATAAAGATATGACTTCTGAGGAACAGAAAATTGTCAATGAATTTGAGGGTGAAAAGAGCTATGAAAAAACTGTAAGTAACCAGAATTATTATTTGGGTACTGTTTTACCGATGGCGTTGACAACTACTTCTAATAATATTAACAAATTGTAAAATCGTCAATGACTGTTGAAAAGTACTTGACAAAATGCTTATTGTGGTGTATAATATAATTACAGAGATAAAAGATGTAATTTTAGCGATATAGTGTAAATAGTGCAGTAATAACGTGAAATACCGTTTGTAAAAGTTTGTAAAATTTGGTCTTTTACAAACGCTTTACGTTATTACTGCACCATTTTAAAAAGATTATAGCGTGAGTTACTGTTGAAAATATCAATAAAGGTGGTGAAAAGTATGGTTCAAAGAACATTAAAGATACCTTGGAGACAAAAAATGAAACAGGAATTTTATCGAGATTTTATGGACATTTATTGGAGCGATGAATGCGATAACGGCTGTTCCGATAACGTTCCATTTTATAAAGAAGCAAGAAAAACATATGATAATGATGAGTTTTGGGAGGATTGTGAAATGATAAGCCGAATAATTAAAATTGAGTTTTACAAAGATATAAAGAACTTTGTGGATTTAGCAAGCAAGTATGGTGACGATCTGATTGTGAGAGGAAGAAATTATGAGTTTCCAGCCTGCTCACTAATGTCGGTGATGAGTTTAATTGACTTGTCTGACGGGGTGAAGATTCAATTTCCTGAATGTCAACTTGACAATATTCTTGAAGATTTCGGAAAGTGGATAGTGAACAATGATTAAACATGAATATCAATTGTATACAACACTATTTATTATTGGAACAGCGTTGCTTATAACAGCAAATGTAGCCACTAAAGTTGATAGTTCCAATGATGAAAAGAGTAGTGAAAGTTTTCAGAGTAATACTATTGACAGTGAAGAAAAAGCAGTTACATACTATTCATCTTCGTTAGTTGAATCGGAAAGGGTTAAATTTGAAGATTTAAAACCTTTGAAAACAGATGACGCTTCAATAACAGATTCTGAAAATGCTGTCACATTAACAAATTTATATTATAAAAATAATGCAAATGATAGCAATAATGAAGCTGATTTGCCTGAAACGATAATTCCTGATGAAGAAACGATATGCGATTCCATGGAAATTGATTCTGAATCTGAATCAGATTCTGGACAAGATGATTTTGAATCGCTCGCCATTCCATCGGGTGAAACCGATTGTTATGGGTTTATGGACTATCGGACATTGACAGATACGAGTAGCAAACAGTGGGAACTCCAACAGTCTGCGTGGACTGATTGGCAAGGATTCAGAAGAATAGGTAATGACTATTGCGTTGCGCTCGGAACATACTATGGCGAAATTGGTGACAGATTTATTGTCACTACCGACAAAGGAAACAGCTATTCTGTAATCATGAGTGATGCCAAAGGCTATGATGCTGTTAGTTATGATGGCTATAAAAGTTGGTATCATGTCTGCGGAGACGGCAGATTGAACGTGGTGGAATTTATATGCGATACAGACTGCCTTGATTCTTCTGCTTGGACAATGGGAGATTGTGGAGTACTTGACAATATAGGTGGCAATGTTGTAAGTATTGAAAGGATTGATTAAAAGTTGGAAAAGGTTAAATTGTCAGCAAATGTTCTTTTCTCAGGGTTAGGAAACCAAGAGCGAGGAATTATGAATACGGGATTGTTTGACCTAACAGTAAATTGTACTTCTGATATTGATAAAGATGTAATGGTTTCATATGCGGCTATACATAACGGTTTGACTAACGAAATGATCGAGAATTATTCCGATTATCCGAGTAGAGAACAAATGGCGCAAGACCTATTAGATAGAAATATAGGATTTGATTTCAAGAAGAACAAGCCTTACGATTGGAACAAGAAAACAAAAAGTAAAAGTAAGGAACTTGAAAAGTATTGGCTTGCTATGAAGTTATCCAACAATCTTGGAGACATAAGCAGTATTGAGGAATTACCTTATGCTGATTTATGGACAGTTTCGTGGCCATGCACGGATATTTCTGTCGCGGGAGCAATGAAGGGCTTATCAGAGGGTAGCGGAACAAGATCGTCATTGTTGTGGCAACAAGTTCGATTGTTAAGAAAAGCTGTTACCGATAATAAAGCTCCGAAGTATTTATTTTTTGAAAATGTCAAAAACTTAATTTCAAAGAAATTTATGCCTGATTTTCAGAAACTAATAGAGGTGCTTAATGAGCTTGATTATAATACCTATTACGAAGTTCTCAATGCTAAGAACTGCGGCGTTCCTCAAAATCGCGAAAGAGTATTTGGAATAGCAATTCGCAAGGATATAGACACAGGCAAAATGACCTTCCCAAAGCCTTTCGATAATGGTCTTAGACTCAAAGATGTTCTTGATGATGTAGTAGATGAAAAGTATTACATAAATAACGAAAAAGCTGACAAGTTAATTGATGAACTTGTTGCTAACGGAACTTTATCAGAGGAAGATTACCCTGTAGTTTCGAGAGGTAGATATACCGATGATAATTCTACTGAGCAGAATATTGAAGTAAGAACCGAAAGTGTCGCAAACGCATTGACTACTGTTCAAAAGGATAGTATGTGTTTAAAATGCAGCGCACCGAACAGGGTAAGTCGCTAAGAAAAGACTATGAAAGCGGCAAGATAAAGCATGGCTTTAATGATTATCGTGAGGCTGTTCCGAGAAATGATGGTATGACAAATACAATTTCTACTGTTCAAAAAGATAATCTTTTGATTGAGAGAGAGAGAGAGCAATTACAATCGACCTCACACTTAACGAACCAAGAGCAATTGACCGAGCAAACTGCATCAAGGCAAGATATGATGCAGGAATTTCAAATTTTAGACGAGACGGCACCGGTGTTGTTGAGTTCAACAACTAATCAGGGTGTGTTACTAAGTAATTATGCAACCCAGTTTAATAAGAAACTTGATTATGCAGCTACTTTAGAAGCAAGAGATTGGCGTGGTTTTGGAAATCAATCAATGACAGGAGTGATAACTATTGAATCTAAAACAGAAAAGCGAAACTCATAAACCCATGTTGATAGGCAGATTGATTCCTGATTCTAATAAAATTCATCAACACTCAGAAGTGTTGTCTGCGCTTGGAGTATCAGCGACTGTATTAAGTACTTATTATAAAAATCAACCTAAAATAATCGTTCTGTGTGATATGGAAGTGGGGGGGGATTTGTCCTACCATAATGGCAAGTGGTAATTGTTGTTTGTATAGAATTGAGAGGGTTAAGGATAACAATGACTAACAGAAGTAAACCTAATGTTCTTGGAACAATATATGACAGTCAATGTGAAAACGCCTTTAAAGCTGGACATGGAGCTGTATATGATCCACAGAATATAGCACCAACTTTAGTAACCGCAACGGGGGGGGGGCAATAAGCCAATGAGTATTGATAAGAAGAAATTTAGAATTAGAAAACTTACGCCAACAGAATGTTTAAGACTTATGAGTGTTTCAGATGAAGATATTCAGAAAGTGAAAAACATAGGAATGTCAGATACACAGATGTACAAACAAGCAGGAAATTCGCTCGTGAGTAACTGTGTTGAGTTAATATTTGAACACTTATATCGCAGTCAGTATAATCCTAATTACAAGTGTTCTGACGAAAATTTTCAGCAAGCGTGAATACTAAAAATAATAGTGTTCACGCAAATGAAATTGAAACAATGGGAAGCCTTGACAAACCTGAATGGATTGAATCAAGACATAGAGTTTATTCACAAGAAGGTATTTCTCCTACTCTGCATGGTATTGGCTGTGGTGGTAACACCGAATCAAAAATTGTTGTAATGGGTATGCTTGATATTAAAGGTAAAGAACAAATCCGTAGGGTGTATGATAAAGACTATCTTGCTCCTACTCTTAGCACAATGCAAGGGGGGGCGTGAGCCAAAAATAGTTGATGGTTAAATGATTTATAGTACAAATAATTGTACAGTTATTTAGCGAATATTTTAAAAATTGCTAAAATTTAGCTTTATTGTCCATAAAAATGGACAATAAACACCTATAAAATCGAGGTTTTATCATAAAGGGGATGGTTGATGATGAAAGATTATCTCGGTAATGAAATAAGCGTTGGTGACACGATCCTTTTCTCTGGCAGAAATTCTCGTGGCTATCGGGCTTCTTTTGAAGAATGTGTTGTAACGAAGTTCAAAGGAAATGCAAAAGTTTTGGTGGACACCTATTATGACGATTATCGTATGAGTGATAATGTAATCAACCTTACAGCTTTAGGGTTAAGACAACGTTCTGGATGGAATGAAGATAAATGGGATTGGGAGAAAGAAAACGCAATAGGAATTGAGAAAGGAAGTAATAATGCCGTTGAATAAAGGTTACTTAACGTCTAATAGAACAAGTTCGGGTGATGAAATGTACACACCTTTCTATGCCGTAGACCCTCTCCTTGAATTTCTCACAGACAAGTCCAAAATTATTTGGTGTCCATTCGATAAAGAATATTCCGCATTTGTTCAAGTCCTCACAGGGGGGGGGGGCATGAGAGTTGTTCACTCTCACATTGACGAAGGCAAAGATTTTTTCAAATGCGAACCCGATCATTGGGACATCATGATAAGCAACCCACCATTCAGTAAGAAAGATAAAGTTCTCGAAAGAGCGTTTGATTTCAATAAACCATTTGCCTTATTGCTCCCTTGCAATAGTATTCAAGGAAAGTCAAGGTTCAAGATATTTAATAATGAAATCCAAATGCTCTGCTTCGATTCAAGAGTCGGGTTCTTTATGAACGGTGATATGAAGCACGTTACTGAGGGAACAGCTTTTGGTTCAGCTTACTTTTGTAGAGATTTTCTGCCGAGTAAGCTGGAACTGAGAGAACTACATAAATACGAAAGGGCGTTAGTCGAATGAGTGGGAAAATAAAGTGAAGTGATAGCAAATGTATAAAAGCTATAAGTTTAGACTTTACCCTAATAAAGAACAGGAAATATTATTACAGAAAACTTTCGGTTGTGTGAGGTTTGTTTATAATCAATGTTTAGCTTATCGAATTGATAAGTATAAGAATGAGAATATTTCTTTATCTAAATTTGATATAGTGAATTATGTTAATAGAGTGTTAAAACAAGAATATTTATGGCTTAAAGAAGTTGATAAATTTTCTTTACAAAACGCGGTGAATAATCTTGATTCTGCTTATCAAAAGTTTTTTAAGGAACATACTGGATTTCCTAAATTCAAGAGCAAGAAGGTAAGTAAAAAGTCTTATAAAACTAATATAACTGGTACAAATATAGAAATAGACTTTGATAACCGCAAAATAAAACTCCCCAAATTCAAATGGGTTAAAGCTCATGGAATCCCTAACATAATGGGCAAGATAAAGTCAGCCACGATCAGTCAAACTTCAAGCGGTAAATATTATGTTTCAGTTCTTGTTGAAAAAGATGATGAACAACCTTTACCCAAAACCGGTTGTTCAGTAGGCATAGACTTAGGTTTAAAAGAATTTGCTATCACTTCTTATGGACAGAAGATACCCAATCCTAAATACCTCACAAAGTCTGAAAAGAAACTTGTTAAATTACAGAGACAACTATCTCGAAAGTCAAAGGGTAGTAAGAATCGTGATAAGGCAAGAGTGAGATTTGCGAGGGCTTGGGAGAAGGTTACTAATCAGAGGAAGGATTTCTTACAGAAGCTGAGTACAGAACTGATTAGGACTTATGATATTATCTGCTTAGAAGATTTACAAGTAAGTAATATGATGAAGAATCATAATCTTGCAAAATCTATCAGTGATGTTTCTTGGAGTGAGTTTGTTAGAATGTTGTATTACAAGGCTGAATGGTATGGTAAACAGGTGGTGCAAATTGATAAATTCTATCCAAGTTCGCAGTTGTGCAACTGCTGTGGCTATAAGAATACAGAGACTAAAGACTTGTCTGTAAGAGAGTGGATTTGTCCTAATTGTGGTGAGCATCATGATAGAGATGTAAATGCTGCTGTTAATATTCTTTATGAAGGATTAAGGGTAGCAGGATAAATAAGATAATGATAAAGTAGGGCAGGAACTGTCCGAACTTATACGCTTGTGGAGTTAGTAGGTTACGAGGACGAGGAAGCAAGAAGCTCATTGAGCTTTAGCTCGTGAGTAGTTCATAGACAAACCTACATGGAATAAATTCTATGCAGATGTGGTTTGCGAGATGGAGAAACGTAAAAAGAACAAATAGGAGATTAGGCTATGAATGCGCAACCATTTATAAACGAAGAGCATGGATATTATCGAATATCAAAAGATAATATTTCATTGTTAATAGATAATTATTGCCAAGAACTCGGTGATAACTTTATTGTGTACATTGATAAGAACAACGATTTTGACAACTTTTACAATGTAATAGAATCAATCATTTCTATATTAGAGAAAAGACGATTTGAATATAGAGTCGCAAATTTCCCTAATATTCGCTATATAGATTGGTTAATTCCAGAGCCGCCAAACAATAAAGAAGAAATTTATCGTCACAGAGATATTCAAATTCATTGGTATTCAAGTGAAAACCCAAATCCCTTACAGTTTAAAGGTAAGAAAGCAGCAAACATTCTTATGTCTGATAGTTTATTTAACGATTCTAATTTCCTATTATGGGTTTCGAGTGTTAATACACATTGCTTTAGAAATGTTAAATTCAAAACAGGTTTTAAAGAAATAGATGATAGAGAAGGAGATGAATAAATGCCAATCGACATTCATGATGCAGCTCGACTAAAAGAACTGCAAGTCTTGCCACTTGACCGCAAGATAGCAATTACACAAGCAAGAATTATAGAATGGTTCAATTTTTGGGAGGGTCAAGTTTATCTATCGTTCTCGGGCGGCAAGGACAGCACAGTTCTTCTTGACCTTGTAAAGAAAACTCTTGCCGCCATTGACCCTACGTTTGAACTTCCTGTTGTATTTAGCAACACAGGGCTTGAATATCCCGAAATTCAGAAATTCGCAAGAAGTAAGAACGCAACGTTTGTGACTCCTAAGATGAATTTTGTAAACGTCATAAGAAATTATGGTTATCCTTTAATCAGTAAAGAAGTTGCTAATGCTATTTATTATGCAAGAAGAATACGAAATAGCAATACCTCTGAGGGGGGGGCAGAGAGAGGATTCAAGGAAACGAAACACAGGAGAGAAGAACTACTCGACAAGCGTTACTACCAAATCCCCCCCCCCATCAGAGCAATTCAAGACAGCAATCAGAAAGAGACAAGAGTTGCTTGGCAGAAGAATCGACAACTGTAACAACAGTACAGACTCATGTAGTGCAGGAGAATTACAGACGAAAACAGCTCCTTGGGATTCTGGGTAGCTATGACGATGTTAAAGTTAAGTCAAAGTTTAACAAGAAGAAATGGTTGCCTTTGGTTTACACACCTTTTCTTATAAGTGGCAAATGTTGTGATGTTATGAAAAAATCTCCTATCGGTATTTATCAGAGAGCAAGTCATAACAAACCTTATCTTGGCACTATGGCAGAAGAAAGTCTTATGCGTAGACAATCATGGATAAGAACAGGTTGTAACGCTTTTGAGGGAAAGAAACCAAGTTCTCAGCCATTAAGTTTTTGGACTGAACAGGATATTCTTGAATACATAAGAAGATACAATATTCAAATATGTTCGGTTTATGGCGATATTGTAGAGAATGAAAAGGGATTGTTAGAAACAACTGGTGTAAGAAGGTCAGGTTGCATCTTCTGCCTACTAGGTGTCCATTTAGAAAAAGGCGAAACAAGAATACAAGCACTTGCAAGAACTCACCCAAAACAATATGACTTCTGTTTAAAAGGTGGAGAATGGATAGACAATCCCTATTATGATCCAAATGCTCCTGAGTACGATGGAGAATGGAAGAACTGGAATCCGAAAAAATTGTGGACAAGCAATTCTCATGGACTCGGATTGCGGTATGTGTTTGATTCAGTCAATGAAATTTATGGCGAGGACTTTTTGAGGTATAAAGTATAGTGAAAGGAGATAAAATGGCTGATAATAATAACAACAACAAGTCTACCCAATCAGGCGGTATAGGATTTTGTGGTTTGCTTACGATTGTGTTTATTGCACTTAAACTCTGTGGGGTCATAAAATGGTCTTGGTTATGGGTGCTTGCACCAATATGGATTCCCTTGGTGTTAGTCGTGGTGATATTATTGATTTACTTAATTGTAGACCATCATCTTAGAAATTAAGAAAGAACAGTAAGGAAGTGATATATACATATGACAAAATACAAGTTAGTTTGGTCTGATAAAGATTTAAATATTTTGCAGAAGATAGGCTCTACAATTTGCCTTTTCTTCAAGAGTATACGAGACTGGATAAAATATGTACAGTAAGGAGTTGGTAGAATTGCTCATGCCTGCACAGCTTTACAAAGAAGAACTTAAACGCAAGATGATTTCTTGTTGGTATGATCCGAAATATCAGTGGTATTTTGCAAACGACAGAAATGAGTTTGAGATACCCGACAACGCTTATTGGCGCAGAGACTTCGTTCACTTAAACAACGAAGGAGAAGTCGATGGTTATTTCACCTACAACTACGAAGATGGTAATAAGTCGCTCAGGAACTTTGGGCTTATAGGATTCAACGAGAACAACATACCTTTTCTAATTGACGTGCTTTCAAATATCAAAACCATGTTTGAGCATGGAGCGCAGCGAATGGAGTTCTTTGCATTTGCCGACAATCCTGCTATTAAACTGTACGATAGGTTTATTAAGAAGTTTGGTGGCAGAAAAGTTGGTACTCTGTGTAGAGTAGCTTGGTTCAACGGTAAGTATCATGATTCAGTGATCTATGAAGTATTAAGGGAGGATTTGAAAATTAAGGAGAGTGGTGTATGAAAGATAAAAAGACAAAACCATATGTTAAATCTCCCATGAATTATATAGGAAATAAGTATAAACTCTTAGACAAACTTTTTGAACATTTTCCAAAAGATACAGATTGTTTTGTTGATTTGTTTTGTGGTGGTTGTGATGTTGCAGTCAATTATGAATTGCCAAGCATAAAAATCACCTATGCGAATGACATAAATTATCATATAATAGAGCTTTATGAATATTTACAACGAAATGATATATGTGAGATAAGAGATTATATTCATTCACAAATTGTCAAATTTCAATTATGCAAAATGAACGAGCAAGGGTTTATAGAATATAGGAATTGGTATAACAAATCTAATAACAGAAGTCCGATTGATTTATTTCTTTTAACTTGTTATAGCTTTAATCGTCAAATTAGATTTAATAATAATCATGAGTATAATAGCTCTTTTGGTAAAGATAGATATTATTACAGAGAGATTTATGAAGATGGACTAATAGCATTCCATCAGTTATTAAATAATCATAACATCAATTTTTCAAAACAAGATTTCGTGGACTTTGATTACTCTATTCTTGATAAATACTCCAACAGTTTCATTTATTGTGATCCACCTTACAGACTTGGCTGTGCAGCTTATAATGATGGTAAGAGAGGTTTTAGAGGTTGGTCTGAAAATGATGATAGAACCTTGCTATATATTCTCAACGAACTAACTAATTATGGCACAAGATTCGCATTATCAAATGTTATCGAACATAAGGGCGAGACTAATGATATTCTAATCGAATGGATTAAGAAGTATGACTATAATCTAATTCCGATGAACTACAATTATGATAACTGTAATTATCAAGCTAAAAACAAAGAGTTTAAAACTAAAGAAGTGCTGATTACAAATTATTAAAAGAAAGTGAGTGATAAGAAATTAAATTATTTCAAGATAATTGTCTAAAAATAATAAAAAGTATTCCTAATAACAGTGTTGACCTTATCGTAACTGACCCCCCCTATCCAGTTACTTCCAGAGGAAACGCAGGAAATAGTGGTGGAATGTTACAATCAAAAGAATTTATGATAGGCAAAGTCTTTACCTATAACAATATAGATTGTGAATCTTATGCTCCTGAATTTTACAGAGTATTGAAAGATGGTTCACATTGTTATGTAATGTGCAATCATATCAACTTAATACATATGTTGAACGTGTTTACTCAAAATGGTTTCAAGTTTGTCAAAAGCCTTATTTGGAGCAAAGGTAATAAGATAATGGGACATTACTACATGAGTTCTTTTGAGTATATACTTTTCTTCCGAAAAGGCAAGGGTAAGAAAATAAACCATTGTGGAACTTCGGATATTCTTTCAATACCAAATAAAAAGACTAAGGGTGAGGATGGACAAAATCTTCACAATACTGAAAAGCCAGTTGAGTTAATGAAAATACTGATCGACAATTCATCTTTGGAAAATGAAATTGTACTTGACCCTTTTATGGGAATTGGCTCAACTGGAATTGCAGCTATTGAATTAAACCGTGATTTCATCGGTGTAGAAATTGACGAAAGCTATTTTGAGATTGCTCAAAAAAGAATTAAGAGAGGAATGTGATAACAAATGTATATAACACACGGACAACGCTTTATTGAACCTCACATTTTATATGTAGATACAGATGATATTTTTGTAGTGTACTTAGGTGCTGATGGACAAGCCCATATCGCTACAAAAACTTCGATGTTTGAAGTAAACAATGTATATGCTAACGCAGAATTTAGAGGAATCTCGCTCAGTGAAATAGCCATTAGAGCAAGGTGCATGATAGACAATGTGGAAGTTAGCAGACAAACTTTTGAAAAGGTAAGAGATTTATTACAAACAAATACAATCTATGGCGATGGTAAACGAGCAGATAGTGTTTATTTTGATGAATTTTATCATAATGAAAGGGAAAATGCGGATATGAGGACAATTTCTGATACGAGGACAAATTCTGAAAAGAGTATAGATTCAACAATTGAAGATTGTGAGAGACTAAGTACCGAGATACTTGCAAATTGGTATCTTGAAGCAATCACAAATAAATATGCTAGAAAGGACAATAACATGATTACAAATATTCCGAAGATAGTAGATTACAAATACATAGCAGAAAACGGAGTAACTATTATTAAATGGTCTGACAACACTTCTACAACAGTGACTTGTGACCCTAAAACAGCAGATCAGTACACAGGTTTTGTTACAGCTATTGCAAAGAAAGCCTTTGGTAACGGTGGCAAAATGCTCTCTGAATGGGACAGGCTTGTAATCAAACCTATTGAAGATGCTAAGAAAGCAGAAGAAAAAGCTAAGATTGAAGCAGAAAAGAAAGCAAAAGAAGATAAAATTCATGCAGAATCAAAGGCTAAGAGAGATGCTAAGAAAGCAAAGCGCAAAAAGCAGCGTGAGATTGAAAAACTTGCCAAGCAGATAGCTGATGAATACTATGCACAAGAACTCACCGAGGAAGCTGAAAAGTTAGCTATTGAAAAGTATGGTGTTCCAAAGAGTTATCTTGACGACTATGATTGTGATTGCTGTGACTGTGACTGCAAGGAGTTTGATGTAATGGACGATGAAACTATAACAGATTGACTAAACAGGGAGTTGATTTTATGAAAGCACGAATAGTTGATAACACTTCTACAAATGTGGCTAATAATACTTCTACAAACGGTATTCCAATAAAGCTGTTAAAAGATAAATCTTATGCCAAAGAATTTTGGGAATATCTTCGTAAGGCAAACCCTAACGAGAATTATGGTGATAGCTTTGACGAATGGTATGATAAACTCAAAACATTAAATTTTGTTCATAAAGTTCAAAGACTGGATTCAGTATATCTTAAACGCAAAGGCAACACTTAATAAAATATGAGGTAAATTGTTCCAATGGATAACATGAGAGAAGATAAAAGTATAAATCATCGTCAGTATGACAAAATAATTTATGTGGCAGGGAAGTTTCAGAATGTTGAAGCAAACAAGAAATATATAGAACTTTGTTGTAAGAAGTTCCGTGAGAAGTACGGTTCTTCGCATAACTTATATATCAATGGAGTTAGTCAATTCAGTTATCTCTATAAAGAAACTACTATGCAGGAGGGCATTACAATGTGTGTTCAGCTTTTAGGGTTGTGCGATGAATTGTGGTCTGTGGGAGAGTACGATGATTCCATAGGTACTAATTGTGAAATCGTAGCTGCGAAACTTATGGGGATTCCTATAAAAGAACACGCAGATAAAGGATTGTTTGACGAACATGAACTTGATTTTATGAAGATTGTCGATAGACCAAAAGGAGTGAACTAAAATGATTGATGTGGGTATTGCGTTCTGCTTTGGGCTTGTAGTGGGTGGGTTGATAGGTGTCGCTGTGATATGCTTGTGTGTAACAAGCAAAAAAGGTGAGATTAAATCGGACAAGTCATTTGACGATAACAGAAATGATGGTGACTGATTTATAAGGACTTGACGAAAGGGTGATGAAAGTTGATAGAATCAATAAAGGTAAAGAAAAGAGATGGACGTGTTGTTCCGTTCGATAGCAACAAAATAAGAAACGCTGTCCAAAAAGCATTTAAAGAAGTTGGAGTAGAAAACGATCAGAATGCCGCTGAATATATCGAAAGAAAGATCGTAAGCTATGTAAAAAGTGAATATTCGGACGATGACACTCCTATTGACATAGAAGAAATACAAGACTGGGTAGAAGATGCCCTTCTTGATTTCGATAGAAAGACAGCTAAAGCGTATATTACATATAGATATAAAAGAAAACTTGTGAGAGAAAGTAATACTACCGATAAAACCATTAAAGAATTGATTGATGGAACTAATGACTATTGGAACAATGAAAACTCTAATAAGAATCCCCGTAGAGCTACAGTACAAAGAGATTATATAGCTGGTGTGACAAGCACTGATATTACCAAACGATTTCTTTTGCCCGAAGATGTGAAGGAAGCAGACGAATTAGGCATACTTCATTTTCATGACCAAGATTATTTTGTTCAGCACATAAATAATTGTTGCTTAATAAATCTTGAAGATATGCTACAAAATGGTACTGTAATCAATGGTGTCATGATAGAAAAACCACATAGGTTAATTACTGCTATGACAATTGCTACTCAAATCATTACTGCCGTAACAAGCAGTCAATATGGTGGCGCAACCGTATCACTAACTGCACTTGCTCCGTTTGTACGAGATAGTTATAATAATTACCTTATTAAGTACACAGATCGTGGTTTTTCTGCTGATGACTGCGTTAAGTATGCTAAAGAAGATTTAAGAAAAGAAATTGAAGATGGAGTACAAACATTCAATTATCAATGTAATTCAATGTCTACCACTAATGGACAAGCACCATTTCTGAGTGTTTGTATGTATCTTGGTGAAACTGAGGAATACAAAGCGGAACTTGCTATGTTAATTGAAGAATTTTTAAATCAAAGAATAGTAGGTCTTAAAAATGAGGTAGGTGTATATGTAACACAAGCCTTTCCTAAATTGCTTTATGTTCTTGAAGAAGATAATATCAATGTATACGGCAAGTATTATTATCTTACAAGATTAGCTGCTAAATGTACAGCTAAGAGAATGGTTCCTGATTATATCTCGGAAAAGAAAATGCTCGAATACAAGGTTGACAAAAATGGCGATGGTCATTGCTACCCTTGTATGGGCTGCCGCTCATTCTTAACACCTTATATTGATGAACATGGCAATCCTAAATACTATGGGCGTTTTAATCAAGGCGTAGTTACACTTAATCTTGTAGACCTCGCACTTTCTTCTCATGGTGACATTGATGAATTTTGGAAACTCTTTGAAGAAAGAACCGAACTTTGCCATAAAGCACTAAGAGTTAGGCATGAAAGATTAAAAGGTACGTTATCTGATACAGCCCCTATAATGTGGCAAGATGGGGCATTAGGTCGTTTGTCTAAAGGTGAACCAATAGATCGACTCCTGTATGGCGGTTACTCTACTATATCCCTTGGATATGCTGGACTTTATGAGTGCGTAAAATACATGACTGGCGAAAGTCACTCTGGCGGCAAAGGCAAAGTCTTTGGTTTAGAAGTAATGCAACGGCTTAATGATAAATGTAAACTTTGGAAAGAGAATGAAAATATCGACTACTCACTTTATGGTACTCCCATAGAGTCGGCTACTTATAAATTTGCACAGAAACTTCAAAAGAGATTTGGAAAAGTAAAAGGTATAACAGACCGTGATTACATAACCAATAGTTACCATATTCCAGTTTTTGAAAAAATCAATCCTTTTGATAAACTTGCTATTGAAAGTGAGTTCCAAAGATTAAGTCCCGGTGGTGCTATCTCTTATATTGAGTGTTGCGATATGCAGAATAACATTAAAGGTGTAATAAAGATACTTAGATTTATTTATAACAATATTATGTACGCTGAATTAAATACCAAATCCGATTATTGTCAAGTCTGTGGTTATGATGGTGAAATAAAGATCATAGATGAAAACAATAAACTCATATGGGAATGTCCCAATTGTGGTAATAGAAATACAAGCAAGCTAAATGTTGCAAGACGTACCTGTGGATATATAGGAACTAACTTCTGGAATCAAGGCAGAACAGAAGAAATATTAGAGAGATACGTTCATCTTGACAATCATGATTCGGAGGAATAATTACATGAGATATGCAAGCATAAGGAATCTTGATGTAAGCAATGGAGATGGTATAGGCGTTGCTCTTTTTGTACAAGGTTGTAATCGACATTGTAAAAACTGTTTCAATCCTGAGACATGGGATTTCAATGGTGGAAAAGAATGGACTGATGAAGCACAAAATCAATTCATAGACTTAATTGATAGATCATATATCGAAAGAGTTACAATCTTAGGTGGCGAACCTCTCACAGACGAAAATCTTTCTGGTGTTTATAGTCTTGTTAATAAAATAAGAGACAAGTATATACTTGGTAAAACAATTTGGTTGTATACTGGTTATACCTTACACGATTCTGATTTTGGCGAAATAAATGGTTTGCGTATAAGCACTGAGGGAGATGTTTATTGGTATTACATAATACAAAACTGTGATATTATAGTTGACGGCGAATACATCGAAAAACTTAGAGACTTAACACTTCCATTCCGAGGTTCATCAAACCAAAGAATAATAGATGTACACAAGTCTCTTAAACAAAGAAGAATTGTATTGTGGGGTGATGCCAATGAATAATGCAACCCAAAATAAATGGAAGAACGCTGCTATCCCAGCAATATTTCTTCATATTTGTATAGGTTCTGTTTATAGTTTTTCATTATTCGCTAAACCGATTTCAGATTATATTGGGAAATCTCAATCACTTGTACAGTTTGCCTTTTCACTTGCGATTTTCTTCTTAGGAATATCCGCAGCTTTTGGTGGGGCTTTTGTAGAGAGAAACATTCACAGATCATCTTTGTTAAGTACGGTATGCTTTTGCGGTGGGCTTGCGCTCACTGCATTGGCAGTACATATTAAATCGTTGCCTTTACTCTACATTGGATATGGATTTATTGGTGGCATTGGACTCGGTTTAGGTTATCTTAGTCCAGTCAAAACTTTAATGCTTTGGTTTAAAGATAATAAAGGTCTTGCAACAGGAATTTCAGTTTGTGCTTTTGGGTTTGCTTCAACAGTAGCCTCACCAATAATTACATTCCTTTTAAATAGAGTTTCAATCTCAACAACGTTTTTGATTCTTGCAGGGCTTTATTTTATTCCTATGATGATAGGACACTTCTTATTACAGAAGCCAAAAGACTGGATCGAGCCAAAATCAAATGCTGATTTTAAAGCAACCACTATGTTAAAGGACAAGAAGTTTATAGCCATGTGGTTATTCTTCTTCCTAAATATAACTTGTGGTCTTGCACTTATTCCAATAGCAAGCCCAATGCTTACAGAACTTAATGTTAAGTCAGCATGGATTGCTTTAGTAGTAAGTATCATGGGTGTGTTCAATGGTTGTGGCAGATTGGTGTTTTCGGCGGTGTCGGATAAACTAAAGAAAAGAGTACATATATATTATTTAATTTTCTGTATCTCAATAGTGACTGTAATCTTATCTATAATCTCGCACAGATTTTCAATGATTGCGTTAATCATCATATCAGCTTGCTACGGAGCTGGTTTTAGTTGTATTGCTCCTTTGCTTGCAGACATTTATGATATGAAGAACATAAGCAAGATTCACGGTTTAATTCTTTCGGCTTGGGGCTGTGCTGGTCTTGTAGGCAATCAGCTTTCAATGTTTATTCATAGACACAGTGGGTCTTATATGACAGTGTTCTATTTTATTGGAACATTGTATTGCGTTGCATTGATTCTGAGTGCGATTGTTAAAAATGGTATAAAAAGTAATTGATTGTTAGTAGTGGTGGGTGGGAGGTAAATACAAATGAAGAATATTCATAAATCAAAAGTAGCAAAAGCATATCACAGGCACAACTTACTCTACAAATTGGAGTATTTGTTCTTTGTAATTTCAGTTCTAACTACTGTTTTAGTTGTTATCCCGATACTGGGAGGAGTAAGAGCTAACGGAGATATTTCAGAAATACAATTTGCAATTATATGTGTCAGTGTACTTTCGGTTGCTTTTCTCGTTGCAATTATTCCGAACTTGTATAACGACAGCTACACAGAAACCGAATTGTCCGACTTTCATTCATTTGCAATAAAATATTTTGCCAAGCAGAACAAGCGTAAATATAAACGCAGAGAAAGGAAGTATAAGAAATGGTTAATGTAAAGCCTTCACAAACTCCACCGATGCCCGAAGTTAAGCCACCAAAGACTCGTCCAACAGATTACGAGAAATTCAAAGAGCTATTCAAGGGAATCGGTTGTAAGTATCTTGTTTATCTCTACCCTGATCGTATTTATATTGAGATTGATCCAATATTAGCTGACGGCGATTTAGGTATAGAGTTTGACAGGCGAGGTAAGTTTAAGAGATTTGTGACGGGGTGAAGTAGATGAGCGAAATGAAAACAACATTTATAAAGAAAACAATTATAACTAAGTCGAAGAAGCAAACAATAGGTCAAAGAGTAGAGTTCGGATTTGATGCACCAATTGACTGGACACCGGGAAAAGGTGCTTGTTGGATTGATTGCCCGTTTTCGGTATGTACTTCTCTTGGACATAGGTGTAAAGCGTTAGTTAATAATCTGTGTCCATTTACGAAGAATGTAGAAACGTTTTATTACGATGACACAACAGATATAGAGAATAAAAAGTAATCGGAGGCGACTTATATAAACTTCTATAAAATACACCCTTGTCCCAAATGCAAAGGTAGGGGCAAAGCGAGATTCGTAAGTGAATCGCACTATCTATATCTGAGAGATGCTTACGTTATAGAGTGTAACGACTGCGGTTTTATAGCGGCTAATTATGATGAGGCTCGTTTCACTCTTTTGGGAGCAATCAGATTGTGGAATAAGAAATGTAAATTGAGTAAGGAGAGTGATTCCAATTAGCCACTTCCAGTTACAACAAGGCGATTGTCTTGAACTAATGAAAGAAATTCCGGACAAAAGTATTGATATGATTTTGTGTGATTTGCCTTATGGAGTGACGAATAATAAAAAAGATTGCTGTTTACCATTTGACAAGTTGTGGAATGAATATCATAGAATTGTTAAAGATGATACTCCGATAGTTCTATTTTCACAAGGAACATTCTTCATTGATTTAGTCAATAGTAATCGCAAAGAATTTCGTTATGATTTAATTTGGGACAAAGTTCTTAAAACTGGATTTCTTAATGCGAAAAGAATGCCATTGAGACAGCATGAACAGATAGCCGTGTTTTATAAAAAGTTGCCTACTTACAATCCCCAATTTACACAAGGCTCTCCATTACATAGCAAGGGTTCGGCATACAAAAATAAAACATTCACCAATAACAATTATGGAGATTTTTACATAACCGATGATGAACGACAGGGGAGTACAGAAAAATATCCTAATAGTATCTTAACATTTTCAAAGCCTCATCCGTCAACCTGTGTCCATCCGACTCAAAAGCCTGTCGATTTATTGGAATACTTAATTAAAACGTATACAAACAAGGGAGATTGGGTGTTAGATAATTGCATGGGAAGCGGTTCAACAGGGGTCGCTTGCGTAAATACCAACAGACACTTTATAGGCATGGAATTAAATGAAGAATATTTTGAGATAGCAAAGGAAAGAATATTCACAACACAAAAGGAGCGTGATTTCAATTAAATACATGGGTTCAAAGAGCAGAATAGCAAAATACATTGTTCCTATTTTGCAGAAAGAGATAGACGATAACAACATCAATGTTTACATAGAACCATTCTGTGGTGGTTGCTCGATTATAGATAAGATAAATTGCAGCAGAAAAATTGCCAATGACTATAATCCATATCTTATGGCACTTCTTAAACACGTTATTAGTGGGGGAGGATTACCTGAATCAGTTCCTAAAGAATTATATGATAGAGCAAGAGCGGTTTATTATAAAATTGAGAAAGCTCCGTGGCAAGAACAATACGAAATTCTTAATTCGTCAGAATTTGAATTGTGGGAATTAGGAGCGATAGGATTTCTTGCAAGTTATAATGCCCGTTTTTATGATGGCGGTTATGCTAAGTCAGGTTATGAAAAAACAAAAAACGGATTACGTTATCGAAATTATTATAGAGAAGCAAAAGACAATCTTCTAAGACAAGTTCCTAATTTAAAGGACATCGAATTTATGGTGGGCGATTATAGATGGTTTGACGGCTATGCAATCACCAATGAAAAGTACAAACCTTTAATTTATTGTGACCCACCCTATGCAAACACAAAACAATTCTCTAATTCCCAAAACTTTGACTATGATGACTTTTGGGAAACAATGAGAATTTGGAGCAGAAAATGTATAGTTTACATAAGCGAACTTCAAGCACCCGATGACTTTGAATGTATATGGGAACAAGAGGTAAGCAGAAGCATTAACGCATCTGATAAGAGCAGGGCGGTTGAAAAACTATTTAGATATAAAGGAGAATAACTATGACCGAAGGTAATAGCTTTATTGTTGATATAGACAATTGGTTTTCTAACGATCCAAGATTAAACGAATATCTTAAAACACACGATTCCATTTCTATAGGAAAAGAGCTTATATATAATGGCGAACGTAGACAAGGAGTGTTTACTTTTTATAAAGATCGCAGAGATCGTATGTGGACATTGACCGTTGAAAATGATGAACCGTTGACAATGGAGTTTTGGAGGGAAGAGAATGACTGATTATAAAAAACTATGTGGAATGTTGAGAGACATTGGATGTAAATTCTCAACAGGAAACAATTATATTGAGATACACCCTGACTCAATGATTACTTTTGGTGGTGTTTGTATAGACTTTTACGACGATGGTTCATTCAAGGGATTTGCTGCTTGTGAATGAAAGAAATATTTTATGAGGGATCAACATGATTAAAACACCAAAGAATGAAATTTTGTGGGTTCAGATATTCGATTCACAGGATAAGCTGACCCACGTTATAACCTCAGACCTACACCGAGAAGTATACAAACTCTATCAGGTCAACGGCGATAGCTTGACTTACACAAAATACAAGACGACAAATCCGCTGGATTTAGAAAAATACATACAGAGGTAATAATAATAATGATGAGTTTATATCTTGATAATTCAGCCACAACACCAGTGACAAGACCTGTGCTTGATGCCATGCTACCATATTTTTCTAGTATGTACGGCAATCCAAGTTCGTCTTACAAATATGGACGAATCGCTAAAGCGGCGATAAAGCAGGCGAGAGAACAGTTTGCAAAGGCGATCAATACCGAGCCTGAGCAGATTTTCTTTACAAGCGGAGCAACGGAAAGCAATAATCTTGTAAGGCGATTCTTTGGCAAGAATACTGTTTACGCTTCAATATACGAGCATCCATCAATGAGAGCAGGACATATCGTTTATGACAAAGAAAGTTATGAGAATCAGAAGCAAAAAATTTGTCATATGAGTGATACACTATTATCATGGCAGTATGTCAACAGTGAAACAGGAATGATATTCCCAATAAAAGAAATAGTGCAGATTACTCACATGAACAATGCTTATTTTCATTCCGACATGACAGCAGCTTTCGGCAAAGTTCCAATAGACGTTGAACATCTTGACGTTGACTTCGCTTCATTCAGCGGTCATAAGTTTCACGCTCCAAAAGGAATTGGGGTTCTCTATATAAAAGAACCGAAGAAATTCCATTCAGATATTATTGGTGGTGGACAAGAATCAAATCTCAGATCGGGAACAGAAAACGTTCCTGCGATAGTTGGAATAGGCAAAGCTGCGGAACTCTACAATTACAGCGAAGAAAAAGAAATGGCTTGCAAAATAATCAGAGACAAACTTATCACTCAGCTATGTGCCAAGATGCCATGTGATTTCAAGATTCTTGAAAATAAAAACTTCAACGTTCCAAGCATTTTGAATATTGCTATTCAAGGTATCGAGGGTGAAAGTGTTGCTCTTATTCTTGACAGCAAAGAGATATTCGTGTCAACTGGTTCTGCTTGTCACAGCAAAAGTCTTGAAGCAAGCCCAACAGTAAAGAGTTTCAACCTTCCAGAAGATTATGAACACGGAACTATAAGAATATCGTTTGACGAAACGTTCCGAGATGAAGATATTATTTATTTTGTAAATACGCTTGTGAGGACTTGCGAAATACTTACGAGTATAAAGAATTGATAAATGTAAAAGGAGAATGATTATGACTACCAAAATTAAATTTGCAAAAATAAACCCCTACGCAATTATTCCAACTAAGAGAAAGGAAGATGCTGGATATGACATATATCCATGTTTTAAGAAACCTTATATCGCTATAATGCCCCACGAGACAAAAATGATACCGACAGGTATTGCTTCTGCTTGTGACGAAGATTTTTGTTTTGTTCTTAAAGAACGTGGAAGTACTGGAACAAAAGGAATAGCTCAGAGATGTGGTATTATCGACAGCGGTTACAGAAACGAGTGGTTCGTGCCTGTAACAAATACTTCGGACAAGCTATTAGTTATTGGTGACGAAAATGAGATAGAAAGATTTAAAAACTACGATGTAATTTTTTATCCAACAACAAAAGCTATTTGCCAAGCTCTCGTAATTCCTGTTCCTGATAGTCTTGTTGAAGAAGTAAGTTATGATGAACTTGTTAAGATTGCTTCGGAACGTGGCATGGGGGCTTTGGGAAGTAGTAATAAGTAAAAGGAGAATACGTATGTATAAATGTGCTAATTGCGAGTACGTTTTTTCAGAACCCGAAATAGAAACCGAAGATTATGGGTATAACGTTGACTTAGGATTCCGTTCAGCGGTTCAGGAATTTGAGGTTTGCCCCGCTTGTGGTTCTGAGTGTTTTACAACAGCGGTATTATGTTATGAATGCGGGGAATACTTTTTTCAAGAAGAATTAGTTGATGGTTACATATGTGGAGATTGTTTTGAAAGGAGAACGAGTAATGATTAAGGTTGAATTGATCGCCAATACACCAAATCCAGAAGAAGTGATAGCAACAGCTGCGAAGCTGTGCTATTCGCCAACAGACATAAACACTTTAAGAGAGGGGCTTACACCTGAGAAATCAGCGGAGTTTGTAGAAAAATTGATGAACATGGGGCATGAAAGTCCTATCGAACACGTTAGCTTCACGTTTGCAATCGAGGGGATTTCACGCGCTTGTAGCCATCAGCTGGTAAGACATCGTATAGCAAGTTACTCACAGCAGTCTCAACGCTATGTGAATATGAACAACTTTGATTACATAACACCGCCTGCAATACTATCTGATGAAAAAGCAAATAATATTTACCAAGAACTAATAAAGCAAATCTCAAACGGGTATAATGAACTTGCAGACAGACTTACTACAATTCATGCGGCAAATCTTATGGAACATGAGGGGTTAGATTGTGAGAAAGCAATTGGGAAAGCTAAAAAGTTGGCTAACGAAGATGCTCGATACATATTACCAAACGCCTGTGAAACAAAGATAATTGTTACGATGAACGCTCGTTCGCTTTACAACTTCTTTGCTCATCGTTGTTGTAACAGAGCGCAGTGGGAGATACAAGAAGTCGCAGAGCAGATGTATAGAATCGTATACAAAATTGCTCCGACTTTATTTTCTCATGCAGGCGCAAGCTGTGTCGTAAACAACAGGTGTCCCGAAGGTGCAATGAGCTGTGGACATATGAGAGATATGCAGGAACGTTACAAAAGAATAAGAACAGAATGTAGAAAGGACGATTCTAATGACTAAAATACTGACTAACGAAAATAAAATGACCCTCAGCGAACTTAGAAAGTTTAAAGAAGAAACAGATAACATAAGAGAGTTCACCCGAACACTCGATAACGTAAATCATCCTTCACACTACACTGACGGCAAAATTGAAGTTATTGATTATATCGAAGATAAGAAACTGGGTTTCTGTCTTGGCAATGCTATTAAGTATATCAGCAGAGCAGGGAAGAAGAAGTCAGGAAATATGAGTGATAAGGAGAAAGAAATCAATGATCTCCGTAAGGCTGTGTGGTACATTGAAAGAAGAATAAAGGAATTGAACTCTGTCAATATTACTAACAATTGATAATAATGATCGGGGGTGATTTTATTACAAAAGACCAAGAAAAAATTATTAAAGAAGCTCATATGATTGCGCTCTCAAAAATGTTGCTTAAACAAGGCTTGATAGACAACAGAACTTATAATATGTTAGTTAAAAAGTTTACAAACTAACCGTAAACAAATTGACCGTAAAAAAATAGGAGTAAACATCTCGATAAAGAGGTGTTCGCTCCTATTTTTTTACGGTTATTGGTGTCTTGTGTTATAATGCAACTGTAATCAGATATTTTAAACAGTATTTTTGCCTGTATCTAAGTTCTCGTTTCACATTTGTTTCGTAAGATATTAAAGGTATTCCTATCTGATTATTGTTCGGTGAGCAGAATTGATTACCTTTTCTTTCTTGTATTGTACGCTGTTTAGGCATCATCTTCTTGAACGTGTGTCCAGAACTCCGTCCAAGACGTTTATATTCTACTTCCTCTGATCCAACTTTCAGACAGATTTCAAGATTCATACTTGAATTGTCTACAGGATAAACTATTATCTTGTCTATGATAAGTTCGCTAAAATAGTTGATGTAATCTTCATTTATTACATAACTTTCATTATCTTTCTGTAAAATTTTATGGAACAAAAGTTTTAACGAATGTATGGAACTAACAACATCGTCATCAGTATCTTCATCTTTTTTTCTGAACTCTGCGAGCTGTTTTTCTAATTCCTCTATCTCTGAAACCAATGAAGCATTACGGTCTTTAAACTCATTTTTATCTATTATATCATCCGCATACAAATCAAAGAGCTTGTCTTTCTTTCGTGTCAGTCTTTCAAGTTTTTGATTAACTGCATCAATGGCTGATTCCATAGTACCTACATCTGTTTTCACACTCTTCATAGCCTTGGTTTCATTATAAGTTTTTACAAATTCATCAAGATATGTGTCGATATTCGGTATTAACCTTGTTATCAATTCTCCGAGAATACTGTAAAGTTCCGATTCATAAATAGCTATCGTGGTGCAATAACAAGACTTACCACGCTTCTTTTCCCTACATATCCACTGATAAATAGACTTGTCTTTATGAAGCCTGTGACTGTAAGATGTTCTCCAAAAAGGGGTATTGTGAACTCCGCACATGATTTTTCCAGATAGTGGAGATGTCTTTTTAGCCGATCTATCAAGCTCTTTGACCTTATTACTTCTTTCTGTAAAAATAACGTTTGCCTTTTGCCACAATTCTTCTGAAACTATGGCAGGGACAATCTCTCCGCTTTCATCTTTAAAAATTACCCATTCATCAGGTGGTAAGAATTTTTGTTCTTTAGTTCTATAATCAATTATCTTAACTTTATTACCACAATAATAACCCTTATACTTAGGATTCTGAATTATTCCTGAAAGTGTATTGTGGTGGATTTTTTTTCCATTCCGATTTCTGTAACCTTTATCCCACAATAACTGTTCTATATATCGTAAACCGTACTCACCTGTGGCATACGTTTCAAAAATTAGACGAACCATTTCTGCTTCACGTTCATCAATAATCAATTTGCTATTAACTTTTGTGTAGCCGAATATTCGAGAGTTGCCAAGAACGTGTCCGCTCTCAATAGATTTCTTATGTCCAAACTTAACTCTTTCTGAAAGTTTTCTTACTTCATCTTGTGCCATGCTTGACATGATAGTTAAACGCAACTCACTGTCAGGATCGACTGTGCAAATATTATCCGTGTAAAAAAATACTCCAACACCATGTCTCAGTAAGTCTCTTGTGTAAGTCAAACTATCAATAGTGTTTCGAGCGAAACGACTTACTTCTTTGGTGAGAATTAGATCAAATTCACCATTATACGCATCATCTACCATTTGTTGAAACTGTTCCCTATTCTCTGCACTCTCCGCTCGAACTCTATCCGTATAAATTTTTATCAAACTCCAATTTTGATTTCTTTCTACCATTTCTTTGAAGTGTGAGATTTGATGTTCGACCGAACCATCTTGTTCTTCTTTCTGAGTCGAAACTCTAGCGTAAATAACAACCCTAAGTTGAAAATCTTCAATACGTTTTCGTTCAACACGCATTTGATTCATGATTTCATAAATATTCATTTATCAAACTCCTTGCAATCAGATAGCTACACAAATCCATTATTAGTGTAACATATTTGAAATAACTTGTCAAGTCAAAATTAAACATGATGAAAATCGTGTAAAAAAATAAGGGGCGTACATTTAGCAATAGCTATTTGTATGCCCCTATTTTTTATTTATTAGTTAGCAATGACTAATACTATAAATCATTTAATCCTTTCTGTTCGACTTTCTTGATTCCTTCTTCTCCAAAATACTGTTCAAGTTTTTCAGAAGCATCAATGTCCTTATACACTGACACCATCGCACTCCCACCATTTTTGCTCCAGCCGATGATTTCATTGATAACATCATCAGGAATATTATTTCTTGCAAGCGCAGTAACAAAATAGTGTCTCATTGAATGCCAATAGAACTTGGTCTCGATCCCTAACTTCTTTGATAATATTGTATTAAACATGTCGCCCCATGAATCAATTGTATTAGTTTCAACCTTTTCGTCAACGCATTTTCCCTCTCTGTCTATCTTCGGGAACAGCCATTCGCTTTCAATACCCAGTTCGTTCCTTTTGTCTATCCATAATTTAAGGTAAGGACTAAAAGGTTTCGCAAGCGTGTAAAGGTCAAGAAGTTTACCTCGTGAACCTCTGCCTTTTGTCACTACCTTTTCAGGTGTCTTATACAGCGAACCCCCACAAATCAAATTGCTGTCGTCAAAATAACTCACCTTAAATCTCGGCAATTCAGCTTTGCGCCTGCCACTATACATAGCAAGTGCAAGTAAGCAAGCCTTTTCAATACTCTGCCAATCGCCCTGTCCAACAAGATAATCAAGAAGCTGTTGAAGTTCTTCTTCTTTGAACACTGATTTGTCACGAACCGCTACGTTTTCGGGAGATTCAATTTTGCGAACAATAGGTCTGTAATCTTCATATTCATCGTCTAAAATATTTTCAATATAGTTTGACCATGAAGAAATCGTTGCCTTTACTGTTCGCAATCTTTTAGGCGACCAGCCCCACTCATTAAGAGCGTGTGACTGAAACTTTGCTATTTCTCTCTTAGTCAGATCAATGAAGAACTTGTTCTTGTTGTATTCCAAATTCCAACAGAGGAAAACTTTAAGATTAGCTTCGTACTGTTTGATCGTACTTGCAGCTTTGTCAACCGAGCGCAGATATTCGAGAAAGTCATTCATCAAATCTATGTTCTCAGAATTGACCTGTGCGAGTTTTTCGGGGGAAGTTATATTGTTGTAAACTGTTTTTCTGTTTGCCATTTATTTTCGCCCCCTCATTTATGTAAACCTTTGAGCATCGACTGCACGATTCACTGTCATTTCGGTAGCAGAAAGAATCCTGTTATAGTAACGTCCGCTGTAAACATTGCCTTCAAGCACTCGATCACTCACCGAACCGCAGCCTAAATAGATATAACCGCCTCTGTCTGTCATCCCGCTGGTATCATTGGGTATATTAGTAAAGGTATCAGCCAATTCGCCATTAACATATACGTAGGCTATTGCATTTGGAATGTCAACTACTACTGATATAGTAATCAAACGTCCCACAGGCCACGAATAGGAACTATGATTATGATACCATTCGCCGTTAATTGCCATATCAATTTTTCCGTAATTCATTGATGCTATGACAGTTGCAGAACTTATGTCATAACCATATGGCGCAAATTCAAGAAAACGCATATACTCGTTGTTGGTTGATGTGATTTTTGCACATACCTCAAACGTATAACCGTTTGAAAAATCAAGTCCTTCGCCGATTAACACCTGACTGCCGAACTTGCCGATGTCCTTGTCGGTGTAGTAGAACAAGCCGTTTTGAATGTACTCAGGAAGTGTACTACCACTGCCTTTTATAGCGATATTAGAAATATCAATCAACTCTCCGTCTTTGTAATACTTTACGCTCATTTTATCATCTCACTTTCCTTATAAATAAAAATCCTCCGCAGAGAGTTGATCTCCACGGAGAATAAAATACAATTTGTTGAACACTATATATTGTGTTCTTTGCGTTGGAAATGTACAATATATAGGTATGTAGTACCGATAAAAAGTTGGTTTTATGTCATCTCCTGTGTCCAATCTTCATTAACCATTTTGTAATCATCTATATCGCTCCACCCGCTCCAACTATTGTATTCTGTATACATTTGCGACGGCTTTGGTGTCCCGTCATAGTCGATAACCGTACTGCCATTATTTGTCGGTATGTTCACGCTTGCCTGCTCCATGCTGACCGTATCAGCGTAGTCACCAATCTTCATCAGCGGCTCGTTTACTATGCCTGTTTCGGGTTTTGCGAGGACATACCAAACTGTGACGGGTGTTCCTGCGGCGTACTGCTGTTGTAAGTAGGATTTGAAATCTGCTGCTGATGATATAGTTGTTTCACTGATGTATAGCTCAAAACCACCACCAGTATAGAAACAAAAATGTCCAACTTCAACTTCGTTTGAACCCGATGCCGTATTATTTTGCGACTGATAATGTGAACATATTGATGTTGTGATTCTTTGTTTAAGATAATCAGTGGGACAACCAGTAGATGCATTGATGTAGTAGCATCTTTGATTCTGTGCTCTTTTCCAATCTTCCTCCCCCGTCAGCACCAACCTCTTAATCCTTCTCGTCGTCTCCACTTCTCCGAGATAGATGTTAGTTACGGTGGAATTGCTGAGTATTGGGAGTTTGTACTGCCCTGCGTGAGCACCTGTGGTTTCGAGTTCGCCGCACCCAATCGGCATAATAGGATTCTCAGGCGTTGGCGTGCCTGTCTGGACGGTGTTTCCGTATATCCGATAATCAAGCAGTGAGTTCCCATCGGTGGTTATCGTTATTGGTAACGCTCCCGTGTATTCAGTAATTTTTGATGCAGTATACTTCTTTGCTTTTATTGGTTCCCATACTGTTTCGCCATTGACAGTTTTCTTAATTTTAAACCCCATTACTCCACCCCACTCCTATTGACCCATCGGGAATATCGGTATCTGTTGGTTCTGTGGAAGAAATATATAATCTTAATCCGTTCTTTAACTCAATATAATTAGCGTTTGATTTACTAATTCCGTTTGTGGCGATTTCAATAGGTTTCAATCGGTCATTGATTTCCTTTTTTGTATATCCACCACCGCCACCATAAGCAACGCCATTTCTAACAATTATTCCCATTATTCATCCACCTCCTCATAAGGCTCTCCAGTGATTTCCTCATATTCCTCTGCGGTAATCCAACCGTGAACTACCGCATCATGAACTTTACTTTTATTCCAAAGTCCAGAGTCATAATATCCCTTTACTTTTTTAAACTTTTTACTGTGTTGCATATCATCACTCCCCTTCGTCCTCATCCTCGCCACTATCCAGATCAATGTCATTCATCATAGCGAGATAGTCAAGGTTAGCCGCGTTTTGGGCTTCCAATTCATAGATCGGATAGTTTTCTTTAGGGATTTTCATTTCTTCCCATTTATAAAACTTCTCTTTTATTTGAGGATTTGTCTCATCTTCTCGCTCACATTCCACAATGTTTCTTCTGAGATACACCCACTTTTTAGAAGATATACTATCTATCGTTTTGGGTCTATCTCTTCCTTCTGAATAATACCAATTCATTATTTAACACCTCTGCTTTCTATTGTTAGCTTGCAACTTGTCATATTTTGAAATCTGTTTTCTCAACTTTTTGACACTTACATATTTTAAAACATGATTATAAAACCAGTTATGACAATCAGCATACTTACACAATCCTGCATACGTTACCATTTGTCTTGCATCATGCACGTTTACTTTTTTACCATTTTGTTTTTTCTTATAGATTCTCTTAGCTTTTCGTTGAGTCTTTAAAGCCACTTTTCTCCGTATACCTGTGTGCGTTCTATAAAACTTAAAACCAAGAAAATCAAGAAACTTACCTTTCTTCCTTCGACTGCGAATGCTATCCATAAAAAATATTTGCCAATTATCTTTTAGTTGTAAATGCAATTCCTTATTTAAATACTGTTCGATCTGTTCTTTTATCTTGTGCAGTTTTCTTTTGTTACTGCCAAAGATAACCATGTCGTCCATAAATCTTACATAATACTTTGCACCAAATTCTTCTTTAATCTTATGATCTAATTCAGTCAAGAGAAAATTAGCGAACCACTGAGAAGTGGTAAATCCAAGAGGAATACCACTGTCAGCAGTTCTGATTATCTTGGTCAAAATTTCCATGTACCGCTTGTCTCTGATAATCTTGTCCAACTTCGCAATTAAAACATCTTGGTCAACACTCTCAAAGAATTTTTTAATATCAAGTTTAAGACAATACTTTGTGTTTGAATGATCGTTTCTTATCCACCGTTCTATTTTCTTGATAGCCGCATGAGTACCGCGTTTTGGTATAGACGCATAAGAATACTCATAAAAACTTTTACTTACAATTGGTTTTAATACATTTACAGCCGCGTGATGCACAAGAATCTCTTCAACAGTTGGTACTATAATTTTTCTTTTCTTCGCTGAAATACCATCATTGATCTCAAAAACTTTGTGTTTAGGTACTTTAAAATCAATTATATATTCTCGTACTTCATCGATCATATCATCACAGTGGTCTCGTATATATCTCAACCGTCTGTGACGCTTATTGTTTTTGGTTTTGTTTCTTGCCGCATTTAGAATAGCACATTTTATATTTTCATCTGACAACATCTTGTCATAAAGTCCGTTATATGATTTGATTTCAACTGACTCCTTCTCTTATTTATGTTAGGTGAACTACCCACCGTCTAAAACCAATAGGATTTCTGGCTACACTGCTTTAAATTTGGTATATAAAAATTGTCTTGAAATTCTCAACCACTTTGAGCTAGGATAGCTTACTAACAGTTGCTTGCTGCGAACATTATTTTTTCCAAGGGGAAAGGAAAATGTGGTGCATTGTGATACATTCGATTTGATTTTTTCAAGACAGCGCGGCGGCGATGATCCAGTAGCGATACCCAAACGCATTGTTCAGATTGACATAGAAGCCACAATTCGCCCCATTGTTGGAGTTACCGCCGACCAAAGCAAGAGTCACACCACAAATCCCTGCAATTCTATAAATTGCACTTAAAACGTATTACACAAGTTAAACAATTTTCATATATCTAAATGTTTACATAGAATGTATCGTTCTACATAAACCGTCTTTATCTGTATTGATTAGTAAATTAGGGGCAACACGAGTGTTTCCCCTCTGTCTGTTCATTCGCTACGCTCATTCGCAGCCATTCACCCCTTCTGTGCAAGCGGCTTACAAGACAGCGCGGCGGCGAAGAACCAGTAGCGAGCCCCAAACGCAGAGGCCAGATCGACATAGAAGCCACAAAGCGCCCCAATGTAGGAGGCACCGCCGACCAAAGCATATCCGGTGCCAGTGTAGAAGTAATTGCAGTAATATGTCACCGAAGTTGCGCTGGTTGTATTCAACGGTAAAGCTCCATGCGCTCCAAATTCCATTAATCTTACATAGTTGTTTGCAGGTCTATTAAATGTTGTAGTCAGATAACCGTTGCCATTAGAGTTGTACCCACTTACACTTGAACCGTCAGCGGTCGAAGCGGTCATCTTATAAGAATAGCCACCAGAGGAATTACCAACAAGTCCAGCCGTTCTATGCCACTTGCAAGCCCAGAAGTTTTCAATACCAAACACCTTTACAACTGTGCTACCATTTGAGGTTGAACCATAGAATAGTCCCTTATCATTAGCCGTACCAGTTGCATATGCTTCTGCCGCTGACTGAGAACCGCTGTCGATACCTCTACCGAACGTACCTTGCAGATCGAGGGATTTACCCATGAGATACAGCAATGCAGTTATCAGCACTCGATCGCACCATGTATCTATATACCACTCGGATTTCGCAGTAGTATTATTCGCAGTTGCACTATTTACTTCTTGCGTTCCATCTGTATTTCCGTTAAATGCGAACTGTTCCCACTTGGTCGAATCAAACGCTTCCGCTGTCTCAACCGCTGTGATACACCTCCACATTTTGTCGTCATAATTAACAATACTGTTGACAGCATACGTTGCGCTTGACGAGTATGCTGTTGTACTCCACGGGGTCAATCCCTTGCCTGAAAGCGAACGCATCTTGCCGTCATAAATTACACCATTATAGATATGAACATAGAAATGATCTATCTCATTACCGTCCGCATCCATGTTACACCAGCACCTATAAGTATCATCGACTTTCTGATTGCTGACATAGAAATAGCCCTCTCCATCTGCCGTCCCCGCTTCAAATTTGAACCAGATTTTCGGGAACTCCATCATTGCATTACCCGCATAGTTAATATTCCCAACATCCGAAGCTGTTCCATCAGCTTTCTTTGTGAAGTCATTCGGGTCAAGATAGTAGTCAACCGTACCGTCATACTTCAACATACAAGGTTTCGGCATGAAGAAAGCATTCTTCCATGAGCCGTAGTTAAAAGCTGTTGTTCCCATTTTAGCAGGCTCCATACCTACTGCATCCATGAGGTAAGTCACAGCATCAGATGGGTCGCTTTCATCGGGGTCAATGTGAAAACCATATATGATAGGTTTATCGGGATCACCGTCTGTAATGTAATAATTCTTACCATCAACGTACTTGCTTGCGGGGAGTGCATCGTATTCAGCCTGTGTCAACTCAACGTCCCACGCTTTTGGGTACTTATCATTAAGATTCTCTGTAACAACTTTATTCTGTACAGGATTAGTTGAACTATCGCTAAGAGCAGAGTCCACAACTGTTTTATTTGCTTCGGTTTCAATGCCTGCCAATTTAGTCTTTTCCACAGTTGTATAATCTTCTGTACTCAACCCTTTGCCATTAACCTTATCAACCTTATTAGCAATATTAGCTACATTGGTTGCTATCTGGCTTAACTGTTCAGATGTGGCAAACTTATGAGTAGCGTTGGTATCGTCAACCAAATCTGCATCTAATTTATTCTGCGAATCAATCTTAGTCTGATAACCACCAACAACAAAAGCATAAACTCCACCGCTTGTTACGAGGTTTGTACTATTCTGAGTTGGAACATTATCCACGTCTTGGTCATCAGTAATTACTACCAACGTGCCATCTTCAAGACTTGAAGCTATCTCTGCGTATTCAGCCGATGTACCTACCCATATCGCATTCAATCCCAAATCTTCCAGCGATAAATTTCCGTCAAGTACAACATCGTTAATGCTCGGCTTATTAATGAGGTCAGAATAAGATGTTGTTTCTGCCGCACTTTTAGCCTTTAATGCAAGTATTCTCGCAAAATTATCCGTTGCCATTTATGTTTCACCTCTCTTTGTTCATACATTTGTCTTAAAATTCTCTCCAAATCTTATTCTCTATATCGAATAAGAACACCTTTTTTGTATCAAGTTCCAGAAATATAGACATCTGTGCAAGTGTTATACCCTTCCATTCAATTGGCTTTGTGTCAGTAGACAGTCCTGTGAAAAAGTATTCTTTCTGGTTCTTGTCATCACCAGTAGAGTTAAGCTGTACCATATTATTCATACCACCTTTCATAACAAAAGGCTCTCACAGTTTCCTATGAGAACCATAGCTTTTGATTTGTTACTTTAATTCTTTGTATATCTTATTGATAAAGTTCGTGCCTGCAATACCAGTCTGCTTATACCCCCACTTTTTAAGCAGAGCATTTATTACCTTGATACAACCATTGCCAATACCACTTGTATCGTCCATCTTGCCTTCAACTATTTTTCGATCGACCGCAAGTTTAAGCAGAGATTTGAGAGCAAGTGCCTGATAACCCTTGTCTCCTTTTTTTACTCCTGCGCTATCAAGAGTTTTGAGTTCGGCAGTTGTTGTAGGTATGGTTGCATTGGTTGTGGTAGTCGCAGGCTTTGTAAAACCGTTAAGACCAGCGTTTTTGATTATTGTAGGATAATCGACATAGCAATAATTCATGTCGACATCTCCACTAATACCACTGACTCTGCCACTTGAACTATATTGCCACATACCATAATCGCCTTTATAGTTACAAGACGGAGCGTATTCAGCAAGCCAAAGAGCGTATCTCGATGCTACATCTTTAGTAAGATAAGACTGAGCAGGGGAACGCGAAATGTAAATGCCTGCAAAATATCCTGCCTTTTCAATAACATCACAAAACGCCTTGCATTTTCCTGACACATCTCCTGACAAAGCAGAACCTTCAATATCGAAGTAAATCGGATATTCAAACTGTTTTCCTTTAATTACTTCAAGGCAAGTCTTGGCTTCTCTCTTGGCATCCTCAACTGATGATGCGTAACTAAACCAGTAAACCGAGCATTTTATTCCATGTTTCTTGCACTCAGCATAGTTGCGTTCAAACGAACTGTCCACCTGATTGGTATATCTACCATAGCCTGCCTGCATAATAACAAAATCAACATCTTTCTTTACTTTTGCAAAATCGGGGTTTCCCTGATAACGAGAAATGTCGATACCTTTAGTCGTACTCATTTTCTTTTCTCCTTTCGATTCCGTAGAATCACTCAATCTCTTATTTACTTGTTCAGCAATATAAGGGAATTTGCTACTTAGATAAGCTCCCGGGCATCCCGTAGCTGCGAACCACTTGTGCATAGTCAAATTTCCCGACTTATCACCAGTATAATTTAATTTCTTAATACCATTTCTCTGACAAATATCAATGCAAAGATTTATCAATGAAGCCATAGCCTTATCGGAAACGTGCCAATCAGGATCGCCACCGTCATTAGCGACCTCAATAGTTATAGCCCTATTGTCATTGTCCGCATTAGAACTACACCACGAGCGATTAGCCTCCTCGACATACATAGCAATTCTTCCGTCAGAACCAATGCCATAGTTAGAACTTGCCTGTCTGCTTGTGGGAGCAAACACATTTCCGCACTGTTCAATAGTTAAATTTCCTGCCATGTGGTGAATTGTTATTGTATCAATCTTGTGATTACGTGGCTTGTTGCAATTCGGCGAAAGCTTTGTATAACATATCAGCTTACTATTACTCATTCTAATCACCATTCCTTTATTTTCCAAAAATCGTAGGAGCAATCGTTCCAAGCACAAAAGCAGCTATCCCCGTTATAATAAGCCCCCACACTTTACTTTTAATATCATCGTAGGTCTTAGCCTTGTTTCTAAGACTTTCATTTTTAACTTCTGTCAAGTCATTCTTCATCTCTGTACGAACCTCGGACAGTTCGGTTCTCATTTCTGACTGCGAAGTTTTCATTTCTGCCTGTGAAGTTTTCATCTCGACAATATCCTCTTTAAAGTGGGTCATGTCCTGTGCGATCAATTCAACAGAAGTTGCGATTTTATTTAAAGCTTTATTTTCTTCTTTAAGCCCCTTTATATCTTCTTTTATTTCTTCAATTTGGTGGGTATTACTTTTTGAACGCTCACTAGCTTCTGTAATCATCTGTACGTACTGTTCTTCCATTACTCGTCACCGCCTTTATCCTTTAAGGCGTTGTTGAGTTCGTAAACTGCCGATTCAATGAGTGTTCTCAATTCGTCAGCATCAAGATAAATTCCTTTTTCTTCCAAAATCTTTGACACCTGTAATTCTGCTGTTGCAAGTTTATCATCTCCATGAATATCTTTGCAAGTCTGTTCGACAAACTTAACAGTGTCTGTTACGAATTTTCTTATCTCATCATTTTTTACACTCCGCTTTATAGCAGAAGTAATTACACCAATACAAATTACGAGCATGAAATTGAGTAACGATGGTGCGAGAACTTTTGCTATTTCAATAATTATGTCTTTCATGTAATAATGCTCCTTTCCAAATTTTGAGCGACTATTTTTTTGTTATTGGTTTTCCCGAATGAGTCATTCTCTATCAGTATGGTTTGCTCGGAGGGGCTACTAAGTTTAAAACCCAAGTGAGTCCAATGTGAACCTGATGTGAGTGGTTTATATATTGGAACAACATTCGCAATCAATGTCGAATGTGGCGGTTCAGCTTGAAAAATATCAATTAACCCCAGTGATGCACCATTACTATAAGGAGTTATTATAGATGTTCCTGAAACTCGTAATGCTAAATTACTCAACCCTAATTGCTGTGGCGGGTCATTAACAGGTTGCTCTTGATACTTAGAACGTCCGTCATCATAACTGGTGCGCTTAATCCAATAAATACCATATTCGCCTGTTTGATAAGGGTCAATCGCCAATGATATTTTAACCGTGGCATACCCCCCGCTACTGGCAACATCATCCTGATAATTCCACGCATATGGTTCAAATATCCTAAACTCCAATTCCTGATATGCTCCCGCATCCTCAATATAATAAGGGGGGATATTATAATACAATAAATTGTCCAAATCGTATAATTTAACACTGTGTCCCGAAACACTCGGCAATACATTTCTTTCTGCTGTAACAGCATTATCTTCAACAGAGTACGTATATTTGATTTTATATTCATGTTCATTCTCTTTTAAAAGATAGGAGCGTTCAATGTCTATCGGTAAATAATTCATATAAATCGCTCCTATCTCATGTTGGATTTAATTCCGATTTCGTCAACGTAGTGATCGCGTAATTGTATTCCGCTTCATTCTTAAATGGTATGTCGAACGTTTTCTGTGAAATAACAGAAACCGCAGGCTGAGAGCTTTCATTGTCATTTCGAGCCACACCTACCGCTCTACATACAACATATCCATATGGGTCTAGTGTTGTAGGAGCGCATATTTGCTTTGTTAAAAGCGCAACGCCCAAATCATCAAAAGTAGTAAAATACGCCTTGTCACCGTTTGCCTTACGCAACGTATACTGATCCGTACTTGTCGAGCCGCTTAAACATATATTATATATTTCATTGCCCTGTATTGGGTCAGTATCTGCTTGCATTATTACCTTGTTACACAACAAAACGTCTGCTCCCCAATTCCATGTAACACCGCTTGGAGAATAAGTTGTATCACAAGTTCCAACAACAGCGGTATAGACACTTTTCGCTCCCCAACTTCTTTCTGTACTAAGCAGGGAAGTAGGAATAGCTGTTACCCAATCATAAATATCAGAAATGCTATAAGTGTTATCATACGCCGTAACAAGTATTGGAATCTCGCTTGCTATGATGATATTTTTAGGGTCGCCATATTTTACTTTAATGCTATTTTCAACATCAACATCGAACACTTCTGTGGACACCGTAAAAATATCACTTTGATTTTCAAGCATTGCAACAGCATTAGTTATACTGAGCTGCCCTCTCTTAACATTCGGCAAACCATTCCTGATGGCGATATATCCGTTAGCAAGATTCGTCCAATAATGAACCCACACAGAATCGCCCTCATACAAGTTCTCACCAGTTTTGTTCAAAAGCGTAAGTGAACGCCCCATGCACTCGACAACCGCTTTGCCTCCGTCACCGATCACACTCGTTACTTTACCCGAGCATCTTTTGAGACTATCTATTTCAGAAGTCTTGTCGCCAATCATAGAAGATAGGTAGTCGGTAAAATTTTTTATGTCACTCATAAATCGCCAGCCTCCTCTATCTCCGCTTCTGTAAGGGCAACAAACTGTATACCCAATCTTTCAGCAAGAGCCTGAACTGCTCCGTCTGCAATACCATGAATTTTTAAGTTTGCATTATTTCCGACAAATAACTTATCAATATAGGTATCATCGCTTATTGTGATATTATCCGAATAAAAGTAAATATCTGTCAAAGAAGTATTGCCGCATATAAAATTTGTATTATTTGTAGGAGCAATATATACAAAATCTGTAACCCTTAAAATTCTTAAATCTGCATTGCCACAAATTGTATAAGATGCCTGTGCGTTATGAACCAAGAAGCCTTTTATAACAATTTCCTCAGTACCACTGATTCCTGCTCCGAAACCGCCACTGTTGATGAGAGTTCCGATTCTTAGAACGCTACCAACGGACGAACCATTAAACATACTTGCTCCAACGCCGTTGACCGTCTGTCCTGTGATCTCAACAGATTTTGCGGAGCCGGTAGAAAACATACCGCCAGTATTTTCAACACTTCCAATTTTTACAATTGTATTGGGAGAAGTTGTGCCACAATAAAAACTGTCTCTTGCCGTCTGAGTAGTAAGTTTTCCGCTAATATCAATCGTGTTTTCATCTTCGCTCTCATTTATAAACGAACAATAAACATAACAATTGTTCATTGTAAAATCACCATTGATAATTATATTTGCGTGAATATTACTCATAACCATATATCCATTACTTGAAGCGGTATTGTTAATAGTTAAATTATGTTTAAACCAAACCTTTTCAAGACTTTCACAATGATAAATAAAGTACGCATGATTAGACGCATTATTAGACGATGGGCTATACGCACTTACAGTTAATGGAATTTCACTGAACACAATTTGCTTACAATCAGGAAGATTATAAAACGCATTCGCACTGTTCCCCGTTCCAACTCTTGTCAGAAAAGAAGCCAAATACTTTGGATAGTAAATATAATTAAGACCATTTTTATTTGACATAGCAGAATAGTATAAATTTATTTCGTTGATGACATTCGGGTAGCTTAAACTATAAACATATCCGCTATAAACATTTGTGAGGTAAGTGTCTAAGTAGGCAGAATACGTTCCCTCAGTGGTGTAATTTTCTACTTCAAAATCTCCCTCGACAGTCTGGTTTACACTGAGCATAGCGGCGTTGTAACCTTTCCCCATTGTGTAGTATGTTTTGCCATCAATTACTGTTTTATCAACAGCCAATGGTGAATAGTTTTGGATAATTCTATACACATAATACAGTCTTTTACTCGGGCAATTCCTAATACTCATTTTAAAAACTCTGTTTGCAGTACTCGCCCAATTAGCTTTTAATTTTAGATTACTATGAGGATTCTCATGTGTAGAGTTGGCATAATAAATATTATCATCTTTGTCAGTCCAATAAGTGAACTCGTAACCCTCTTTTGAAAAATCGTCCAGTCGGTTTTCTTCGTCATATCCTCTTGATACCACAAAGGTTTCATCATTAGAAGAAACTAGGGTCGAGGGTACGAATCCAGTTCCACCGTTAGTATCATAACTTACAGAATACACAATCTCCCTCTTTTCTGTATACAGTGAATCTATGTAAATATCAGTATTCAGATATTTTAAGTTGGTTGCTTCTATGCTTATCTCACCAGTGTCCAGCGGATAAGTTATAGAATCAATAATAAATCCGTCACCATCCAAATTAAACTGTGGATCAGTAATCACGATGACATCACCACGGTTGAGATGTAGATACGGAATAGTGTTGAAGTGAACCTTTAAAGCCAAACAGGTTTCTTTTAACATTCTGTATTCGGCGTAATCCTTACACCTTTTTTCAACCGAACCCTCACTGGGGTCGCCTGCATTTATAGTGATCACACCGCCATTCTCAGCAAGTGTTCTCGCGCCTATTTTGTCATAACAAAGCGGAGAACGAGGATTGTGATTTATTGCCGTATATTGGGCGTTTTCGGTTTCTGTGTTATCCGTTGAAACAATTATTTTATTGACACCTTTCATGTCTGTCGATAGACTAGGAGCAATGTAACCATGAATGTTACTGTCAAATTTGTGAGCAGGAGATTTAAAAGCATACCAATAAGGTATATCATCATTAAACACTCTTGTGATAACCAATCTTCCAAGAGCATCATAGAAAATATCGCAGCCAAAGCAAGTAGCGATTTCTGTGAAGAAGTCTCCGAAATAACTTCCTGCGCTCATAGTAAATTCTTTGTACAGACACTGCTTCGCTATGTCGGGGTCAATAAGCGGTTCAATCGGGTCGAGAACAAATCCATTCCCCAAGTCAAGCATCAGAATACTCTTAACACATTCTTCTATGTTTGTACCGATTTCAAAAACCGTGTCCATTTCGTCAGCCTGTAATACGTTTAAGTCACCGTTAAGCTGTGCGTATTTATCAACTCCGCTTATGTCAACTGTGTGTGCCACACTGTCACAGTTTGCAGAAGAAGTAATGAACACACCTTTTGTAAACCAAAACGTATTGGTATAATCTGTCAGTCCAAGATACAATTTGAATTTGCGGTTGAACCAAAAGAAATTATTTTCATCAATAGTGTATTTTTCGTCAACGTTAATTAAAGTAAAAGAGCAGGATCGCTGACAACCCTGCTCATTATTTACAACTATACTGCCTGCGCTGCTAGAATCAATGTCTTGCTCTATCGAATCAATACAGTTCTCGAAGTGGTCGAGCAATTCAATCTTCATTCTCATTGAGCGCACAGGCTTTTCAATTATATCGTAGTAACTCACATTACCATCGTTAGTAGTATCGTAGTATTCCAACAGACCACTTCCTTTCAATTATTTTATCTTATATTGTATAATGTCTATATCTTCGGGCTTCATGATTTCTGTCCACGAATAAGATGCTGTTGTCAGAATCGGGTTAAATGTTTCATCATACGAACGTGAGGGATTATCTGAAATAGCAACGATCCAAACATCGCCCTTGTCAGAACGCAGAATAAACGCATTGTCACCCGTGATAAACTTGTTCCACCTGTCAACCTTTTCAATATCATCGTATATCTCACCCGAAGGACATTCAAGCGACAAAAGCCTTGTTCTGAAAGTTCCTGACTGATAAATATTATTGGTGCGAGTGACCGTAGGATAAGCAGAAGTTCCCACATGAATATTAAGCCCAAGATTGTGAGCAATATCTCCCGAGTCGATCTCAGAAATAAAGTGCCATGTTTCGCCAACGACATAGGGTTCTTCGGCAAATACAAAAGAGTATGCGCTTATATCCGAAGCGGTTCTGACCTTTTCCTTTGATAAGTGTCTAACATACTTACCGAACGCCATTTCTGCCCTGCCATACTTTTCAAGGTAACCCGTGTAGGGGTGAATAGAAGTTATCGTCCAGCCATCCCATGCAGTTTTAACAGGAGTTATTGTATAAGGTTTGTAATTATCCTCTGGAACATAAGTCGGAACTTCTTTGATGGTTCTTGAAATCAGATATTCGTATTCCCGATTGTTCCCTGCGGTATAATCAATATACTGCATTACTGTTCCAATCGGTATAAATCCTAATCGTCCCCAAAGATAATCTCCGACTTCTCGCCTAAAAACATTATAACCGTCAGTGTCAAAATGTACTAAGCTACTTTGCCCGGTAAGTCCAATCACAACATTCTGATTCTCTCCGTCAACAATAATATTGTGTCCAGTAATAGGAGAATCCTGTGTCGGCATATCAACCCTAATATGCTTAGTGACTGTCAACTGTTGCTTTTCATAGGTTGTTAGGGTTGTTTCAACATTTATATCTTCTCCAAGAACATACTGAGGAAAGTTATATCCCAAGTCATAACTGTATATTTCACCGCTGTCGCCGATCAAAGTATCTTCGCCAAGATAAATCGAATATTTTGCTCCTGTTTCGGGAACAACAGGCAATGGGTAGGCAAGTGCTGCAATTCCGTATTCGCTGTTATAATTGATAATTGTAGAACTATATCCCTCGTCAACAGTACCCGAATGCGAACCAACGATTCTTTCTATAATGATTTTCTTACCTATAATATTCTGCTCGATTTCTGTTCCGATGAGAATATTTTTTGAATCGACATACGCTTCTGTGTCAGAAGTTTTTGCCTGAATCGTTCCACTCATAGTAGTGTTGCCCTCGGTTTGATAAAGTCTCATACGATAGTTTTCAAGTCCCACGCTGTTTGGGTGAAAGTAAGTATTAGTCACTCTCAATCCAAGAGGACAAGGAATTGTTTCTATTGCTGTCTGTATTTCATCTCGAATGTAAAAATCATAAGACCCCTCAGTTTCCGAGCCGCTTGTGCTTATAAAATTACAGTTGAGAAAATACTGAGCATTGTTTATGTTGTCGGCAACGTCTGTCGAAAAATCTGCTTCAACTGTCACCATTCCAGTAGAAGAATTGTAATCAACGACCATGCGTTCTTCGTCACCGATTCTCATTTTGGTACACCCAATTATATCGCCCGTGTCACCCCATTCAGAAGGTGCTTCAAGTTTGGGTATTCCTGTTGCGATTTTAAATTGATGATAGTTTTGCGCCCACTCAATTTTACCCGAAGCATAAGGTACACAACAGTTTGGAATGTTTTGAAATGCTCCTGTAATATCAGCCATATTTGCATACAGTGTCAGACTAAGTTTATAATGCTTACCTGTGTACAATACTGCGCCGTCATCATCGCCCGAAGCATTTATAAATATCTTCGGCACACTGCCTTTTTGCCATGCGTATTTTCCGTCATTGAACCAACGGTAAACAGTTTTTTTGACTAGCTTATTGTTGGTACAATTGAAAATACTTACAGTACAGTATGATAGAGTGTCGCACCAGTTCGTGAATGATAACTCGATCTGATTGTCCGAGTCTATCGACACAACTTTACCATTCCTCAGATTTACGTCTGTTGGCGTTGCCAGTGCTGTTCTTCCTGCCATGAGGTCATCTCCTTTCGTGTAAAAATTCGTGTAAAAATAATAAAAGACCCCAAACCATTATAGTTCAGGGTCTATTACGATTTAACTTTTAGTTGTATTTATACATATTATATAATCAATCAACTCACCATTGATTATTATTGACCTTTCTTCGTTTTTAGGCAATGTGCAATTTTTATGATTGTGATTGAAATTTTTTAATTCTTCCGTTTGCTCCAAATTAAAAACTCTGTAATCTGACAATTCGATAAATGGTGTTCTACATTGTTCTTCAATTTTTGTTATCTGACCTTCATATACTTCATTGGAGTCTTTAATGTGTACTCGATACCAAAATCCTGTCCGAACTACATCGACCCAAAAATTTTGATTAAATGATCTGCCAATCAAAGAATTGAGTAAAATATCATTAACCTTTTTACTTTTGCAAACAATACCCATAAGTATCGCAACAATCATAGAAAGTATTGATAATACAATAACAAATCTTGTACTATATTTTGTCTCATTTAAACAATCAACTTTTGATATAAGATTTCCTATTGTCGATTTGCAGAAAAAACTAACCACTACACTTTGTAACAACCTTGATTTTGTTGTTTTATAGTCCTGTCCTATTACAAATAGGAAAGTTGCAATTACACAAAATCCCGGAATCACATATGATAAAATCATAGGTAGATTATTGATTATCTGAATAATGTCGTCTATTTTTCTTCACCGTCCTGTTTCGTATTATTTAAATTGCTTGGATTATCGGTTATTTGTTTGAGTGGGTCACTATTCGTTGCTGGAAATGGCGTATTGCTCTTTCTTATTCCCAGTGAAAATCCAACTTTTGAACCTATCGATTCTTCTTTTTGTTTTGACATGAAATCACTCCTATGTTATAATAGTATAATTATAACATAGGAGTAGCAATTTGTCAAATTTTCTGTATCTCATTATCTCATTGTTTTTGCTATTATCGTAGAAATAAAGAAAAAGTAACTCGCCTAAGTACCAATTAAGCGAGTTACATATCAAATGTAATTCAATCTAAGGTGTACCGTCTACCAGTCCCTTACTACTATTTATTATATTATACACGTTTGTTTATTATGTGTTTGAAATATGAATTTTATGTAAACATTATAGACTATACAAGAGAGGGAGTTTTGCCTCCCTCTTTTTTATTTCTTACCAACCAAACGATTCATGTTGGCTTCTCTTACATATCTGTCCATGTGTTCAGAGAACGCCCTGTAATCATCAGCACTACTAAACTTAGGCTCGTTTATAACCCAAGTATATTCGTTGTTTGTTGGACGATTATTATTTACAATGCTTGCATTTTCTCTTGTGGTTTGAATCGCAGAATCCACAATATTCCTTGCAACGGTGTTAGTTAGCTGTGCGGAACTTCTGCCGTGTATCATATCATAAAGTTTCTTAGCATCTTCTGCGTTAAAAGTCACTTCTGATTTCTGCTTTGTTCCGTGAAGCATAGCAAGTCCTGTTGAACTGCTTACACCACCATTGGCGAACGCAGGAATATAATCTGGAACGTAAAATTTCTGCACCAAGTCCCAAATCTTATCTGCAACAATACCATTACTCTTAGCAATTCCGTTTATAGCATTTACAAAGTCTTTAACAGCTTTCGCTTGTTCTCCAATAGCCTGAGACATTTGTGTACCATAATTTTTGAAAAAGTCAAGGTACGATTGCTGTTGAGTTTGAAGTTCTTTCCATTTAGAAATTTGCTTATCAATAGTATCAATTTCATTTTTAGTCTGTTCGATTTGAGGTTCGACAATATTATGAAGTCTATTAGCTGTGGCAGAATAATTATCGACAAATCCTTGAATAGCGTTAGTGTCTTGCGATATAGCCATGCTTCGCCAATCAGAACCAAAGACAGCCGCAGTAGTCATTTCATCTTGCATTTTCTGATACGATTTAGCCGCCTGCTCCCAAGAGTTTTTATAGCTCTCTAATGACTTGATTTCATCATCGTAAGGTTTGAGGGCGTTATCACGTTCTTTTTCAAGACGATCAATTTCGGATTCTCTTACAGCATCATCATATTCCTTCTGTGCTTGTGCAACAACAGATTTATCAGTTTCTATTCTGAAACCGCCGCGTTCTTTATCGTATACTCTGACTTGTGTTTCTTTCGCCTTTTCAAGAGCGATTTGTTTTTCAATCAAGTCGTTGACTTTTTCACGTTCTTCGGCTTCACTTTCAAGAGCCTCAATCTGTTGCGAATAAGTGTCCTCGATTGCCGTTTTCTGTTCTTCGAGAGAGTTAATTTGCTCATCAATGTAGCTTGTGATAGTGCTTACTGCCGTGTCATATTTGTCAAGAGTTTTCTCCAAACTGTCTTTTTGCTTTTCAAGAGTGTCAAGAGTTTCCTGTGCAGCTTCTTTTCTTTCTTCTTCTTTATTGATGTTGTTTTTGATATAAGACAATTGTTGTTTAAGAGTTTCTTTTTGTGCCTTATAAACATCGTTAGTTTTAGAGGATTCGTCTTTAACTTTGGCTGTTACGTCAGCTTCATTATAAAGTAAATCAATGATATTCTGTATCACTTTTGCTGTTTCGTTATCACCATTCGCAATAGCACCGTTTATTAAAGATTGTAGGTTTTCAATCAAGGGTGTGACTTTTGAATTAGCAAGTTCTTGAATATGTTTTTTGAGTTCTTCAACATTATCAGTATACTTTGCTAATTCGGGATAACTTTCAATCAGATCGTCCAAATCAATAGAATCGCCTTTTTCTAACGAAGCATAAGCAGATTGCAATTTACCCAAAGAATCAGTGATGTCTTTAACCTCATTACTTTCATACCACGAAGCAACATCGAAACCGTCAGCAGTCGAAGCCATTGCTTTGACGAGAGAAGTTAAAGATTCAGGTTGATAAGTCAACCAATCAATATTTTCTCCGATTTCACCTTGTACAAGCTTTAACAATGTTTCAAATTCGTTGTCATTAAGTTTCGGAATAATTTCAACAAAACTGTCATTGGGCTTAAATGTATACCCGCCTTGTTCATCCTCGCTAAGTTTGAACAATCCAGCACCATATTCGTCTCTTTTATGTAAAGACTGCGCTACGCTAAGAGAAGTATTAAAACGAGCAAGTCGCTGTTGCAATTCCTCGTCTAATTTATCAGCTACATTTATATAGCTTGACAGTTCATTTTGAATGTACCATTTTATAGCATTATCATCAATGTTCTTAGAATCATTGAATATATTTTCAAGTTCTTCTAAGGCAGTTCTTTGTTTGGAAGTATCACCGCTTGTTACGGCATCATTATAATTCTTAACAGCATTTGTTAATCGGTCATACATTTCAGGCATATCGGTAATGAGTTTGTAATAACCCGATTGTTTAAATATTTCTATATCCTCGTCAACTGAACCTAAAATATCCATATCACCAAGAAGATTCGCCCAATAATTAGAGCCTTCCTCCATCCATTCAGGAATCAGTTTTAACCCTGAGTTTTCTCCTGTCAAGGCATTATAATTAGTCTGCAATGTATCTATTAACTCATCTTGTTTTGTTTTTATTTCATCTTTTGTTTTTACAATATATTCAGAAAAATCTTTTCCTAATTGAACTCCAAGATTCCACACAGCAACATTAAAATCATCAACAGATTGTGTTTTTAACGCTTTAATTTCATCGATTTCATTTTTGAGATTGTCAATATAATCAACACCAAACGCCTGAACTGTATTATCAGCCTTTTCAACCGCTTCGGCATTATTTATAAGCCAGTCCTGTGCTTCTTTTCTCGCAGAATATCCTTCGATAGCATTTTCTAAATTGATTACCGAATCGGTCATCAGATCAAGTTGTCTGATTTCATCTCCATACTTGCCGATCATTTCCTCTTGTATGGACAATAATTCAGCACGAATATTTTTCTGCTCATCGAGACTATTGCTCCCCGAATCTAAAGACTCTCGAAGGTCTTTTATTTTAGAAACATACTCGTCAACAGTATGTACGGATTCTTTTAATTCTTCTGCGGTTTCAATGGCTTGTTTTATTTGTTGCTCATTTTCTTTTATCTGATGTGATATTACACCTACCGATACAGCTATTGCTGCGGTAGCAGCTATTGCAACAGGATGTGCCTTAACAAAACTAAACAAAGCCTTTGCTCCATCTCTAATAGTTGTCGCCAAACCACTAAAGAAATTTGATATTTTGTCAGTTTTTTTTGCCAAACCCATGTTTAGTAACATCGCTTGTGTTTGTTCAGCATTTAATCCTTGTTGTGCCGAAGCAGCCTTAACTGTTGAGGCAGATAACATTTCAGTTGCTATCACATCTTCATTTTTTGCCTCCGCTAATCCAAGTTCTGTCATAATAGCAGTAGTTTTTTCTGCATTTCCAGTTTGAACAGTTATGATTTCTGCCAATTGACTTTTGGTTAGAGAAGCCTGAGTGGCTGTCATTGCACGTTTAGCCATAATAGCATCTATCTCTGACTTAGTGACCTCATTAGTTTCCAACACTTCTCTAATCATCACATCAGAAACTCCATTACTTGATAAAACTAACGCTTGCTGACGAGCAGTCAATGCTTTTACAGAATTTGCAAGAATATCAACGTATTCACTGGAATTTTTAAATTCCTTGGGTATTTCTTTTAATACCTTAGAAGAAAAACCTATATCAGCTAATATCAAACTATAAACTTCGTGGAAAAGTTATAAATAGATTTTTCTAACGCTTGACTTTGAAGCCAATATGTGATATAATAAAATAAAACAATTGAAAGGGGATTGTTGTATGGCTTTAATTGATTGTCCTGAATGTGGTTATGAAACATTATCCGAAAATGCTTACGTTTGTCCTTGTTGCGGGTGTTATGTAAATGACTTGCTTGATTCTAACCAAGCGTTTAAGAAATCCAAAAAAGATTACAAAATATTGTACATTATTAGTTTTCTTTTTCCTCCCGTAGGATTATTAGCTTTTGTCATTCTTTTTACAAAAGAAGATTGGTATAGGAAATGTGTTGGAGACTATTGTTTATTTTTATCCATCATATCTTCTGTATTAACTATTGTAATATTAGTTTTAATTTTTGGAACAACGATTGCTGCTATTTATTCACATTATTCACAATTTATCAGATAAAAAAATATAAGTCCAATTAAATGTTAAGTAAAACAACTAAACAATACGAATAAACAAAGTAGCACTCTGCAATCATGTTTCGCTTCTAAACTTTTTCTAAATGCGGTTTTAAATGAACAGCACTTCTAATCGTTCAAAGCGTTATTATAAATAGAATGTGACTTTTCAACAAAACCATCAATCTCACACTGTTTTGTTTCATTTAAAACATCTTGGCAACATTTGTATTTATTCTGTAAGCATTTTCTTAACCATGTAGAATCAACTTCGCCTTTGTTAAGAATTTCCTGATTCATGTAATTACCATACTCATCATAAACTTCTCCCAAATAAATATCGTCTATAAAAAGTCTTAGCAAATCAACATTTGACGTAGATAATAGCTTGATTATTTGAGACATATCGTCAGAAGTACAATTGTTACAATAAAACATATTGTACATGATTTCCGTTGCTATCTTAGCATTTTCATAAAAGGTATTCATAATACTTCCTTTCTGTTTATTTATATAGGGGGATGATAACATGACAAATTTTACTTCAATGAATGAAGAAAAAATTAAAGACATTATGTTGTGTATTGACAAAAATCTTTGCATACCTGATAGAGAAGCGTTACCTCGCCCATTGAGTTGGAGAATTATTTATTCAGATGAATCTTTATTAGAAAAATATTCACAAGAAGAAATTAAATATACCCTAATACAGCTCAAAGAAGCAGGGTATATTGTGACCCACCGCTATCAATACAACAAAAATACCAATCATGTTCTTTGTTTTATTATTGGACAAATTACACAAAATGGTTATGTTTTTATTGATTCGGCTAAAAATCAAAAACTATGGAACAAGATTAAGACGAAGTGTAATAATATTGAAACCAAAAGCTGTGAGTCGATACTAAAAATTGCCATAGCTGTAGCAACAACGTATATAACAAAACAAATATTATAACTACGTGACATCCCCCCCCCCCCCCGCCTAAAGAGGATAAAATCTGAAATGTCAACTGTTTGTTGATTGGTTAACTGTATTCTTATCAACTCTTACAGTGAGAGTTCCACTTGTATAAAGGTATAGGATAAGTCTATACCACAAATCTGACTTCTTATATTGAAGCGTTCCGAGCGCATATTATTATAGTAAGCGTTTCATCTTAAACCATAACCGCCTGTTGTCGCTACCGTGAGGGCTTGGCTTTTTATTCATAAAAGTCCTATCCCTGCGAACCATTGGAGCGTAACATTTTTACGACCCTAAACTGTCACCAGAGTAGGGGAGTAGTTACGTTGTACCAACTTCCTCGCATATTGAGGCTCTGCCTTGTATGAGTTGGATTTGTACAAATCTCATACAGACAGGGTAATAAAATTACCGTTTTACTTTAACGTATGCCTTTGTTTTAGGTATCATTAAAGTCTGAAATAAAAACTTGCCTATCAGCAAGAAACAATTCAGATGGCGGCATATTGTTGAGGGTAAACATTTAACCCTACCGCCGTTTTTAACTAATGCGCCTATTCCAACTCCGCTTAACACTGTTGGAATTACACCTATTTTTTCAACAAGAAAATCTATTCCGTTTGTTAGGTCATTAACTCCTTGAACAAGTGTTGTGAGAAAATCGGTATTGACAACATTTTGAACCAAATCGGTGAACGAGTTGTTTAGTTTATTAAGACTTCCTTGTAGGTTATTGGCACTTTTGGCAGCTTCGATCTCAGCCGATCCAAAACCGCTATAATATGTATTCATTATTGAATCCATTTTCTGCCAATCGGAAAGGATAGCAGCAAGTGTGTTCGCATGGTGCTTGCCACCAATTTCATTTAAGAGTAAAGCTCTATTTGGATCGCCTTCTTCAAGTCTATTGAATACAGTTGCCAATTCCTGAACCTCCCACGACTAAAGTCGTAGGGTTCTCGTTTCATAGATTTCGTAACCTACTTTCTCCACGAGCTAACACGATAGTTCCTACCGCTTTACATATGTTAGACTATTTGTTTTAGTCCTTCGTTCAATATATTTATTGAAGCATTAACATCTCTGTCGTGAGAAGTACCACACACGGGACACACCCACGACCTAACACTTAAATCCTTAGTCTCAGTGTTCTTATAGCCACACACATTGCATAACTGGCTACTCGCAAAGAATCTATCTATTTTGATAATATCCTTGCCGTACCAATTAGCTTTGTATTGTAACATAGTAGTAAACTGCGACCACGACACATCAGAAACACTTCTTGCAAGTTTATGATTTTTAAGCATACCGCTTACATTTAAATCTTCAAGACTAATAACATCATATTCCTTTACAAGTCTTGTAGATAGTTTGTGTAAGAAATCTGTTCTTTGATTTGCAATTTGTTCCTGACACTTAGCAACCTTTATTCTTGCCTTATTCCAACGATTACTACCTCTTGTTTTTCGAGAAAGTTGACGTTGTAACCGAGCGAGTTTCTTTAAAGATTTTGCTAAATATTTAGGATTTTCAATGTGTTCATTATCAGACGTTATTACAAATTCTTTAATACCTAAGTCAATACCAACTACACTTCCAGTCTTTTCAAAAGGTTCTACTGTTACATCTGTACAACATAATGAACAATAGTATTTACCAGAAGGTGTTTGAGATATTGTAGCATTAAGAATCCTACCCTGTGGAATCTGCTTATCTCTGATTTTAACCTTACCAAGTTTAGGTAGTTTGATTGAGTTACCTAAGAATTGTATATTGTTATTTGTATAAGAAGTTCTATATGAATATCTATGTGTTTTCTTTGATTTAAACTTGGGAAAGCCTTTGCTTGACTTAAAGAATCCTTTGTATGCACTATCCAAATCTTTTAGCGTATTCTGCAATGCACACTTATCAGGTTCTTTAAGCCATTCATACTCTTTCTTTAAAGAAGTCAAATCTCTTATACAATCGTAAGCACTTAATGTAGTTTTATCAGTTTTATAAGCAGTTATCCTTTTGTCGAGATAATAATTATAAACAAAGCGTGTGCAACCAAAAGTCTTTGCCAAAAGAATCTGTTGCTCCTTATTAGGATATAACCTAAACTTATACGCTTTCTCCATAATATCACCTCTCTTTCTGATTTTGTATGTATTGTCTTATTTGAGATTCGGTATTCTCGGAAACCGTTGCTATATAATAACTCGGATTCCATAAATGACCGCCCCATAATTTTGACTTCAATTCATCACCATACTGCTTCATAAGTAGCCTTGCTGAAACTCCCTTTAATGCTTTTAACATATCAGGAATATAATGTTGTGGTGAGCAGTCTATGAGCAAATGAATATGGTCTGCTTCTCCATTACATTCTATAATTTGAAAGTCATTTTCTTCTGCTATTTTATTAAGTAATTCATATAATGACTTTTCAACATCTCCAACAAGAACTTTTCTTCGGTATTTTACACACCAAACAATATGATACTGAATTGAATATACATAACCTCTGCCATATGTTAATTTCATAGTTTTCACCTCTATATATATTATAACATATGTATTTCAGAAAGTCAAGGTATTTCCTTCAAAAATTATTATTTTTTTCTAACATATGTAAAGCAATAGGTTAATATCTATCACCCTACGATTTAACCGTTTTAGAGGTTGTCGTTCACATAGGTTCGCTATTCCTATGCAGTTCTCTTATGAACTTCTTTACCTTTCGGCAAAGCACAGACTATATCTTATCCGTTGGCATTACCCATTACGGCGAAACCATTTCCAACCGCTTGGTTGTACTCCCCTCAGGAGGGATAGTCGTTGAACGTTCTCCTATTCGGAGCTTCGCTGCTGATTACCAATTTCTTGTAGAAGCACTTAGGATTTAACCTTATGCCATCTATTTGTTTCTTTCTGCTTTCGCAACGTTCACGCTTGTACCTTTTCGGTGCTACGTTGTAGTACAAATAGCTTTACGGTATTCCAGCAATTAAGTTTCTTTATTGGACGATTTCTCGCCACTATGTACAGATTTCTCTATACACTAACTATTGTTTCGGCTAACTCACGACTAAAGTCACGAGTATGCGCCGAAATTCTAATCGAGTAATTCAATTGGTGTTTTCAGCTTTTGCGCACCATCAACGAACTTGTAAACTGATACACCTAATGTATCAAATGCTTTCATTCTTTCTTTGTTTGTTGTATCAGAAAGGTTTACAAATAATGTCGAAAGAGCATTACCAACTTCCGAACCACTTTGTCTTGTTGAAGCTACAGCAGTTGTTATAAGTGCTGATAATTGTTCAATAGACACACCATAATTAGCAGCCATACTCGCAGCTTCTTGTGTAGCAGAAGCCATGTCAGTCATTGAAATTGCGTATCGGTTTGTGATTTGGTTCTGTCCCCCGAGAACTTTACCTAAATCATCAATACTGCCATTAAACTTATAGGCTGCATCAGTAGCGATCAAGTATTTGTCAGCAACTTCTTCGGTCATATCTCCTGCTGCTTGTGCAAGAATAGACAGATTAGCCATTCCTTCCGCATCTTGATAACCAGCTCTTGACATTTCTTGTACACCAGTTAAAAAAGATTGAACAGTAACACCATATTGATTAGCTGATTCAAAAGCGGTAGTTCCCAATCGTTTCAACGATTCCTCAGACATATCTGAGGTCTTGCTTATCTCAGTCAGTATTGAATCAACTTCTTTAAGGGTCACGATAGCTTCTTTGGTATCATTGACTGCTCCCATAATAAGTTGAGATACGCCAAACCAACTTGAAAACTTTCCGATTTTTTCTTTAAAATTATCAAGTGCCTTCATACCAGTCTGACCCGTGGCATCAGCAACATCTTTAAGTCTCTTAAACTCATTTCTCAGATTTTTTAAACCTTGATTATCAGCAGACTCGATTTGAACTTGCAAGGCTTTCATGGATTGTTTCATAGCTTCCGAAGCCTTAGTGTTATTCTTTAACCAAGTTTCAATGCTTTTGTTAAGGGATTGTTTTTGACTAATTAAAGTTGTTTCAGTTCTGGTACTTCTGAAAGTTTTATTTAATTCATTCGCTTTTTGTGAAGTAGAATCAATCTCTTTTGCAAGATTGTCAAATCCTTGAATAACCTCATTTGTTGCACCAACGTCATTAAACTCAGCCATTAAACCTTGATAGTTATTCTTCAATATTTCTATTTTTTCATTTAAAGCAATAACACCTTTATCGGTAGAATTAGCTGAGAACACACCGCCAGAAGTTTGTTTGTCCAACTGTTCTAAACTGTTTCCAACAGATTTAAATTTGCTTTCAGCGTTTAAAAGAGTTGAAATCAAATTTTTATAATTTTCTATTGCTGCGGTTGCTTCTCTTTGGTTTGGAACAAGTAAAGAGAAATCTTCTTCGCTTTTAAATTTTTTTATGATCTCAACAAGCTTAGAATATTCAGAAGATAAAATCTCAATATCTTTAGTATTTGTTAATGAATTAGATGCTTTATTGGTATTCTTATTAACATCGGAAAGCATCGAATCTGCTTCTTTTGCCTGAGTTTTTTGAATAGAATCCATTAACCCAAGTCTTTTTTTAAGCATCTCCAAAGTATCTTTATGCAGTCTATTCTCAACTTCTTTAAACTGAGTTTCAGTTAATTCACTCTTTGCTATTTCTTGGAGAACTCTTTCTTCCTCAACAAGCTTAGGAATTATACTACCAGATAAACGTTGTACTTCTTCTTTGTCGTATAGGGAAATGTTCGTCATTAACCGAAGTTCTTCAAGTACTTCGGAATTGATTTCTTTCCGTTTTGATAATAATTCTTGATACCATGCTTCTTCTAGCTTTTTAGCATTAAGAATGTTGTTTACATATTCGTTATTACCACTGGCATTATTCAAGGGTTCTAAATCAGAAGTTGTTAATTTGAGAAACAGAGGGTTACTTACAAATTCAGTAACTAACTTTTCATAAGTTACTTCCAATTCTTCAAGCTTATTCTTCATAATGTCAATGTCATTATGATTTTTGCCTGACAATTCAGCATTAGCTATTTTAGTTTGCTGAGAAGTGATCTGTTCTTGAAGCTTAACAAGTTCTCCGATTTTAGCCTTTTCGACCTCAAACGCTTTTTGTTGTTCGTTGACTTCTTTTGTAGTCTGAGAAATCATCGACTTCAACGCCTGCAAACCTTTGGTATCAGATATACTGTCGAACGATTCATACAAATCTTTAGTAGAATAAGTGAGTTTGGATTCATCTATATCCAACTCTTTTATTTTTTTCACAAGATTGTCAAGTTCAACGCTTGTGTTTGTAAAGTTAGTGTCTAAAACTTTTTGATTAGCTAAGTATTGCTGTTCCTTTTTTACATCTTCAAGTTTTGCCTTTGCAATGCCAAGCTGATTTAAGTATTCAGAAAAACTATTAGAATCAGAAACATTGTTAAGAACTTCCCTTAATGTTTGTCCATTCTTATTTCTAAGGTCATCTAATGTCATTCCAACTTGTTCTAATTCTCTTTCAAAGGTGACAAGTTGAGTCTTAGCCTTTTCAACCTCGGCAGAAACATCTTTACTTCTAAAATCGGTTTGTGTAGAACGTTCCTTAGTAACATCTCGACTAAGAGTGATAGCCGCTTTTTCGGCACTTCTAAGAGCAAGTTCCGTTTCTGAGCTAATTTTACCTTGCGTTTTGAGTTCATCATTTGCTGTACGAATAATTTTGACCCATTCGTTATAAGCTTCAACAAATTCTTTGGTTTTAGGTGTTATCTTATCATAATCAGCGGATAAAGAAGAAACTCCATTGATCGGTAAAGAATTATTAGTTACATCTTTAATAGGGTTGTTTCTGTTCTGAGCAGCCCACATTTCTTTTGCAGAAGCCGCAGCATCATCAATTAACTTCTTTTGCCGAACATAAGCCTTGTTTGCCCTTTCTTGTGCTTGTGCTTGCTGTTTAATGTTGTCAGTAACATTTATTACCTTATTTGAAAAATCAATTAGCTCATTTCCGCTTTCATCCATTGCCACTTTTATTTTTTGACTTAGAGTGACAACTCTACCTAATTTATCTTCGCCTTGTATTATCGCAGATATTGTATTGTTACCTTTAGCATCTGTACCATAATCTGTTCCCGATATTTTGGTTATTGTGATTCCAAGTTTTTGAACGCTCTCAGTGGCTTTTTTAATAGAATCATCATCCAAACCCATTTGCCTTAACAAACTTGAATAATTTCCTTTATTAAAGCCAGTAACATTCATCGTTGACATGGCTTTTGACAATTGGTTGGATATAGTCGATGCAGTTTTGTCTATTGAAGATCTTGTCGCACTCTGATTAAACTCAACGTTCGCAATATTCAAAGTCAATTTCTGATCGTTCAATTGCTTTTGAATAGCTTTCAAAGACAACTCGTTCGGGTCTAATACAGCCTTGACATTTATTACTTGACGTTCAATATCCTTTTTGACCGCCATATATTGAGTTTTTAAATTACCACCATTATTTAACAATTGCGCTTTTACATCAATAATATAATTCATACATTATCACCACCCTTTAATGCCACTTATAAAACATTATTTTACACTTTGTTGTTGCGCCAATTCTTCTCAGGCTTTTCTCCAACGTACATTCCAGCTTCAAAAGCAGAATCAATTAAAAGGGAATCGCCATATTTGGCATCAGTCAGACTACCTATTCCAGTTGAACCAGCTTCTCCCCAAGAATCATTTATCAAAAAATTGACAAGCTCTCCCCATATGCCAACACCCTCTTTACCTTGTCTTGAATAGCCAGCACCATGAAGCCCCTGTTCTGCATATTGTAACACCATTCTACCAGTATTATCACTGTTGGGATAAACATAGCTTAAATATTCGGGATTGACACTAACTTGTCCATGATAGCCAGAAACATAAGAACCTGAGTTCCAAACCACTAAGTTATCATATAACAAATCAGTTCTTCTATATTTCTCAGGGTCATAGTCACGATACCAATTTTCAGTCGCTACTTCTGCAACTGTAAAGATGATTTGAGTAGACCAATAAACACCAAAGTGCATACGCTTTTTTATATCTTTAATTACTTCCTCTATTGAATTAAAATGTTTATCTTTAGATATTGTATCAAATGAATCCATATTTAAAGTCTCGTATACCTGTGAAACACCGCCATGCAATTGCATTTCTGCTAAAGCTCTGTCAATATTATCTTTGGCTCTGATGAGTTTGCTATTCTTTGCATGACGATTTCTATTTGGATTTCTACTCATTTGTTTCACCCATCCTTTGCAAATATCCAATGATCTTTTTTAATTCTTCGTTTGCTGTATCAACATCATCATTAACAATTGATATTTGTACTTCGTCACCCGACACAAGTCCTAATGACAAAATGCCAAGAATAGATTTTGCATTAACCGTTCGACCTCGATTTGAAAAATAGATTTGGCTGCAAAAACCTTGAAGATAATAAACGAGCAAATGAACTGTGCGACTATTTATTCTGCCTTTTATAATAGCATTTTCTACGGAACACATTGCCATCACACCTTTTCGTTTGTCTTATTTTCGTTGTGAACAATTGTCGCAAGTTCATTCGCAACTACGCCAAAATCATTTTCTTTCATCGTCTTAGAAAATGTGTCCATCTTATTCGTAATTTCTTTAAGGTCTACACCCTCAAAAGTATCTTTGGTATTATCAACAAACTCAGCAATAGAATTTATCAACCTTGTAACAGACTCTTTGATTTCATCTTTGTTTTTATACATTTCTATTTTTTCATCTATTACATCGAGCATTTCTTCAAAAATAGATATATCAATTGGAAGTATTGCACCAAGAACATTTATCTGTTCGCTTGAAAGAAATATAGTGTTTCTAAACAATTTATATAAATCTAAACCACCGGGAAAAACTTTAATATTATCCTCAGTTTTTATATCTTTAAAATCATGAAGATCGTTCCATACATCGTTAATATTGAAACTTCCATTTTCATCCACTTCGGGTTCATAACTGTAAAACATACTTGCAGCCGTAAGAGTGATATAGAATTGTTTGTATTCGACCCCATTTTTTATAGTTTCATTAACAACCGCATTTATAAAAGTAAGATAATCTACAAAAGACCAATCAATTTTCTTAATGTTTGCCATAATCAATTTCCTCCATTAAAATTATTCATAAGATTTATTTATCGTATCAAGAAGCTCGTCCACATTCCATGTGTAATGAGTTATTTTTTTCTGTCCTATCACATTTATTGCTCCATACATAAGAAGATCAATTTCATTAAAACTTTTCTTATTGACTTCTTTCATCATTTTATTAAAGTTGCCAATAGACTGCCAGTATGTAATCTGACTATTTTCTTCTTCATTTCTGAAATTCAGAACAAAGCCAGCTTCAACATATTCATATTTGCTCATCTCAGTAAGAGCCTTGATTTGATGATATTTAATCATACTGTTAGGGTTATCCTCTTTAGTAAGTTGTACAGACATACTTTTATGTTTGGTACTTTTTAATTCTGTCGGAAAGAACAATCTATGCTTAGAACTAAACATCACAAAGTCACAAGGGTTTTTATGCGAGAATCTTGTATCGCTCCGTTGAGTAAATGATTGAGGTGGGTCTGGAAGTCTTATATTAAGACAATACTCAGGTACAGAACTTTTCCAATCTTCCTCAAAAATTTTTCCTTTATTCTTCATTTTATACCTCGTTTTTACTAAAATTATAAAACGAAAATTTTATCATGTGTTATGTAAAAAATAGGGAACACAAAATCTTATTATATCTTGTGTCCCCTTTCAAATTGTTGCAATCATTCAACCGAATCTGTTAAAAATCCTTTTATTTCGTCAGCAGTAATTTCAGCAGCTTCATCAAGTACTGACGTTTCAGCCCTTTTACCTCGTATAGATTTTAACTCATCATGAAGTACAACAATTTCATCCAATTGGGGACTTACTTTTTTCTTAGAATTGGCTTTGATTTCTGCGACAACATCTTTAATGTTATCGGCATATTTAATTTTGCCATATTCCTTTTCAGCTTTGAGCAATTCAGTCTTAGCTTCTGCTTTGCTCATTTGCTTACGAACATAAGCTATTATCGGTATATGATAAGCAAAGTGTTCAGGCTTGCATACAACTGAACGCCATGCCAAAAATTCATTTTGGTTGTCACAAAATGAACAACCTTCATATTCAGCACCACATACCAAACAGTGCCTCATCTGTTTTTGACTCATTATATCATTCCTTTCGCGTATTCTAGTTTGTGTCATTTATCCAACCAACATTTAAAAAAATTAACTGGATAAATGACACAAATTGAGGGGTCGTTTCCAACCCCTCACCTGTATCATTATTATTGTAGTATGTAACCATACAAAAGATATTATATTACACAACTTCGTCGTTATATACAAGGAACTCCCAAAGACCATTGGTTTGTGTAGCAGCACAAGTATCAACGAGCGAATTTGCGGTAAAGTTCTGGATGACTTGATCGCCGCCAAGTTCAATATCAAACTCGCCACTAAACTGCGCCCTATAAATAATAAACTGACACTTGTACTCGTTATCACAAGCATCAACACCAGTGCAGTCGATAACAAGATACAGAGTCTTACCAAATACATCAGACTCATTTACAACTCTTGCACCATTTGCCTTATAATCGTACATTACTACAAGTTTTTGACCCGCAGTAAGTTCAATATTTGTAGGCAAAGTAAGTTCCTTAGTTGCAGGGTCATAAGCATACTTATTCTCTCCAGCAGTAGTGTCCTGAGTAAACTCGTTCTTAATAAGACCACCATTATCCGAAAGTATTCTTACGTCAACGATCTCTGCACCAGCAGTACCGACAGCCGTGAACGAAGTTGTAACTTTCTTAGACGATACAATGCTTGCCGTAACATCTATGATGTCAGGAAAACGAACATTGTACTGACCGTAAGTCTGCTCAGAACCAGTCTGTGCAGCCATAAGGTCGCCAGAGATAAGGGCAGACTCGCCAGTTACCGAAACTGCCTTATTTCTCTTGATCTGTTTTAACAGTCTGCCACCCTTACCAGTAATATCAACAGTATCTTCACTGTTGGAAATAGTAGTGGATTGCAGTTCGGTTACAAGAAACTCGCCCTTGCGGTTAGTTCTGTTATAAGCGTGAATCCTATCAAGAGAAGTAATAGTAAAATTATCAATAGTAAATAATCCAGCCATATTTCTTTCCTTCCTTTCCTTTTTCAGTTATAAGTATAAAAATAAAAGACACCTTTCACGGTGCCTGCTTATCTAAATGATAAAAAGTTTAATTCTGATTTCTTTATCTTCTTAATGTCAACTGTTCCAAAACCAGAATAAACACCTCTCATTAAATTATGATAATTAACTCTTTTTACGACTTGCTGCACACAACAGTAAAAGTCATATATTGTTAATTGATTTATTGTTTCAAAATCATATGGGAAACCCTCATCGCACACAAGCGCAATAATAAGTTCATCAAATTCATTATCGCTTTGACGTTTTCTGCGTTTTGCGTTTAACCTATGTTCCTTTTCCAATTCTATAAAATATTCATAAGCTGTATCATTGGCAGGCTTACGTTTATATTTCTTAGTATTTAATATTTCACATAACAACAGTCCAATTTGTATATATGCGTATTCATCAATTATGACTTCACCCTTTGAATCAACTAAGACCAAGTTGCCATTTTCGGTTTCTTGTATTTCCAACGTATTCAAGTCTAACCCTTTTAGCAAAATTGTACTATCAGGCAGTTTATCATTTTCGACATTATACTTATACTTTCCATAGAACAATTCAATGAAAAAGTTATACTCTTTAATTTGTCTGAAATCTCTCCCCATATCATACAGTTCAACCATGTAAGATGATGGTGTTGACAAAAATAAACTTATCAAATCATCATAGTCTCGCCTTAATTTGTCACTTCGATACTCTCCGAGAGTTGGTATAAGAGCAGTAACCTTGTCATTGATTTTATACTCTGTTTTGTTTAATAAACTTATTGCCATTCCATACCACCATTCGTATATCTGATCTTATCAGCAAAGTCGGTAATTTTGAATGCCAACAATCTGCCAGTATATTTATAGTTGGTTTGCGTAAATAAATTATTATAAAGCAATCGGTTTTTACTGATTCCTAAATTGCTTTTAGGTGCAAACATTTTCTTCAACTCTCTGACAATAATATCATTTCGCAACCTATTTTTGCTAGTGTCGATTTTTCCTTCATAACGCGCAATGTCTCGGTGAGTCAATATCCAAAAAAATAGTGTCAAAGTGACATAGCCTGTACCATTTCTTCCAACTTGACTTGATGTAGTTTCATTCAGATCATAAAAAATATAACTGTCAGTTTGTGTAATAGTCTCAGGGTTGAACTCTTGTGGGAATACATTTTTCCACACTAATTCATCTGAATCATCAGTAGTGAGTGTACCATGACTAAGTATATCAACCAATATATCATTATTTAATATCTCATTTGTAATTACATTTCTGTAATCTTCTATTAAATCTTCATTGATATTGTTTGCCATATCATACACCTCCCACCAATTTAATTTTGACTTTGCTGGTTAGTCCACCATCACTAACAGCATTTAATACAAACTCACAATTATCAAATAACTGTTCATCATATTTGCAAGAAATAGTTACTTGATTACCAATAGTTTCCATAGTTAATACCGAACTATCAAAATTATTATTTGATATACTCCATGTAACATTGCCTGATACATCCGTAGTAAATGTTTTCTTTCCTCCTATCCGTAAAGTAGGTTTACTGCCAAAAAGAATATCAAAATCATTTTCGGAGACTTCGATATAATCGCATATCCAGTTTTCAATAGAGTCTGTTTCAGGATTGTATTGATGCTCAGTCATCATAAGTTTGAGATAACCCTTGTCATAACTGAATGTAGTAGTGTCATTCTGTGTTAGCTTATAAACCGTTGGACTCTTTGTGTTTCTATCCAAGAAGAACCTTTTATCATGGTCAAGTATGATCGTATTTTCATCAGCCATTATCCAAACTGAATGTTGAGCTGAACCGACTGTCATTACATTATTGCTTTGGACACCAGAGTTATACTGTGTTGCATTGGTGTCATAAACAGGATATTCGTAAATCTTTCCTTTTTTATCCTGCCATTTTAAGAATTGGTTACACCTTGTCAACTTGCCTGCACCATTTATATCATCTCTGTTATATGATTCTACGCAAAGCCAATATGTATTTTCTTTTGTATTGTAAAGCATATCACCTATTACAATAGGAAAATCATACAGAGCATTAAATGATAACGTAATACCATAATTGTTGCTTAACTTTTCATCAAAAGTTTTAATAGGTATCGTTTCAAGTTCTTCAACAGGAACACCAAAACGCCATTGAACAAACGTATCTTTGTAAGAAGGGTCTTTCATTAACTGATCGACCATCAAACGCTGTCCATCTATAATCTTAGCCTGTCGCATAGTCAATCCATTACTTGTCATATATGACTTCATATGTGCATAACTCATTGAAATCACACTCCATGAACTTGACCGCAAATAGGCGGTTTCCAACGCAGTTTGGTATGTTTAGGATAACAACAACCACAGCAACAACCTATTGGATGACCTATCATTTTAGCATATTTATTAGCGGTATAACCGTAACCACCAAGTTCCTCGTAGGTATTTGACAGTAAATCTCCACGGCGAATGGAATAATTTATCATTAGCTGATGCGCTTCTTTCCAATACATTTCTCTCACAGCTTGTGCTTTAGGCAGTACATTAGCATTATCATATTTATGAAAATCTTTTGTACTCATGTGAGCAGATAACGCAAGCGGAGTTTTAATATATGTAGCATCAAGATAATAAACCACCATAAAATGTGTTAGAATTTCAAAATTTACATCGTCCAATTCAATATTAAAAGTTTTGTTCACAGGATCACGGTCAGACAAATCCTGCGAACAATCTTCAAAGGCGACAATCGCTGGTCGCAAATAATCAATGATAATTTCATCTGCTTCTTCTTCCGTCATTTCTATGAAGTCATAGTCTTTGATTTTAGAATAAACAGAATCGCATAATTCTTTATATGTTGTATTAGCCACGCTGTCACCTTCCTTTCATAATTATTATGTTAAGTCAAACTGTAACTTGCGTTCAAGCAATCCAATAATGTTTATATCGGTCAAACTCTTATTTGCATACATAGTTCTGACTTTTGAGATAAGAATATCTCTCATATTTGCCATAATAGCATTGTCGATCACTTTAGAAATTTCAGCTTCGCTTTTCTTAAACAATGTTTTAAGATTATTTATTTGAGCAACGTTTTCATAAATCTGTGTTAGATGAAATTGCTTGATTGCAGTCTCATTGAGAAGTATGACTCTCGGTTCTTGCAGAAAATCAGGACGAGAATTATTCATTTCAATAATCTCTGCAATACTCATAGTCTTTGTTTCGCCTATGTTGTTCCATATGAACAGAGCATTGTTTGTAGGAGAACGATAGATAAGTCTACCAAATGTAATACTGCGAACCTGAATTTTAACATTATCTGCCAAAGGTTCATAGTCATCTTCATAACCCTGTTCATCAACATTATCCAAATCGTCAAGTGCAGAATTTATGTTTTCAAGCAGGGAAGTGGACTTCTTTTCTTCAACTACAACTTCTACTTTTTCTTGAACCAAATCATCATCGGCAGATAATACCGTAGCTACGCTTTCGACTTCTTTAATTTTATCAATCAGCTTTTCACGACTGATATTTCCGACCTTTATATCCTTGCTCTTGGCATAACTTTTCAGTTCTTCTAAAGTCATTTCTTCAAAATTCATTGAATAATTTCCTTTCCGATAGTGTAAAATATAAATAGGGCTGATAGTTATTCCCATCAGCCCTTAAATTTAAGTATTAAATTTGTATAAACGTTTATGATTACATAGTGTACTTACCAAAGATAGAGCTGAACGCAAGTCCAACGCCGAGTTTGGTCTGTACCTGAGAATCAATAGTCTGGTCGTGAGTGTCCTTTTCAGTCAGATCTCTTGCACGAGTGTCACCCTCAAAGTAAAGTTTGATAAACTTCTCATTGTCAGGAAGAACAAAGATGGAAGTATCGTCCACCTTAAAGTTGTATGTACCTCTAACAAAAGTCTGAGGAATTTCAACAGCAGAAACGCCAAGACCTGTCAGTTCAAGAACTGCACCCTTAGTAGCCATTTCCTCTTTCTGTGCGTTGGAAATCCAAGCTGCATTCATACCAGTAGCAATATTAGCAAGGGCTGTCTTAGTACCAGCAAGAATAACATTCTTTTGAGCAGCAGTCTGTACACGCTGAATCAGAGTTCTCATCTGTCCAGCATCGTAAGTACCTGTTACTTGGAAAGCAGCAGGAAGATATGTGCCTGCGCCATTAAATGCAGTATAAATTCTCTCGTCAATTGCTCTCTGTAAAGCACCCTGCATAGCGTTGATAAGGTCAACAACTGTAATCAGACCCTTTAAGAATCTCTCAAAATCATCATATACATGAATATAGATCCACTCAGTATCGAGAGAGAATGTCCTACGACCAGAAAGCTTTTTGCGGTCAGTATTCCAGTGATTACCAGCAAAAGTAGTAGCAACAAGAACAGAAGCATCGTTTACAACGAACTCGTTCTTATCACCAAGCGCACCATTCTTGGACTCTACAAACTGCTTGTAGAAGGGGCTGTCCTCCCAAGCAAGAGGAAGGTTAGTGTCAAGCACTTCCTCAATTATAGTGAATATTTCATTCTTGTGATTTCTCCAACCTCTATATGTAAGCTTATTATCACCAAGAATATCGAACAGCGCAAGTCTGATAGCCTCATCGGTGTATTTTACTGCTTCGGGAGAAGCAAAAGTGCTAATTCTCTTAGAATAAGCATCGTTCATAAGATTAACAATCTGCATTAAATTAGTTTCCATTATTCATTCACTCCTTCCTTAATTATTAAACAGTCTCGTTCTTGACTACTTCGATAATTACCTTTTTACCCTCTGCAACTATTTCGCCACCACCAGTGGGAGGTGTACCAGAAGGAGAAGTTACAGTCGCAATATTTATGCAAGGATAAATACCAGTGTTCTCGATTTCAGTAACCTTACCATAGAAACCTACACCAGTAGGCTCAGTAGAACCAAGATTTTTCAGTTTCATAGTAGTACCATCAACACCAACATAATTGCCAACAGCAATAGTGTCACCGTCAGTAATGGTATAATCGGTTACACCAAACTTGTTTGTAGGAGCAAGACCATAACCTCTAAATACCTTTTTCTTAACATTGATAAAATTTTCCTCACCCTGCTCAGAAGGAATATCAGTGTAACTCCATGCAGGATTTGCAACAAGATAAACCTTATCAGTTGCCGCAGGAATCTCCGCAGCATATACGTTTCTTTCACCAGTTACAATGTCACCTTTTTTAACTACCCAACCATTTTCAATGTCAGTAGTGTTATTCACAAAATCATAGCAGATTTCAGTAATCTTAGTAGTTTCAACTACGCCATACATATTAGCCATATTACTTCACTTTCCTTTCCTTTGAATTAGTCATTGTTCATAAGTCTATCGAAATAGTTTCCATAGCGTTCAGTGTCAACAAACATATTCTTGTTGCTTGTACCGCCAACGCCTGAAACCATAGGCTTATACGAAAAACTTTCCTTCTTGCCGCCATCAACAGTCATCTTACCGAGCATAAGTGTCAGTTCCTTGTTTACATCTTCGGGAGTAGTCTTGCTGTAATCAAGATTTGCTTTCCAAATCATAAATGCTGCATACTTATTCATCTGACTCTCGAATTTATTAACAATTGCATCAATCTCGTTTTTCTTAGCAATCTCTTTTGCTCGTGCATCTTCTGCTCTGAACTTTTCAAGTTCAACCATAGCTGTCTTGTGTTCCTCGGACAACTTGTCAAATTGCTCGGTAATAGACTGAATCTTCTTATCATAGCTTTCAGCGTAAGTTGCGGAAATAGATGCCTCCACCTCACACTTAACTACGTCTTTGATAGAATCAATTTCTGCTTTAAGATCGAATGTAGATTCAGAGTCTGCAATTTCAGCAACAGCAAATTTACACTCTTTCTTACTCTCATAATCAATCACTACATTCTCATCGACAATAGCATAATCAATAGAATAAGCCTTATAATCCTCTCTATCGAGAACTCCGATGGTTGTTTCGGTTGCATTGATGAAAGCGTACTTAGCAGTATCAGAATTTTCAATCTTTGTTTCAGACAGCTTTTCTAAAATCTTAGAAAAATCCATTTTCAACATCTCTCCTTTCTTTTCAGAATTATCGTTTATATGTGAAACAGACTGGCTTTCGCTGTCTGATTCATACTTGTGTAACTTTTCAAGTAGCAAGTCAAAGTTGCGCTTAAAAGCAGTTTCGTTGATAGAAAATCTTTTTACAACAGAATCTGCAAAGCATGGTTCTACAGAATTATCTTTTAATTCTCCACTGTATCTCCCCAAAAGGCAAAGCGCCTGCAAATTAAAATCATTGATATTGAAATAGTCCCACTTTTCATCGTACTCTCCATCAGTCACTTCGATTTCCATAGACTGATTAAAGAAAATCTCATCATCTCCTGCCGATTCTAAAATTTCGGGGAAATAATGAGTCCATAAAATAATATCAACGCAGAAATATTCCTTTTCAATTCCATGTATATCTGTAATTACTTCCATTTGTGGGTTACAATCTTCGGGAATTACACCATAAGCAACACATTCGTTTGTTATCTTTACACCTGTGTCATCAATTTCAATTTTTCTGTCATGACCTCCCATGATGGAATTGTTATCGACTTTCTTGATATGTCCAACCACAGGAACGTTAGCATATCCTTTTCTAGCAATCAGTTTTTGTAGAGCTGATTCTGTTATATTTGAATGGTTTCTATTTTTTCCAGTGTAAAAAACACTACATCTGCAACGTGTAAAGTCAGAATTTAAAATCTTAAAATCTGTTAGTTTAACAGCAGAATAAATTGATCGCTTTGGGTCAAGTTTTTCGTTTGTTTCTCGGCTCATTTTTTATCACCACCTCATAAAAACATTGTGTTTCCAATAAAAAAGTCGGTTTTTTCAAACCGACTGGAAAGCATTTTCATAAGTTCAGGTGATGATACAAATTGATAAACAAAATCTTTATCATTTAATTTTTGTTTTGAGCAATGAAAGCCGAGTTTTATTAGTTCGTCAGCCTTTTCTTCGCTTATTACGTTTATTACGATGTTTCCTTGTTTCTGAGTATTCATCATCTATCACCACCTCGTCATTTTCAACTTCTTCAACTACACTCAGTTCCGTATAGTCCTCATAAGAGTAAACAAAATCTCGCTTTAATTCCTGTAAGCCACCATAACAGGCGCACTTGCCACACTTGCATACAACATAATCATGCGTGTTGCGAGATTCTATAATATCTTTACAAAAAGTACACTGTATTTTATTACATATTATTTTTTGCATTTTACTTTTCTACACCTTTAGCCTATTTTCTGAATCGTTAGCATTCTGATCTCTTGTATCTTGCCCTCGTTCAGTAATCTCAGTATCTTCCATCTCAGGTCTGCCACCTTCGCTGTCTCCCGATTGAGTGTAACTGGTCTGCAACGGTTTCCAATTATTAAACACGTCAGCAAAGATATTATTTTCAACAAAGGAACAGCCAAGAACCATACAAGGACTTCTCCCCCTCGTAGCTTCAAGTTCAAACTTATTTGGCAAACCACTCTGAGCCTCTTTAAGAGCTTTATCTCTGACCTCAGACTCATTGAATGTAGTCATGTTTAAAATCTTATAAACAAACTCATATTGATTCCCACTATAATAGAACTTTCGCAGTTTCATTTGAAATTCAATCCAGTTTTCAAGCTGTCTATACAATCTAAAATTATCACCACTGTCATTTATTATTGATAGCTTTAATTCACTTCCAGATGTTGCACCACTCATAAGAGCTTCCGAAACACCAACGTCTTTGAAAGCCCAACTTATAGAGTTTGAAACATTGTCTCTGTTATCAGCGTTGCTTGAACTAAATTCTTCTGTCTTAGTGTCAAATGGAGTAGTAATAACACCAATGTTATTTTTAACGACATTGAGAACTTGTCTTACAAAAGGTTCAATCAAACCTTGATCGAGAGTAATTTCTCCGTCTTTAGTTGGTATTTTCATAGCCAACAATTTATAAGCATCATTAACGCTTTGTGTTTTTGCCAAATCCTTAAAATCATCAATCAATAAAATGTCAGCTATCATCATAAGAAATGGTGGATAAGCAAACGCAAAGTCACTGTTATATTTCAAACACAACGAATTACCGTATGGGATCATCACTCGACCTTTCGGATCAGCGTAGTTTTCAATTAGTTCTTTCAAAGGTTCAGGAAATGATTCAAGTTTTGTTTTTGACAGATTTCTTGACTTTATATAAAATTGAAAAACCTTGCCATCAACCACAGATTCAATTTCACAAATCATAGGGTCTAAAAAGAAATATTTGCATGAAAAATCATCTTCCGCAACAAAAGCAAAACACACATCATTTTTATACAATCGTGTAAAAATCTCCCGAGTCACACTTCGCAAATTAAATTTATCTGCCTGATGTGAAAATTTTATAAAATTGGTTCTTATAACATCTTGCTTTTCATATGCTTTTGTAGAGTTGATCTTTGTCTCAACCGTGTAATTGATTATGACCTGATTTACAAAATAATCTATCAGTCGCTTATAATACCCCGACCTAAGATACATATACTCACTGAGTTTCAATATTCGTTTTCGATTTCTTTCAGGACATTCTATCATTCTGATAATTTCGCATCTTTTGAATCCTAAAATTTTGTTTTCTTCAAAGTGTCCATTAACTTGCATTTCGTGGATCATCAATCTTGAAAACGCAGCATAATCGAATTTTGAAGTCTTGTTATCCAAAAAATCATCAATAACCTTTTTGTCTTTTTCATACTGGACAAGTCCTTCATTATCAATTTGTTCTGTCACTCTGCCACCACCTTTCTTTTAAACTATTTATGATACTGCACTTACAATTGATGGACTGCGAGACAAGCTACTCCAATCGAATTTCGGTGCCTCTTTTGGTTTTGTTACTGTTGTATTTCTTCTTAATTGTGCAAGATAATAACATAATAAGCCTACGGTATATAGCTTATCGTCATGAAGCGTGTTGCGCTTCTCGGGAGGATAATCATATCTAACATTACCACCCGTTACATACTTACACATCGTTATTATTTCAGTCTTTGTTAATTCAATTTGAGCCAATGATAATTTTTGGTCAAAATTTAATTCTATTTTTTGTTCATTACCCTCGTCATCTATTGTAAAAACATATTCTTTAGAAGTATCATATTCAGTTGGAAATGTGAATACTCCTAATTTTATCATTTGTTCCAATGACTCCATAATGGCGTTTCTATTTCCTTTAGGGTCAACCAACTTTATTATATCGACTGCGTTAGGATATTTTATTTTTGCAGTTTCACTCGATTTGTGACTTCTATCAATAAGACCTTTATGTTCTGTACCATGTTCATCTTTCCAACTTTCAAACAGATAATCAGTAATACCACCTATCATATTACCGCCTGCACCCGAATCACATATTACTGCTTTTATATTTTCATAATCAAGTTTCATTTTATCGTTTGCGTTATATTTTAAGAGTAATCGTTTAAATTCTTCTACCTGTTCAGGCATACGCATAGGAGTTTTATTTTGTGTGGCTATATCTACAAGGGAAACAACGTTGGCTAAATTCATAGTCCAACCTTTATCTTTGTCAAATATAAGTTCTGCGATACCAATGACCGAGTTATCATTAAGTCTCGCAGAGTCCCACGCCATTACGAATAGTCTATTGCCAGTATCGTTTTCAAGCAAAGGCATTCTATTTATTGTACATTGTTTTAGATCACGCCTACTCAGTATTTGCTCGTCATATGAATCAGCAGAAAACTTATTATAAAGTTCTCGAAGTGCCTTATCCCTATTGTCTGACATCATTTTGTCAACTTTATCTTGTGAAATCAGTGGAGGATAAGGTTCGCCTTTAAATTTAGCTTTTAGTACAGAATCAATTGTGAAGTCACAAACAAAATAATGCTGATTTCCTATCAACATTTCTTTGCTAAAAGATTTGAATTTTTTATAAAATTCAGAAGATGTATCACTTGCTGACGAAGCATAGAGTAATTGTCGTGGAAATCCTTTTGGTTCAAGAGCCAAATCAATGCCGCCACCAAGTTTAAAGTTTTCATCTTGGTTTACGAAGTTTTCAGCTTGTATAAAAAGTTCATCACTAAACCACCCAGCTTCATCAAAGCAAACTAAATTAGCACGTTTACCTTTAATATTTGTAACATCTGAGTTTAGCGTATTTATCGTTGAGCCATTGAATAATTCACAAGTAAAAGAAGCTGGATTATGAACAAATCCATCTCCATTATTTGATTTTTTTAGTTCTTCAAAAAAAACATCTGTGCAGCCAATAAAAGATTCAATCTCTTTTTTAGCAAGCTTCTCAATTTTCTTAAATGTATCTTTTGCTTGTTCACCTGTATTTCCTAAGAAATATGTAGCGTGTAAAGGAAATAGTAAACTTTTTGCCATAGTATAAATAGCGAGCTTAGAACTTTTTCCCGCATTTCGGGATTCTAACCAAAGTAAAAAATCTCGATTCCACGAATTAGCAATAGCGTAACTCTGCATATCGAGCAAAGATACACCCATAAATCTATCTATAAATCTAACTGGATCGTTCCTTCCCCAAATTATTACTTTTAAATATTTCTCATAAGTTTCCATTTTCCTCATAGAGATGTCTTTGGCTGATTCTTTATTTAAAATTGTCAAACTCACAAAACATCACCTACTTCTTTTTCTTACGAGCATCCAGCCTTCCAATTTCTTCGTTAAGTTCTTTGATTTCTATTCTTAATTTGCGTTTATCTTCTTCAAGAATATCAATTTTTTCTTGTTGCTTTGCGACAAGTTCTGTTTGATTTGAAAGCATTTCAGCATATTCATCACCAGTTAAAGCAAGTTCTGCAAGAATAGCTTTTATGTTGTCAGTAGCAACTTCTTTGTAAGATTCAGCCAATCTGGAATTGACCACGTTTGCTTTTATTTCTTCAAAATTATTATCAGCCATCTCTCTCATGATTCTCGTAAGAGAATTACCGCCTTGCGTTTTCTTGCCACTTGCAATGGCTGAGATACCATTTTCCTTAGCCGTAGCATTTATGGTAGACAGCAAATTCTTTTTAACGTTTGTTAGTTTATTTAAATTATCCGTATCAGGAGAAGATTTTCTTAGTTCTGTATTGAGACTTCTGTCAATTTGCTCGACCTGAACATAAGTTTTTACCATTGAAATAACTGATTGAATTTTATGAGGATCTTCCAACGTGTCATCAGTAAGATAATCAGCAAGAGTATTAAAGGCAAATCTTTTGTCATCTTCCGTCCATGAATCATCATTAAAACAATCATAGCCAATAGAAGATATTACATATGTCATGTTCTTTTTGTCCTGCTCATTCATTTTTCTTGCCACAGGCATATCTGCAGGAGTGAGTAATTCGATCATTCTATCGTTAAACTCTATAATGCTATCCTTGAACGTTTTATTGTTATACTGTTGCTGTCCACCAATAATACGAGCATATTTTCCAAAATCTCCATTGTTATTGATAGTATCGTAATAAGCCTTATCACAATAATAAAAATCACAATATGCACACATAATCATGTATACAATTCTTTTATCTCTGATTTTCTTTTCAAGATTCTCCTGCAATTCATTTAAGCAATTGGAACAAATCGGAATACGAGAATCATTTTGAACATAAATGTCACTTTTTCCATTTTTAAAAAAGTTGCTTGCATATCGTTTATACTGTTTGCCACACCTTATACATGGATTTGGCGTTTGGTCTATTGCTTCGACTTTTTTAGGACGACCTCTTTTACGAGGTGTTGCTGTTGGCATCTTTTTTCTCCTTTCTTTATTTTCTTTATAGTGCGATTAACAGGAATCGAACCTGTGACCTACACCTTATCAGAGTGTCGCTCTAACCGACTGAGCTACAATCGCATATTGTAAAAGTGACCGCAGCTATTACCACGGTCACTCTTTACAAGGAGGATTTATAAAAGTACTTGAATTTTATTTAAAATCAAACACTAATGTAGGAATGCGCTTGTTTCTAAGTTCATTCATGAAATCATGTGCCACACTATTATGAAGATAAACGAAATTATAGCTATCGTCCCCTTTATCAACTATCGTGTTAGCTAGAAATCTAACTTGATCTATAAAACAAACTCGATCGTCACATATAGTAAATGTAAGAACATCATTTTTCTCATCGTCAAATATTTCTTTAAGCTCTTCAATTGTGTAATTTTCAAACATCGAGAATCTTGTTATCACGTCTTTAAGCACATGAGGACTTACAATAAGCGAATAAAATACATCTTTGATAAAGTCCTTGGGGGCAACAATTTTCATCGTTCTAAATCCATTTTTTCTATTACAAGCAATTTTAGCGTTAAATGTTTCTTCTAAGTCCTCAAAGAACTGTTGTACATCACTAAAGTCATGAGTTTGAATGAAATCTGTAAATCTATAAACCATAACAATTTTTCCTTTCATTATACGATCTGATTATTTTCATAAGCGTTTCTGAGTTTTTCTATTATGCACATTTGTCCTTTACCAGTAACATATGTTTTTGTTCCTATTTGTTCGCCATAAGCGGTATTATAGACATATTCTCTTACAACAAACCAACCGTTATCTATATAACGCTGATAAGGTTCGTTCTTGTGCTTACCTTTAGACATAAGAAAATCTTTCTTGCGAAGCCACTCAAACAATCTATTTCTTCCGATAGGTATGTTTTCTTTCTTTGCAATCTTAGAAAGAGTGCCTATATCAATACAATCACTGGTGTCTGCTACATGATCCGCAAATTCTACTTTGGGCTTATCTTCTTCGATTTTTCTTTGCTGTGTTGAGATAGTTATCCGTTGATTATCAACAATCTGATTTAACTGATTTATAGCTTGAAGATTGAGTTTGAATAACGCTTTAACATTATCATCAACATTAGGAAGATATGTGTTAATAAACAAATCCTCATTTGCAACATAACCACCAGTTTTGCGAATTGTAGGCAATATGGTTGATGTCACCCAGCGCTTAAACTCTTTAGCTTTCGGGAGCTTGCTTAAAAGTATCAGACTATACAATCCACTTTCGTTAATGATAACCGCTTGACTTTTGTAGTTAGAACCAGTGTCGGGAATCATGACGGTGGTTTTATCCTCGTTATCGACGTGTCTTGCAAGTGCATCTCTTGTATTACTGTAACCAAGTATCTCAGCTACATCCTTCCCGACAAACCACATCTCTCCGTCAATGAGAACTGTTCTAACAGAGCCAAATTCTTCACTTTCAAATACCTTAATGATTTCGTTCATAAAAAACACCAGACCTTTCTACATTATTTTGAATTTTATAAACCTTATCTACCACTGATAGCAGACAAATCCTTTCTCAGTTTTTCATCGTCCTTGAAAATAAAAATTGTTTTTTCATGATTGTCTTTGTTAGGCTTAATATCTATAATCGTATTTCCCATTTTAAGCAATCTCCTTGCGGTATTGGGAGCAAATATAGATTTACCAATTTGATTTTCACTCATATTGTCATTTTCCTTTCATCATTGCACACAGGCAATTTTATATCATACTGAACACTTTTGCCTAAATCTTCCTGAAACACTAAGAATGTAGCACTTGAATTTGAAGTCTTATTGAGCGAAAGCCCATATGAATCTATGCCAATAACGCTACCGACAGAAATAGCTTCGATGTCTCTGCCTACTTCCACAGTTTCTTTATGATGCTTGTGTCCAGCAATAATATAATCAATAGGTACACCATAAGACCTACCAAAATCATCTATTGCTTTTCCAAGATTTTTAACTTCACCATGAATAGCAAGAATGTTATAGTAATTACAAATCTGTAAAAATGTGTGACCAGTAGGATTATCCAAAATTTCAACATTACTATTGTTTTCAAGTCTTGTTCTAATAATTTCCTTGATGATAAGACTCATGTTTTCATCTTTAAAAGCGTTTTTAGGTGCGCCACATAATCTAAGTTGATCGTGATTTCCGTCTAAAACAAGAGAAAACTTTATGTGTACTATGTTGCTTAATTTATTGAGCCATTCAGCAAGGAAGTTAGCTACCTTTACGGTCGATTCAATAACACCATAACGCAATTTCATAAGCTGTGATGTAAGTCTTAGAATGCCATCAATATTATCCGCAAGGTCAACAATGTAGATAGAACACAACTGTTCTTTCTCTACTATCTCACAAACCTTGTTATAAAGATACCACATTCGCTTCTCAAAAATTTCAGGAGAATAAGCATTTATTGTTTCACCGAACAAACCTTTGATTTCAAACTCAACGCCATAATGCAAATCTCCAAATGCAAGAACTCCCTCTTTACTTTCATTTGAGGTAAGTATCAACTTAGTATCAGGTGTTTCAAGAGGTTCAAGTTTACGAACAGCTTCGACAATCTTGTCTACAATAAGTTCATCTCTTGCATTTTCTCTGAGCCAACGATTATACTCTATCTTTTCAGACTGTAATTTCTTACGCTCTTTTTCAAGTTCTCGTTTCTTTTCAACAAGATCATTTGAAAAATCGCTACCATTCATCTTGCTAAAGACTTCATCATAATAAGCAATAGCCGAATTGATTCCTTTACGGTATGCTGACTCACCGCGAGGGGGTTCACCATTAGGAGTTCTCCAATTTTTATTTATTTCATCGGTAAGACCTTTCCATGTGATCTTACCATCTCTCACATACTGTGATGTTCGCCATATGTACTGTCTTTCGGTTTCGCCCTTATGAACAGTCAAATCCATCTACAATTTCCTCCAACTTTTTAAAATTATTTAGAATTACATTACTTCATTAGAATTAGCAACAGAAATACTTACGTCTTTGCCATCAAAATCCTTTAATAAATCAATCAAAGAGATAGCTTCACCATCTTCAATCTCTAAAAAAATATCGTTGTCACCAAGATTAAGTATACCCTTTGCAGTAAGACTCTGCTTGGTAGTTACACTTGCTTTAGCCATCTAAAACCCTCATTTCATTTATATTTTAATTTTCTAATTCATCAGCCCATGTACTTATCCAACCACGATAATTTTTAGACAATGTACAAATAGCTACCCTGTCATCATTTGTAGATTCAAAATGTTCCAAGTATTTTACAAAGCCACTTCTTTCAGGGTTGTGATATAAATCACACTGTCCAGCATGACCGATCACAATAACCTTGCAGTTGTCGTGTATTCTTGTAAGAACCTTTTTCAATTCATCTGTATAAAAGTTTTCAGCTTCGTCAATTATAATTACCTTATTTTCAAAATTAGTACCTCGAAGATAAGTATGTGTCATACATTCAATATAGGCAGTTCCATTCTTTTCGTTAAGGATATTATCATACATTGATGTATTTAAATTTACTCCAATTTTATCAAGAGCCTGAAAGAAAGGGGAAAAATATGGAAAACTTTTTTCTTCAATTGTCCCCGGAATATGACCCTGAGTATGTTCCTGAACAGGTGCGGCAATATAAACAATTCCATTATATCTTCCATATTGGCACAATAGATTTGCGGTAGCTGTGGCAATCGTTGATTTGCCACATCCTGCTTTTGCATTACAAAACACAATAAGTTTTTTCTCGTCCCAGATAGCATCCCTAAACGCTTTCTGTTCTTCATCAAGATTCAGACCATAAAAAGAATGATTCTCTAAAGTGTCAGGTACTTCGCTACAATAGCTTGCCATATCACTGACTGTTCTTTGTTTTTTAGCCATATTAGAATACCACCTTATTAGTCACCTATTTAGATTATGTCATCAAGAGAATTTGCAATCTCTTGGACGATATTGTATTCCAATTGTTCTGAACTTGAAAAATACCAATCTTTAGTCCACTTGCGAGAAAGCGTTTTAGAATCAATCTTAGTTCTTTCGAGAATGTAGCTTTTCATAGTATCAACCATTTTTTTATAATTTTCCATAGCTGATTGTGTTTGCTCAAAGTCGCCCCCAACTGATCCACTTCCAGAATGACACATTGCTATACTATACTTAACAGCAAATCGCTTATGACCTGAAAGCAAAATTATCATTCCTGCACTCATCGCCACACCTGTGTTAATGGTGTACACTGGCGTTTTACTTGCGCCAATAGCAGATATGAGAGCAAAACATTGATATAAGTCTCCACCAAAACTGTTTATATAAATCTTAATGGGCTTTCTGTTTTCAATGGGAATGTCTTTATCTTGACGATTATACTCATAAATTTGTTTAGTAATCTCATATGTACAATCATCTATTTCAGAATCAATATAAATAATTCTATCCTGTCTATCATTGTAATAAGAAAGCAACGATGGGTCAGGCAGCTTAACATCAGCTTCGGGGGGAATCACAATGTCCAAAACTTTAATTGCTCCATCGAGATCGGTGTCGTTCCTTACAAAATTCTTATTTGTTTTGTGCATAAATTTTTAAATTCCTTTTCAATAATAAAGTTAGCTCGCTATACAACAAGCCCCTGCAAATTTATTGCAGGATATTCGTCTGTAATTTTACAGAATTTTAGTAGTCTACCCTTAACATTCAGTATAAACCTTTTCTCCCCGAATATTTTCAAGAGCCTTGATTACATGAGGTTCTTCGCTCACTAAATAATGATGTTTCTTAGAACGCTGTCTATTCAATCTGTAAATATAGCACTTGTCCTTAAACATCTTTCTGAGCTGCGTAGCTTCTTCTTTTGAAATGCGAATCAAAATTCAACAACCCTTTCGTTTGTAAATTTATTTTTAACAATAGCAACTAACTATTGCAACATACTTGTAAATATGATATGATATAATTGAGATATTATATCTTATCCACTAAAGGGAAAATCGAAAAAAATTTTACACCCCTCAAAAACCCTTGATTTATCGGCGTTTGAGAGGTGTTTTTAAAATTTTGATTTTAAATTGTACTGTGGACAATCAAGTTGCTTGTCGCTGTTTTCTCTTATTCTCTCTATAATATTTCTTTCGATATTCCTTATAACAATCTTCACACCTACAAGATTTGTTAGACTTACTATTCACCACAAACTCCTTACCGCAGTCAACGCAGGTCAGGGTCTTGAACTGTATGGGCTGATAACCTCGGCAGGCAGGACAGTATTTAGTGGCGTTGTTTTTCTTCCGAAGTAATATTCCACATTCAGCGCACTCAATAAATTTTTCGCCCTTGTATTTAAGATACTGATAACCTAACTCTCTAAGATCAGTAATATGTAAAACCACGGGACTATCATCGTCAATAAACAATACTCTAAAATTTGGATTGTCTATTCTGTTAGATCGCTGAACTAAATTTTTTTCTTTAAGTTCATGAAGAAGTAATGGTTGTTCATACATAATTGTAGCCGCAACTCTCGCCAAACCAAAAATAATACTATACTCAACATTTACATACCCATTATTTTTCTCATTCTTTAAGTTGTAATATTTAGCAAGAACCAGTGACACAAAAGCGATCTTTTCCAACTTTTTGTTTTTAATACTCTTTATAGTAGTAAGTTCACTGTCTGTAATAGGTACGCTATCAACATCGTACAACGGAGTGTTCTTGTATTTCTTTATTAGTTTTTCTAAACGATTATACCAGTCAACAGATTGATAATTGTCATATTGAGGTTTTAAATATTCTTGTAACTCTGAAATCACCTCCTTCATTTTCAATCTCTTATTATTTTTTTTTGCCTGTGAATAAAAATATTTAATCAATAGTATAAGGTCTGCGTAAGTGTTTTCACTTACGCTTTTCCTATTTATTATTTCTTGTACAGCTTCCGATTCTTTCATAATAATCAATCTGCAACACCTACCTTTTTCATTTTCTGAACAAATCTTTGTCCTTTATATTCAACGTCACCAGTTTCGCTTTTTTCCAAGTATCTTATTTGATTATCATTCCTTGACAACAAATTACTTATGATTGTTTCACCACAAAGATTCCATGCAAAACGCTTAGACTTATTAGAGTTATAACAAAGATCAAGAATTATATTACAAAGTTCTTTCTCATTTATACAAGTTTCTCGACAAGTCTTAATATATCTATCATAAATAGATTCACATTTTGTTAGATATTCCTCTCGCCCAGCGGCATTATTTGATTCTATTTTTATACTTCTTAACTCTTGTTGACATTGTAACCATAACCTCTTTATTGCATTATAATCCCGCCTACTATACTCAACATCAGATTTAAGAATTGTATAATCAAAATTTCCATTCTTCTTTAAATGACAAGTGTAACCATCAAATTCATCTTCGACCATGTGGCAAAGCCTATTCATGGTGCTTGAATTATCGAGAACAGGAAAGTATTTATAATGCTTTTCCAAAAATGTTTTTTCTGCATTAGTCAACGATGATTTATTTTGCAATTCTTCAATAGTCTTTTTATAATCGAAAACCCCACATATATTCGTCCACTTAACAAACGCTCTGTATCTTGTCATCTGTTCGGGATAAATATAAATCATAAAATAAGGTTTCTTGTTTACACATATTCTTTTATTAAATTCAGAAAGGTCTTTATTTTGCTGATACCAATACTTCGGCATTGGATTAGAAATAATTCCTTTGATTTTATCAATGCAATTTTGTTGAAGAAGCTGTCCACATTTAATTCTATAATCAAGCGTTTTGTATTCTTTACTATCTTTATCAAAAATAGCCTGCAAATCATACATAGCTGTAACCCTGTTAGTGATAGCTCCTATATCATTGCCAAAACCATTAGTATTAGATACAGCAAGCGATTCATCGTCTATGACTTTCTTCTCAGCTTTCTTTTGAACACAAACTATTGCAGGAACATCTCTAAGATTATCGAGCAAAATTGAATTGTTTGTTGAAAATATTATGTCACCCTTTGATACCCTCGGTTTCCCGATATTTTTTAGGGGAATAGACTATCTCTTCACCTTGTATTTTACAAGGGCTTGGCACTTCCACCTACGGGTTTTCACCGTAAATGTACAAACTTCATCAACTCAAAGAGTTGGTATGTTTTAGTCGTTACACTTCCAAGACTGTCACCAGTCAAGTTTAGCACGGTATTATCATGGAGATTAAAATTATTTATATCCTACTAAAACTTAAATTACAATATGTAGTATTTTCTTTTAGACATTTTGCAATATTATTTGCAACTACATCTTTTGTTTTAGCACGAACCATTTTATTATCAATTAAATATTGAGCTGCTTCTCTAATATAGGTAAACTGTTTTTCAAAATTATCACCAATAACTTTTATCGGAACAGCCTTTCCATTTTGACTTCCTTTACGAGAATTTTTCAACATAGATAGTTCAGGATTATTCTTATATTTTTCAGATAAAGCATGATTGCCGTAATTAGGATTGTTTTCACCAGATTTGCCTTTATAATGTCCAAGTTTTACACTGTGCATTATATTATCAATACGAGTACACCATTCTAAATTTTCAACCTTGTTATTTTTTCTGTTTGTATCAATATGATTTACTTCTGGAAAATTGTTAGGATTTGGAATAAAGGCTTCTGCTACTAACCGATGTATAGCTATTGATTTTGATTGTTTATCAACATTTAATTTAGCAATATAGTAACCATCGGTACTCTCACGCTTACTCATTATTCTTTCTTTCCTAACTTGAACTCGACCATCTGAATGATAAACAGTTCTTTCAAGACTTTTAACATTTCCCAAATTGCTTATCTGATAATATCCCTCATATCCTTTTATATCTTTCCAAATTTCTTCTACCATTATGTCAATCCTTTCTAAATACATTGAAAGGATATAAATATTTAATCTCTTTAGATTTCCACCGTTAGCCTTGTTATCACAAGACACCCTGCAAGTACAGGTTCACCAAGTTTTGCATGAACTATGTTGTTAATCCATGTCAGCTCCGTTAAGTGCATGAGTGAATGTATCATGAGCATTTATAATAAATACCTCTCTCATGTATTTATACCACTCATCAACTTCATTATTATTTACTATTTCCATAGCTCGAATATTGTTATGGCAGCTCATAGGCGCACGAAAGCAAACTACTTTATCCACACTTTCATTGACCCAATATTTTGAGTAGGCTTGTCCAGCTTTTAATAGTCCACATTCAGAAGTGTCATTTATCATGCCAAAAATGTGTTCGCATAACGCGTAAGGATCTCCGCTAAGAACCTGATAATTTCCATGGACACTTATTACACCTATCTTAGCATCATTTATCTTTTTCTTTATAGCAGCGTTTATATTATCTATAACATAAGGATCGTTTATCATTCTATCATCAATCATCAATGCTTTAACATAATTGTTTGGTAAATCGCTTAAAACGTTTTCCTCAGTTACTGATTCTCCACGCAGGAACAGAATTGATTTAGTCACATCAGTATGTAATACAGATTTTATTTCATTTATCGTAGGACTTATCAATTCATGAATTTCATCATCGGTCAATTGATAGCTCTGAATAAACTGATAGTTCAACGCTCTCTCATTGTCCAGTTCTTTTGGTGTAGCTTTGGTTGTGGCATAAGTGTAATGATACTTATGATATTTTTCGCTATAATCATTATAGCTCCCATAAGAATCCCACAACTTAAACATTGAAGCTGTCAGAATTAAGTTTATGTCGTTTATATTGTGTTGCTGCCCCCATACATCAACCACTATGTCATTATGAGCCACATCTTTGGCAAACTTATGAAAATCAAATGTAAAAGACATTCCCTTCACAAAAGCATTTCTGATACAGCAGCCCGACATAAGATAGTCTAAGTTCAGATCATTACTCCATTGCTGTGCAAGTTTTGGACTCATTAACCCATAACCATCGTTGGCATTCAGCCCAACTTTCATATCTTTTTCAGTCATGATAGGTTCTAATCCATCTTCCGAATCCTTTAATTCAATAACATGGGACATAAACTCTAATTCTAAATCAGGAACTACTATAACACCATTAGGTTCGGAAAGAGGAATTGAAGCACTACAAGTAAGTCCTTTGTAAGATTCAAATTTTGCTGGGACAAGTTTTTTTGTAACATCTCTGCCACAATTCAATCGCTCATCAAGTTCATCCCATAAAGAGGTATAAACTACTACTGATTTCTTTACACCATTGGAAGTTCCAACCAATCGCCTAAATTTCTTTCCATTAAACGTAAAGCCATTTTGAAGTTTGAATATGTCATCGGGCTTGTCCATAATAACATCAATATAATCTTCAACTAACTGAATAGATTCAAGTTCTAAATAGATTTCTTTAATTTTCTTTTTAGATTCGGTAGTCTTAGTTCCTTTTCTGATGTTCTTTAATTCTTTAGTAAGATTCTTGTAAGTCAATTGATTGTCTTGTCTATCTACGCAATTGATCTCATCAATAAACCTTAAAACCTGACTGTCAGCAAGCGTAATCAAATCGTTGTTTCTTCGTGCCTCATTGGTGGTAAGGTTGTAATCAAAATGCTGACGAATTATATCCTTACTATGGATTTTAAAAATGTACCTTTGATACATCTGCTGTTTTGCCATTTATCAAATCTCCCTTGTATAAAATTTTTCAACCGCTTAACCAAACAACTCGCAGCCTTCTTCTTTAAACTCTTGTACTTTCTCATACAAATCTGATTCAGTACATTCTATTAGTTCAGCAAGACAAGACAGACAATAGAACTTTGTCATGTTCCTGTCTATGAGTTTTTGGTTTAATCCTACAATTTCTTTAAAAGTTAATCGCTGGATTGCCGCACCATCATTTGCCTTTACTATATAATCATCCCTGTCCTTATTCACTATAAACTTTCCACATTCTCTGCACACCTTTCCACTGTCATAAGCATTCATGAAATTTTCAATCTCTCCTTTACACAATTTTCGATTGTAGCACCAAACCGATGTCTCAGGCATATTCTCGCTCCAATACTTAACCAACCAATCCACTTGTTCTTCCGAATATTGACTTAACAGTTTTTCTTTTATAAATGAGTCTCCCTCGTTTATATAACGTTGATTATTTTGCTCATTCTCTTTCAGCGAAAAGTAAACATCATTGACCTGTTCGGGTCTGAACCAACCATAATCGGTTAATGAATTGTGTTCATACCAATCAAACTGATTACGCACTATCAAATCATATTCAGGATTAGCCATACAAAAGGGAAGTGTTCTTACTTTGTTTTTCTTCTCTTGTTGCAATCTATAAAATAATCGAGATACAGCTTCCATGATTGTTTCACAAGGTTCTTTGTTTTCTGACAAATCATTTATCATCTTTATTACTGTGAAATATCTCTTTGAGGGTTTGTAAATCATTATCTTATTCCTGAATTTTTGTTCTTCATTTTTACCGAGATCAGTCCGATATTCTTTCACAAGATACAATAAGTTCAAAGACGTATATTCCAAACAGCCATTAAGTCTCAGATAATAAAAACCTTTGTATGGATAAATCACCATCGCAAGCAAGTAAGCATAATAATTATTATCATACTGAAATCCATAAGGTGGTTTAGACAAATATTGTATAAGTTCCTGCCACTCAAAGAACCCGTCACTATTCAGCTTATCCTTTATAAACTGCGTTCCAGCTTGAACAAACCTGTATGAGCTACTATCAAGATTGTTCAAATCAATATTCAGCTTTCCACTTGAAAAATTTCCTGATTCAATAGAGGTTACAATTCTTTTTACAGCAATGCTTTTATAGGCATAAGGTTCATCTGTCTCCGCTTCAATTCCATAAGCAAATAAACTCAACACACTTCCAGTAAGGTTTTTTATAAAATTATCAAAGACACCTTTGGTGCGATAAACTGAACCTGAGACTGTAACAGTATCTAACCAAGTATACACATCGTTCTTTTGCGCTACCTCTAATAATTCAATTGTGTGCTTATATTCTTTACGTTTATCCAAGCGTTTTAGTTCCATTAACTGAAAAGATTTTATATCTTCTGAATCGCTTTGTACACTCAAATGCTTTTGTATTTCTTTTATGCGCTGGTCTGACATATCAGTTTCTGTATCATTCAGTCCACCGATCATCTTTTCTTTTTCGAGAACTTCCTGCCATTCAGAAATAACTTTTATACCATCATCAAACAACTTAGAATCATAGTGTATCACTATAATATGACTGTCAAGTTTTTTGGATAATTCTCTTTCAATAGAGTCATCGTTACAACTTCCATATAAAAACACAATGCAGATGTTATTATCCTGAGAAAAATATTCCGCATCGTTAAGGACTTTGCGATACTTGTTTGCCATGTTATAAAAGAAAACACATCTATTTGTAACAGCGATTGGATAATCTATGTCTATACACCAATCAAACTTACCACTGTCGTAAATTTTATCTTCTTTATTCATTTATAACACCATTCGCTGACGTAACCACAGAACGAATTACTTCCTGTATCTCTCTCAAATTTGACCTTAGACGTTTTAATTCTTTTACATCTGCATTCTCGTTTATTGTGTCACCGATCTTTTCAGCATCTTCTCCAAACATTTGTAATAAGACTTTGTAATATCTTTCAGTCCATAGAGAAAAATTTTTCAGTGAATTATTTTTCAGTAAACTATCATCATCCGTAACTATTGCAATCGACTTTGTATTCTGTGATTGATTTGTGCTACCTTCATTAGAAGTAACTTCATTCAGCTTGTTATTGAGTTTAGCTATCTCTAAATCTTTCTGTCTAAGTTCTTCAACATACTTACTTATTTCTTTACTTGTAACTTTATCTTTATCTGAGGATTGAATCATGTTGATAACAAGTTTTTGCTCATCTTCTGATAATTTTTCCATTATCTTTAAACCTGTACTACTTGTGATCTTGCCATCTTCGAGAATAAGTTTGAGTTCATCGGGAAGTTTGTCAAGCTGTTTTATGTACTGTAATGTTCTGAGACTAACTCCTAATTTATTAGCAAGTTCTTTTTGATTATTGGGAGTTGTGCCACTCTTATCCCCTTTGTAAATTTTTTCAAGTGTACTTATAATAACAGCACTTTTTACTGAACTTGTGTTAATGCTACCCCTCTGCCTAACATTAGTTTCAAGAAGGTCTTTTAGTATTTCATCTTCTGAATAATATGTTTTCATAATAGTGGGAACTGTTTCAAGATTTAATTCTTTGGCAGCCCTTAAACGCTGGTGTCCTGACACTACTACATTATCTTGTGTGATGACTATAGGTTCAATGATGCCCGAAGTTTTTACTGACTCCAAAAATTCTTTCCATTTGTCACCCGACATATCATCAAAGAACTCCTTATTGCGAGGATGAGGTTTAAGAACTGTTGGTGCTAACTGTGTCACATGATGGTACATAACTTTATTCTCCTTTTCTTAGTCTTTGCAAATCGAATCTACTATCCGATTACAAGTGTTGATGAACTTCTTTTTGTACTTTACATTTGTGTTAATCAAAGAAACCTTGTCACAACACTTATATCTTGTCATAGAGTTTTTCCAAGCCTGTTCTGACGCCATCTCCATGTAAATAGTACGCTGTAATTCTGCTTTATCTTCTGAACCAAGTATGGTTTGAAGAGTGTTGATAACAAAATCATAACTGTCATCTGACCAGAAATATTTCTTAAACTTTTTCTTTCCAACTATAGTTGTGGCTGTCTTATTACTATGAATAGCATTATCCTTTACTGCATTTTCATAGTCAATTATGTAAGCATTCGCAGCAGTCACAAACTGTTCCTTGTAAATCTCACTATCTGATACAGCAGTAATTGGAGTAACAACATCACTTTCATTAAGTTGATACTTAGCTTTGTATTCCCTTATAGCAACCACGGTAAAGAATCCATATTCTTCTTTCATTCTATCGTAGATTACCTTATATGCGTTATCTAATTCCATTCCAAATATTTCTGCAACCTCTAAAGCCTTTGGAGTACCAACGTACTTCTTCCAAATATTCTGTGTGTATGTATCAGACTCTTTTACGTTTGTCGCAGGAAGTGCTTTTATCTGTTCTTGCAAAACTTCAATAGAGAGTTTTAATTCCTTTATTGCTCCTGCAATGTTAGTATCAGGATTATTCAAAAACTCTTGTTCTCTGCATTCTACTACATAACCACCAGTCTTACGAATAGATGGTAAGATAACGCTTGTCACCCAGCGTTTATATTTATGTAACTTCTCTATTCTTTCTTTAGTTTCAAGGGGGTACTCATCTGACACCCCCTTGTGTGCCTTTTGGGGTTGCATGGTAAACAGCAAAGAATACAAGCCACTTTCATTAACAAAAGTAACCTTTTGGATTCCACCTTTTGTTTGAATAGGAATTACCCTCTTATCTTCATTGTCTACACGAGAAAGACTTCTGTTACTATTCTTGTCACCAAATGCGTCACAAACATCTTTTCCAACAAACCAAGGTTCACCATCAATTTCAATAGTCCTCAGTGTTCCAAACTGTAAGTTTTCAAATGTCTGTACCTGTACTTCGTTCTGATTTTTCATAATTTAAATCCTCCATTTTTGATTTTTATAATTTTATTCAGCCTTTCTTATTTTCTTGCCAGTATAAACTATCGGCATAAAATCGTCTTTATTGCCAAACTCAGGCTTTAACAGGTCATGTTTCAATCTGTTAAGCGCACCTCTAATATTGCTTGCTACATTATCATTGTTTAAAACATAAATGTTTGGAGCATTCTTGATACCATTGAAATCATAGTAACTACCTGTTTGGTGACATATAAGCAGATCCAATGCACATAAAGTATTAACGCATATATCATACTTTTGCTTAGACATGAATAATACTTGACAAGCGATGTCCTCAGTAACATAGTAGGCAGAGATCGAACTATTGGGATTATTGTAGTCGATAAACATTAAAGACTTTATGTATAGATATACCTTCAAGAGTGCTGCGGTTGCCTTATACTCTTTGCAACCGATAATAACGTTTAGTTCCTCATCTGTCAATTGTATAAAATTTGATGATGGTACGAACTTATCAGTTAATTGTATTTTAATAAAAGCACGAGGTCTTAATTCGTCCACTTCTTTTATTCCATTTATTTTAATCATGTCATTGTCTCTGAATAGTTTTAAAGACCACTTAATAGATGAATAATAACTTTCTTCTCTCCTATCTAACGTGGAATAATTTGATAATTCACAAATATTAAAAATGGACGTGTGAGCTATGTGATTATCATGTAATAATCTACATCTTAAAATGGTTATGTATGTTAATAAATCATATTCTGTATATGTAGGATCACTATATACAATTTCTTTGGGAATAGCATAGTAATATTGTTTTTTCATACAAATCTCCTTTGTGATAATTATAATACCCTATGTTACACTTAATTGTGACGTGGCTGTTTAAAGGTATGTTACACTTAAATGTAACATAGGTATGCAAAAATAGGGGGTATGTTACACTTAACTGTAACGTGGGTATGCCAAAAAACCGCATCCTATGTTACATTTAAGTGTATAAAAAACATACTGTAGTAAAGATAAATAAATATATAAATAAAAATAAATAGTATTTCTCTGAGCATAAAAATTAAAAACTTGATTTCTAATAGAAATAACTTAATCTCCAATAGAAATAAGATAAGATAGAAGAACTATTTTTTTCTATTAAGGTTGTATCACTCTATCCATGTAATTTCCAAAGCATTACCACTATCAATCATTCTTTGTTCAGCTTCTTCAAGAGAACAATCAAGTAAGATCGCTACATCTTCTTTGGTAAAGTATTCTGTGATACCAGATGATCGAGAACAAGAAAATCTTAAACCTATAAGAATGAGTTTGGGTGAGAATCCTTTCTTCAATCCTGAGATATAAGATAGTAGTAAGCGAGAATATGGAACATTGTGTTTATCTGATAGTTGTCTGAGTTCTACAATGGTGTTATCAATAGTGTTGTCGTTAGCAATAGTGTTGTCTATAACAAATCATCTTCTTTCTTATGTCATTATTGTATTCTTATTATTATAATTTTTGTTACATAGATAAATTCATTAGAAAAATAAGTTTATTTTGTCATTGTACTCTGAGGGGTATAACTTGTAGGGTAAAGATAGTCAAGGCGATTTTAGAGTGATTTTTCTAATAAGTTATTAAGAAAACTTTCTAATGAATTATAAAGAAAACAAAAACTACATCATTCTTTATTTTTCTTTTCTCTTGCATTTTTAATTCTTTCAGCCATTGCAAGTCGTTGTTCGTCTGTAAGATTTCTTTTCTTTGAGGGATCTCTGAAACTAATAGCTTTCTTAGGAACTTTATAGAATTTTCCTGCAACAGTTCCATCTTCATAATAGTCTACATTAGTGACTTCATAGTTTAGCTTATCGAATTTTCTTATGTGGGATTGTACTCCTGTGTAAATCTCCCAGTAGCCATCAGCTTCATTGTAAGTAAGAATGGTTTCTCTTTCTTCTTTGGTGAAACGTTGAATAGCAACGTTATCTCGTGGAACAACAACGTTATCTCGTTGAATGTTTGGGTTACTGTCAGTAGTAGCATTGATGTTACTGTCAGTAGTAGTAGCATTACTCTCATTAGTATTAGTTGCATTTAGATTTGTCATATGCTATAAGTCCTTTCTTGTATAACTTTATAAGTTCCTTATGATGTACACAAATTCCTTATGATGTACACAAGTTCATTGTGATGTAATTTCACAAAAAATTTGTGATGTAATATCTTCTCCAATTTTCTAAGTCTGCATATGTTTTAAACTTTGAGCAGATGATTTCAAAGTCTGAGGGAGGTGAAATATGAAATTCTCTTAATAATGTCAAAGTATTTTGCTTGTCCTGAGTTGTAACAGGTTGTTTACGTCTGATCTCATTAAGATAAATATATTCAGGAAAGATAGACTTATCTGTATAATCAAGTCTGTTATTTTGATTGTCGGTAGACATTGTTTTTCATTTCCTTTCTATTTTATATTATTGCTTGATAAACTTTTAACAGTCATTGACGTTGTAACGATATAACATTGTAACATCGTATAACAATTTATGATAGTACCCTATGTAATAATAGATAGTACCCTATTTAATATTATAACATATTAACAAAATAAAGTCAATAGTTTTCAACAGTCATCGGCGCAATTATTAAATGTTTGTATGATTAGACAAAAGTTTAAATATAATTTTAGTTATATTGATGATAATATAATTTTAATTATATTGATGATAATGTAAATAGGAAAGTAGCGTATGAAAGTGTAAATAAGTGCAAGTAAGCACAAGTAAGTGCAAGTAAGTGCAAGGTTGATACTGATGCGTTGTTTAAGAATTATTATTATTATATTAAAAAATATGAGTTAAAATCGTTTGTATGATTAGGGTGGGTAAATTTATCGGCAAAAGGTCTGGAAGCGATTCTAGGACGATTTTTATTGATAATTTCTGTATCAATTTTAACAAGGTGATCTTAGGTAAAGCTTATGGCTTGTTTCTTTGGTAAGATGTTGCTTCTAATGTTGTTGATATTGTTAATGTCTACCGATGTTGTTATTGTTGTCAGTTGTTTACTACTGTTGTGTCAGAAGTTTACTGCTGTCATGTCAGAATAGTGCAAAATGGACTACGGTAAAATTTATTTATTGCAATAAAAATGAAAAAAAATAAAATTTTTGTATTATACGAATAATGATCGTAAAGAATGTTTATTGAGATGTGTATAGAAGATAGATTGTATTACATTTAGAAGATGAACTGTGTTTGGACTATGTTGCAGTCAGATAGACAGTATTGTAGTCAAAAGTGCTGTAAAATAGGGCGAAATAAAGCAAAATAACATGAAATGTGGCATAATAAAAAAATCCCATTGATGTAAAAAATTAAACATCATTGGGATTTAAAAGGGGATTTAAAAGGTGGTGACAATATGTAGTGATATAATGATTTTAAATTGATTGGAATGATTTATAATGATTTATTTGAGTTTTTAGTAGATTTTAGTATAGAAATAATTATTGAAAAATATAAAAAAAGTTAATAATAACGTAGGTTTTACGAAAATTTGGAAATGGGTGTGGTCGAATTAAATTGTGGGTTGGTGAGGGGTGGAGAGGGGAGATGTAGGGATTTTGGGTTTGGGATTTGGGATTTTTGAATGAGTTGATTGAAAGGTCACTTAATGAGACAAGGGGAACACAAATGAGATTTTAATATGTGAACTACCCCGGGGGTAGCTCTTGATAGCAATGACAGCTCAACAAGATCGCCCATGGCGATTGAAATGGGTATGCAGTATGTAGGGTATATAGGCAAGGGCTTGTCCCTTGCGATAGCGATTTTTTGATTTTTGAATGTGTCAAAAATGCTATGTTTACGTGGGTTTTGGGTGTCTGCCGTCAATCCGTCGGCGGTGCTGTTGTCGGGCGTGCCTGCCTGCTGGGTGTAGTTGGTGCGGTAAAATGCCAAAATACCGCATTAAATCAGCGGTAAAGCGGTATGAAGCAAGCCCCGAAAATGTCAGCAGCTGCAACGGCTGAGGGCTGAGAACTGCAAGCCGTGGGGCGTTGTCGGCGCTGTGTGCCTGCTCCGTGCTTCCGCTGCTCCTGCTCCGTGGGGCGACTGAGTAGCGATGTGACTATGGTTATACATAGCAATAGCCCTATGTTATACATAACAATTCGGCTCGTTTAATTGTACCGTTTTAAGGTCAATTAAACTTTTTGTCCGTCACTCACGCACAATTGTATTCTGCACACACACAAACTGTCCACCCCACACATACACCCTATAACGCAAAAATAACGCCCTTTTTAGCCACTCTAGCAAATAGGGGTATAACTATACTATAAACCGCCTGCAAGCCCTCTGATGCCCTTTTCCGTGCGTTTTGGTGCATTATATGCACCTGTTTTAATTTTAGGCGCAATTTATGCGCCTGTTTTGTTCTGGGGCGTTTATTATGCTTGCTTTGATTTTGGTGTATCTGTGCATTATATGCGCTTTGTCCTGATCTTGTTTTGCTTTGCCTGCTTTGCCGTCCTCGGGTCTGAGGTCTTGTGCCTGATCTTGCTTTGTCCTCGTTGTCGCTGTCTGAGCTGTAGCAGGTCGGGGGGCTTATCCTTGTGAGGTCGGGACCCGTCAAGGCTCGTGAGGTTTTGCAAGTCTTGTCCTCGTTGTCCTTGGTGCTGTTTGTCCGTGCTCTGTCTCTGATCTCTTCCAGCCTTTGGGGCTGATCTCTTCCAGCCTTTGGGGCTGATCTCTTCCAGCCTTTGGGGCTGATCTCTTCCAGCCTTTGGGGCTGATCTCTTCCAGCCTTTGGGGCTGATGTTGGGGGCGTTCTTCGGTGCTTCCGTCCTCGTCCTTGCCTTGCTTCCTTGCCTGCTCACGCTCTCACGCTCTCCCCGAATCACTTATTTTTCTTGTACAATTTCACTAAACAAATCGTTATTAATGACATATAAGCAAGCAAGTTGTACAAATTTTGCCTTGCTTATTTCCATGTCTTTACAAAATGATTCTATTTTATCAAATATTTCGGGCTTACACAATACATTCATTTTTTTATAGTTTTTCTTCTGATATGCTGTATTATAGGCGTTTTTTGCCTTGCTATTAGTTTCGTTTTCTTTCATTTGTGATCTTCCTTTTCCCTTTATATAGTATAAAATTTTGCACAAAAATCTGTATCAAACATTGTGCGAAATCACAACAAAAATAACAAAAAGTTCATAAATGATTTACAAAAATATATTGTATTAGTGCGCACTATCTGTTATAATTAGTATAGTCAAAGAGATAAAGACCAACGACAAACACCACAAAACAAAGATCGTTGTCAAGGCTCTTTACAATAAATGATCTGCAAGGAAACAAGCAAGATTAAAAAAACACGGTCGAGCGAAATATGAGCCGCAAGGCTTGGGGGGGTTGAAAATCCAGTTTTGATCGAGGTTTTTTACAATCAACCGCAAAAATTGAGATTAGCCAGATCGTGTGGTAACGGCTCACGATAGCGACGATCTCGGAAGGTTTAACGGTCGTTCCGGCTGCGGTATACAAAATGTGTACTTTCCGATCTGCAAATTGCCCCTTATCCCGTGGGGCTGCCGTCAAGGTATAAATGCGGGTATCATGTCGGCGCGGTTAGCGCGGTTATTGATAGCGGATCAACAGTATAGTAAATTACTGTATAATCTTTTTACTCCGATATGCGCGGATAGCATATGTTAGAATCGCTGTATCTATGCGGCATCCTTCGGGATATAAATAGGCGTTGTGACGGTCTGAACGGTTAAAACTGTTGAACGTATCCGGGGCATCTTGAAAATTAGTAATACTGTTTTAGCAGTTGGCACTGTCAACGGTTTGTAAAATCTTGTGCTAGTTGGAAGCATAAGTGTAAGTTATTAACCGACTGCGAAACATCGTAAAGATAGGGTCTTTGCGCCTCTTAACAGTGGTTTGAAAAAGTCCAGTTGTGAAATTGTACTTTCAAGGCTGTTTTTAACGGCGGTATCTGCATAAGTCGTGGCGTTACCAATGGGGCGAATGGATTCGGCGGTGTGAAATAGTATTCAATATTATTGGTCTGAAATTACATAACAATCTTTTTTTCTAACTTTTCTAACCAAAATAGGTATATTTCAGCCTGATCTCTTGACTAAAATGTGCATAATCTGCGGTATCAAGTACCCCAAAGTAACACGATTACTTAGTTACAAGTATACCATTTTATACCTAATCTGTCAAGACTTCGGGCTTGAAATGTATCTAATCTCAGCATATTGTACAAAATCAGTGTGTTGAGATTAGGTACATTATACGAATGTACTATGGTTTAGAATTAGAATTTAGGAGGAAAAAACTATGAAAAACACTGTAAATGTAAACTCGATCACTGCAATGTCAACTGACAATCTCGCTATGCTTTTAACGGCTTATGAGCGTTTCGGTTCTCTGTCTGAGGCTGACCTCGTTGAAATGCTCTGCGATGAGTTTGAAGTAACTGAGGATATAATCAGCGATTACAATGAATATCTTCTCACCAATAGTTATTATAGTGATGTAGTACGTTCTCTCGTTGACCTTGAAGATGAGATTAAGGGCATGGATCCGGCTGAGACTTTCCGTCTGGGGTATAGCTCAAAAGAGCAATTTTCATGGAATGATGATTATTACTGCTATGACGGCTATAACAATCTTGTATCATATAACACTACAAGATTACTGGCTAAAATAGCCGATAATGATGATTTCAAAAAATGGTATATCCGCGAAAACATTCTTGACGATCTCGATGTTGACGAAATACTCACAGTTGCGAACGATCTTGTAAAGGAAGGATATTAAAATGTTTACAAAATTACTTATCAAACTGTTTTTCGGCGGTCTGTACGATCTTGAAAAATGCCTTGAAGTCGCCGGAAAGTAAAGCAAAATCCCCTGATGAGTCTTTGAGAATTAAGACGAAACAGCCCTTCGGGGCTGTCGGGATTGCAAATCTCGCTTTGTCGGGATTGTAAAAAATACGATCTCAAATTGTAAAGTAAAGGATAGGTGTATATTATGACAAAAGTTATAAAAGCTCGTGGATATTGTGGAAATAGTGATGCTCTATTCTTCATTGATACCGATGCAGCCGATGAATGCTTGAAAAATGCTATTTCTGAAATAGCCGATACTTTCAACGGCTTTCAGATCACTATTCACTTTAAACATATTACCTATAAATATATAGGTTTTGTGTTCGGTGATAAATGGCGCATAGCATATTTTTCAAACGGAATTGCTCGCGGTCATTTTGAGGGCGAAAACGGCGTTGAAATGTTCCTCAATGAAGTATGCAGATATAATTTATATAACGATCTGTATATCAAGGCTGTGTAAATGTTCTAACTGCGTTCCTTGGTGGAAGGTTTAACGGGTTCGATCCCCGGACGTGGTTTAAGCTCTCATGAGCTGTAAAAAAGGTTTAGAAATGGAAGGACGTGTATATTATGACAATTAAGAATGTTGAAATAGTTGCTTTAGCGACTGCGGAACTTATCAACGCTGGGACGATCTCACCAACTGAGGAAATACATACTTTTCAGAAGTGGAAGTCCCTCGGCTATGCTGTAAAGCGTGGTGAAAAAGCTGTCACAAAGCTGACGATCTGGAAGCATACCACAAAACAGATCACGCTTGAAAACGGCGAAACTGCGGAAGATACAAGAATGTTCATGAAAACGGCTGCATTTTTCAGCACTTCACAAGTTGAAAAAATCAAGCCCGTGAAAAGGGTATCTGCTGCGGAGATGATCGGTAAAAAGGTAACTATCACCTTGAAGTGATCCGAAAACAGTGCAAAATCTGCATAAAGCGGAAAATCTGCGGATTTTGTGCTGATTTGAGGTCATTTATTTAACGATCTCGGAAAAGGTTTAGAAAAACGAAAGGTAGTGTTATTATGAAAATCATGGTAAACGGTAAAGAAATTGCGAACATCATCACAAACAGAAGCATGACAATTGCGGAAGCGATGTATTGCGCTGGTTGGGATGTCAACGATGAAGCTGATTGTCGTGAAGGCTACGAAAATGGTGTTGAGGGCTTTTGCCTTGACGATGACGGCTATTGGTTTGATGTGGAAGCAGCCGAAATGGTTTACTAATAATTGGAGGTATTTAATCATGAAATGTTGTTCAAAGTGTGGTGTTGAGATAATCAACGGTGAAAACGGCTGCGCGCTTATGGATATTTGCTTTGATTGCAATGGAGGTTACCCGAAATATGCGCCTGCAACAAAAAGAGGTTTACTCGGAAACGATGATTATTTTGACTATGTGGAAGGCTGCTGCATAGGTGATATTGACGACTAAACGGAAAAAGCATAACGCTGATAGGCAGCACGCCTGCGGAAACGTGGGCGGCTGTTAAAGCTACTCGGCTATATCTAAAGTAAGTCGGTGCTTAAAAGGTTTAGAAAATAATAGGAGGTATTTCAGAATGAAAAAATATGATCTTGGTGAACTCTATGGAGAAGCTATTGACATTTGTGAAAATTGCGGAATCCTTAACGATCTCGGTGAAGGCTGCTGGGCTGACATTCATATTTCTGAAAAGAAAATGACTGGAAAATATGGCTATTGCAAGGTAAAGCGTGACTGTATCGGACAGGCTGACTTTTTTATCACGATCAATTCTGCGTTGCTTAATGCAGAAAATCCGTATAACACAATCATGAATACGATACTTCATGAACTTTTGCACACCATAGACGGCTGTATGAATCACGGCAAGAAGTGGAAGGCTTATGCAGCTATAATTGAAAAGCATTATCCTGAATATCACATAACAAGAACTGCAAGTTTTGAAAGTGAAGGAGTATGTGCGGAATCAATAGCGGAAATGAGAGTGTCGAAAAAATACGCTCTTGTATGCGAAAAATGCGGAAAAATCTGCAAGAAGTATGCACGTTTAAGCGGAGCAGCGAAAAATCCGTCAAGATATACTCATAGTGCTTGTGGCGGTAAACTCAAAGTGGAATATTTGATTTGATGAAAAGTCGAAACAGCGGAGTTTGCTCTGCTGTCATGCCGGAGTTGTGTTCGGTGTCTGACGATGACAGCATTCATCGAAAAAAGATTTAGAAAACATAACAGGAGGATAAAGCTATGACAAAATATGAAAAACTGTATGAGATCTACATGGGATCCGACAAAACCCGAACAGCTGCGGACTGTGACGAATGGAACGCTGCAAGGAATCAGGTGTGTTTATCCGTTGCTAACACAACAGCCTCGGAAGCATTCATGGAAATCATCAACAAGGAAAACTGCGGTTGTGTTTACTGGCGTGATAATCGTTTCAAGCCGATTTTTGAAATGGTTTGCACCTTGGTGTATAATGGACTGAAAGAAATAGCCTACTATATCAAGGATAACGCATTCACATGGCAATATATTAGCGGAATGTGCTATCTAATTGAAGGCACTGTAAGCACTATGCTTGAAAGTGCTGATCTGTACTATTTTAACGGAGTGCATGAAGTAAATGGGTATATGCTCGGGCATCTGGTAATGGATAGGGCATATAGACGTTTATTTGTTGATGACTACATGGAAACGGAAGATAACGAATAACAAACGATCTCAACCAATTCTAATTTCTAAACTATGCGGAAAAAGTCAATGAACAAACTGTGTCATTGAATCCTGAATGACTGTTGAAAATTTACAGAATGTTCATTGACTTATACCGCAAAAATGGTATAATAGAAAACATAAAGGCGTAAATGCGTGAATGACTGTTGAAAATGAAATGTGTAGGACAAAAGAAAAGAGACAACAAAACGGAAATATAATTAAAAGGTGTGATTTGAATGACGATTAGGAGAATAACAGATAAGTATAATTCGCATAAAGTGTGGATTATCAAGCGTTATAACTGCGGTCACTACGCTGTCAATCAAGAAATCTGCGGAAAACTCTTTTACACGGGGTTTCGGAGAATGACAAAAAAATATATCAATGAAGTGTTGGAAGGAGTGATTTGAATGAAAGTAGCATACGGAACAATACAAAATGTTAAGAAAAGGTTCGAGGACAACAGGGAACAAATCGCATACACAAACGCTTGTTTCACTCTCATGTGTGGCGGCTGGCGTGGAGGCTGGCATTGTTGCGGTATTCGCGGAGAACGTGCCAATATCATATGGCATGAAGCGGAAAAGGCTGTAAAGGATAATAAATAAACCTTGACGCGGCTTTCGGAAACATTTATAAATGTGTCTGAGGGCTTGCGTGAGGGCTTGTTTGATAAGCTCTTGAAATTATACGTAAACGGACGGAAAGCCGATAGAACGCATTATAGAACGTTCTGGGGCTATGATTGAAATGGAGGTTTTAACATAGACAAAACTGTTATATCTATGAACGGAATGACAGCATACAAATTCAATGGCGATCATTGGTGTGTATGCTGTGGAAGATACGGAAAATACGTCAAGGGATTTGAAGATACTACCGACTTTACGGCAGTTCTCAATCTGTTGACAAACGGAAAAGGAGTGTAAAACTATGAATAAAACGGAACTGAGACATACAAGAATGAATCACCTTGCGGCACTTTTCGGAGCGCACAAAGGTGAAAAGGTTGGTTCTTCATGCTCTGGTAAATGGGCGGGAACTTCGGACTATTCCGTTAAATTCGATAATGGTTATCAGTTTTACATATCAAACGGAATGAAATACTTCGACAAAGAGTTAGAAGATAAGGTGAATATCTATGAAGGTTTCTATTCTCGGAGAAATGCTATAGTGTCTATTCTTCGTGAAATGGAAATAGAAGATAACAAAGTAGCTGCGGAAAAGGGTCTTAAACCTTATCATGTAATTGATGTTGAGTTTGTAAGAAAGTCGGATCATTTTCAGGGTTGGTTCTATGCCGTGATTGAGGTTGACAGAGAAAGAACTACCATTCAAGAAACGGGTCTGCATTGCTCAATAAGAAATTATTGCAGAGACGGAAATAAAAATCATCTGCTATCGGAAACGTCAAGTAAATATTTTGTCGCTGGTGGAGTTGAAAAGCCTGACTTCGTATTTCACAATGTCGGATTTTCAATCGGGTCTTATAGTGTGAAGGAGGAATTGTAATGTTTGAATCGGAAAACTTTATAAACTACATTCACTCGGAATATGCTTTCACCAATATGTTTGTAATGGAACTGTTTGAAAATCTTTTACAGTTTCTTACAGAAACGTTTGAGGGAGACAAAGAGAGAACTCTTGCGGCAATAAATAGCTGTTTGCCGTATGAAATAACGGAAGATGAAATAGAGAGTTTTTGGAGGGAGTGAAAGAAAATGGATTACAGACTTGCTGAAAACAAATCAGAAATGAAGCGGATAGACAAGCTGAACGCACTGACAAACAAAGAAACGTTCTGGGACGATGTGCGGAAGCTGACAAAGAATGTACATAGCGATCACGTTATACATTCATGGGAATTTCTTTCGGAGAAAAGATATAACGAACTCTGCGGAATAGAAGATTGATTACATAAAGGCTTTACGGATTGAGCCTTCAATCAATCCGCTGTCATCACTCTAAACAGTGCATGAGCTGTGCGGAGTGAACCATATTTACATAATGTACGGAAAAGGTTTTTTGATTTGAAAAGGAGTGTTGACAAATGCCTAAAGGTAACGAAAAAGTCTATAAGGTAACATTTTCTCATTCAAAGAAATATGTTAATTCTTGGGATATTCTTCATAGAAGGACACCTGTTAGAGAGGAAGTAGTAAACGCTACATCTATGCTCTATGTGATAGCTTCAAGTAAAGAGGAAATTTCTGCTATTTTATGTACAAAAGGTTTTACCGATACCAATATCATGAAAATGGAAAAACAGCCATTATATTTTTTCACATGGGCTGATGATGATGAAGGTGGTATAGGTGTTAGTTTGAATAAGGATAATATTCCTCATCGGCATCATTTCTATGGAAATGCAGACGGAAATAATACTATCTCTGAAATAGCCGCTGCATTTGTTAATAACAAGATAGATTTTTATGCAAATCCAACATTTGAGGAAGCCATAAATGAAATATATGATATTGTCGATAATGAAATATCATATCTCAATGAAACAATGTTTGACTTCTACTAACCTTCCAATTCACGGCTTGCGGATTGCCGAAAAATCCGCATATATCGGCATGAATCCACATGAGGATTAAGTGCTGACCATTTGAAAGACAGCGGAAAATGGTATATGATGGGCGGTAACTTCGCCTATTCTTCGGACAGTCGTTTTCCGTTTGATTATCCGTTACCGATACATGATAGAGTGAATTGAAAAGGAGTGTTGAACTATGAAGATTAAAGCTATTGGATTAAACGTCTTTAAAACGGAACGTTACAGCGACTGCACAAACGGTGGTTTATCAAGCCGCTATAATGAAGTACTCATAGAGTGTGAGGACGGATATATCACACTTGATACTGAAAATCTGCCTGAAAACTTTTGTGAAATAAAGACAAGGGAAGTATTCGGAAAACAGTATACAAGGTTGGTACCACACTATCTTGTAAACAGCGGAAAATGGTCTATGATGGGCGGCAACTTTGCTTATTCTTCGGACAGTCGTTTTCCGTTTGACTATCCGTTACCGATACATGACAGAGTGGAATGAAAAGGAGTGTTAAACAATGGATAAACTGAAAATAGTTATTTCATTCAAGGACTATCAGATGAACAAATGCACTGATAGAAAAAGAATCAGAAAAGAGATAACGGAAACGATTGTTAATCAGTCGATCTATCACAACGATCTCGGTTGCTATTTGTGGAGTTTTGATTATAAGCTCCCTTGCGGAAATTGGTGTGAAAACATCGTATGGAGAAACGATCTGAACGCTGTCAAGTGTTTGGTGTGTATTTGAATGGAGGTATAACTATGATGACGAAAAAGGAAGTTGATGTATGGTGCATAAAACGCTTAACAAAGCCGCATAGACTTGTACATAACGAGGACAACTATGCAAAATATGTTTGGGATAATGGCGATACATACGAATTTAAAATAGTGTCATGGACGGCAAGCCACAAGGAATCACATATATTTATCAATGGAGAACTGGTGTGCATTATTGACAAGTAATTAAAACGGAGGAATGAACTATGAATAACACAAACGAAAAGAAATGGACGATCAAGGACATTGAAAACATTACGGAAAACAAAGCTCTTGAAATGGCAAGCGAACACACCATAATCAAAGGTCATGACGTTTACTTCATTGACTTCTCGGATGCTTTCGGCTATTCGTGCGTAGTCTTTTGGGAAGGCAAGCTGATTCGCTATGCAGGAGACTATGAGCTGCACCATTCCGGAAAAACTCACGATGAGTTGAAAGAATGGTATATCAAGTGCCTGAAAAACAAGCTCTATACAGAAAAGGAACTCGCTGAACCGCTGAAAGATTACGGAGATTATCAGAGTAGACAGTATTATTTGCATAATTACTATGGAGATCATGAACCGCATGAGAGCCAATTTCAGATTTTTCATAGTGATGCGGAAAGAGAAGCGTTTGCAGAAAAAGTCAAGGGCTTATTCTACAATCCTGTTTGCTTTGGCTACTATGAATCGGAGGACTTCTGCAAACACTGTATTGAATTGGAAAAGCAGATAGAAAAGGCAAAAGAGGATATGGAGAACAACTTCGATTATTGGTATAAAGCTTTTCGCTATGAATTTTCAAACTATGAATGTATCTATGGTGGAAGATACGATGAAGCTGCTGCCACTGTGCTTAATGGAATGGGCTGGAATGACGTTCGCAAGAAGGCATACGCTAAAGCTAAAGCGGATTATGAACGCTACTATTACGATCACGAATTTTAATACGCTACTATATATAGTGTAGGAATCCAAATAAAAGATTAGTTTTAGAGGTGGTTTGATGTACTATACTTTCAAATGTGAAACATTCAAGGGAAAGGACGTAACAATTACAGTCAATGCCAAAAATGAACAGACTGCTATTGAAAAGCTATCATCTTATAAAGTGAGCAAAGGTGAATTACATTATTATTTTTTGGTTTCTCAGTCTGAAACAGGAACGGAAAAGTTTTTCAACAACGAGACAAATAAAAGTAGTCTCAGTTTTATGGTTGGTATGTTTGGTGCCGCTCTTGGTGTAACTCAAGCTCGCATTTATGGCTGTAACAATGATAGCTGGTATAAACGGATATGTACCGATAAAGAAATTATGCATCTTATTAGATAAATTTATACATAAGCTGACCTAACGGCATGACGGGGAGAAAGGATAACGCTATGGAGTTTAAATTGCACACCTTTGATATACAGTATTTAATAATAGCACTGCTCGATTACAAGGCTGATGATATTATAACAGACGTTGACAAGAAACGTCTCGATGAACTGCTATCAAAGTTAAACAACTTATGTAAAAAAGAGAATAATTACACAATAACATTAACGGCAAACTGAACGAATAAAAGCAAGTTTTTATAAACGGAGGTAAAAATAAATGAAAATGAAAACTTTAAGACAGATCAAGAATCTTCCCCTTGACATCATCGAGAGAGGTCTGAAAGACGAGGACTGCAATGTAAGACAGGCGGCTATGAACGCTTGCAACGGACGTGAAGTTCCCCTTGACATCATCGAAAAGTGGCTGAAAGACGGCGATTGGCGTGTAAGACAGGCGGCTATGAACGCTTGCAACGGACGTGAAGTTCCCCTTGACATCATCGAAAAGTGGCTGAAAGACGGCGATTGGCGTGTAAGACAGGCGGCTATGAACGCTTGCAACGGACGTGAAGTTCCCCTTGACATCATCGAGAGAGGTCTGAAAGACGACGATTGGCGTGTAAGACAGGCGGCTATGA